TGACTATTCTTAATCCGAATAAACATAACAGGAATACTTTGCGGTTCGACGACTACAACATTGAGTTCGACTTCACAAAGGTATCGTTCATCTTTGCCACTACTGACCCACAGAAGGTCATCACGCCCCTCAAGGACAGGTGCAAGATGGTTCACATGGAGGAGTATGGTTATGGCGAACTGGCAGAGATTGTCGAGGCTAACAGCGAGGAGATCACCTATGATCCAGTTGTCCTCAAAGAGATCGCATCGACTTGCAGGGGCAACGCTAGGAATGCTACCCTCATGGCTAAAGATAACGTAACGCAATTTGCGATGCGGCATAACATTCATGACATCGGGCACAAGGAGTGGGACGAGTTAAAGTGCGTCCTAGGAATCCTTCCCCTTGGACTAGAGAACACAGAGTTACAGGTCTTAAAGATCTTACGTGAGCGTGGAGCCTGTTCGTTAACAAATTTGAGTGCGGTTACTGGATTGTCCAGCAACTCCATTCGTTCAGAGTTTGAGCTATATCTCTTGAAGCATGGGCTGATGGAAGTAGCACAAGGTGGTAGGAAGATTACAGCAAAGGGAGACCAGTATCTCACAGATTTAGATGGATACTGCAACGAAAAAAAAACAAACCAGAGCTTTACTTTGGTCACAGAATAATATATAACATACAACATGGACAAATACAATGACGGATCAATATCACTATTCTTATTATTTATCGCTAGTTGCCTAGTAGCATACGCACTGAATAAACGTTCAAAAGGAAATTCAATATTTACAAAAACACATAGACATTAATAATAAACAAAATGAAGTACTATAAAGTAATACTAGACAATGGGGATGAACTCTATCATGAGAGTAAGGTTCCCCTATCTCACGATCAATTAATCGAGGCACTCCAGTTTGAGGCAAAGCTTTCCCCTGTAGAGGTGGACGAGGTTGTTGACCATGAGGAGATCGAAGAGGAAGAGTATGAAGAGAATTCGTTCTAGAATTAAATAATTTAATTGCAAAGGTAACCAATAAATAATACTATAACTATATGGCAAAAAACACAAACACAAACACAAAGGCAAAGTCAGTCACACCAGCGAAGCTAAAGAACGGGAGCATCTACGACTACAACGGTCGCACGGTTCGTCTCCGCCAGACGGTAGGGGCAGTCTGCACCCTGCGTGAGCCACACGGCGCGATCTTCATCGGTCGCACCAATATGCTCAAGCGTGTAGGAAAGACTCGCGTCGAGAAGTTCGTCGCCAAGTGTTCCTAATAGGATAGAAGAAAGTATGGCGAACTCCAAGCACGTTGAAGGGATACTAGAGACGATCCGTGGGTCAGACATTACAGAATGCTTCCTATCGGATCAGCCGATTGCGATCATAGGAATCGACACCTATCCAGAGGAGACGAACAATATCATTCTCCTCGGTAATGGTAAGAGGATAACAACCGACGACTTGGAGTTCGCCAACTGGGAGATTGTAGATAAGAATACACTGCATATTCATTTAGGTAACTATAAGTTTGTTGGGCATAAGAGGGACTAGAAGCGAACGATTTGGCGGCAAATAGAGAGCGCAAATACTCAGAGGAGTGTAATAAATATATTATGTTGCATATCCTTTTAGAGAAAGCCGCCCTATTTGTCGTCTTCGTTTTTGGGGGTTGGTTGTTATGGAAAGGTTGGTTCGATATTAAGGACGGACAATAGGCCAAATAGCACCTTCACCAGCCACCATGCAAGTAAACACCCCCAAGGTCATCTCTAAGAAAGAATGCAAGACAGCCCAGCCTCTCTTCCCCAGAGTTTATCCGCAGCAGATCTTGTCTCCAGAGCAGCGGACTTTGCAATTGAGGCGCAACAGCCTCTTCGCACGCTCTGTAGTGACAGGCCGCGTGACTACTTTTTAAATGTTGAGTCAATCCAAGAAATCGACCGCGAGGACGAGGCCCACGAATAAGCGAACTAATCCGGTATAAATAGGTATATATTCCGGTATAGAGAAAGACAAGAATAGTCATATTAATAATAGAGTAGATTAGAACCTATATTGTAACCTAATTGTAACCTAATAGATAGGTAATTTTTTATTGTACTGGTTTGATTTGTTGTAAGTAGTTGATTATAAGGGACTTATGCGGCCGGGCCCCGCCGGGCGCCGTAACCTATTGGTATGTAGGCATTTATGCCGATGCAATTTTAATGCAAAAAAAGTCGCCCCTAGCTTTACGCTAGAGGCGACCCCCATTTCTCAACCCAATCTTTTACTTGGCCTTGGCAACGAACCTCCCTTTGCCGTCCCTGACCTTGAAGTAGCGGTCGCCATTAGGCTTGCGTCCGTAGGTCTGGTTATCGTAATCCGAATACTCAACCTCGTCGCCCTCGTAGCTGTCCTCGTCATAACCATCATAGTAGTTATTAGGAAGGGGAGCATCGAATGTTCCGACAACCTCGTAACGAGAAGTCCTCATCTTCTGGAAGTCGCAGTCGTGAGGAACCGAAACCACATCAGCAGGATTAACCTTGACGATGATAACCTTGCGATCACTTCCTCCGAAGTTGGTAGCATACTCAAGCGAACCAACATGGAAGCCATAACTGCATCCGTGATTAGCGTCATCACAGACAGAGTTACGAGGCATGGAGAGAACCTGTCCGATATTGTTATCGAACTTGCCAGAGTAGTGATCCGTCATATCAGGACGCACACTCTTGTAACCAAGGAAGTGACCATCGGGCGTAATTGGCATATTGCCATGCTCAAGAAAACTATACAATTCGTTGACAGACCTACGACTAGGATTGTCCATCAAATTGTCGAGGAACTTGAGGAGAGGCGTAGGAGGAATGTTCTCCTTGACGAAACCTAAAATCTTATCGACAATGGTTCCGTGGACTGCCTCGCCATTATAGAACACATGACCACCCTTAATATCGACATTCCCAACCGACCAATCGGCTACGGATTGTGCGACATCAACGAGAGCCAAAAGCTCCTCGGCAGTCGAGCCATTAACGATGCCGTCAATGATCTTCTGCCAGTTTTCGTGCGAACGCTGAATCGTGTATGGAGTATTCTCCAAGACGAGCGTGAGTGAATTATCAGTTAGGATGTATGGGATGTCATTCATAAGACTCTTATAGTAAATCAAATTGTGAAAATCAACAAGGATTATTTTCAAAAATCTTTCATTGGCATAAGTCGTTGATAATCAAGCACTTACGGCGCCGGGCCCCGCCGGGATATTAGGTGATATTAAGTATAAAGGAAAAGGGTAGGATCGCCACCACAACGACCCTACCCTACTCACCTCACCACAATCTATCGGTTGAGATAGTCGAGGATGTTAGTGATTGCCTTCTCCCATCCCGACCATCTGAACGAACTCCAATCAATGTTATTCAGAAGGGGAAAACTCTTCACTAGAGCTTTGCCGTTGTTATGAATATCAGTCGCAATCTTCTTGGAGTTGGTATTAGCCTCAACCAAGGTCATCTGTGGTGTATTCCTAACCACAAGAGCATCATACATAGCGATTGCCTTCTCTGACTCTGGCGATCCTGCTTTGCCATTGATAGCATCGAACACCGCACGAATAGTAGAAACCATATCTTTGTTCTTCAGTCCTGTAAGCAAAACCTTTTGAGCTTGCGTGTCCCGAAGGTTACGGAAGGGCAAATCGTTACATAATGCCCCTGCAATCCTGTTAGCGATTGCCATGTCAAGATTGATGCTCTTTGAAGCAATGAAGGACTCAAACTCTCCCTTGGAAGCCTCAAGGATGTGAACCCATCCCTTGCCGAGACTCTTCATCTGTGTGCCAGTAACACCGACAATAGATTGAGCCTTCAGCTTTGGAAACTTATCAAGAAAGCCCAGAAGGGTAGAGCTACTAACCCTAGAATCATTGATGATAGCTTGGTAGTTATTAACTTGGACATAGAATCCAGTTCCACCCTTCATGTCAATCTTTGCTTCCTTCCACGCCGACTTGTCACGATAGTTCCTAGCATTAGTAGGATCAAAGGTTAGAACACCAGTCCTAGCAACCTTGCCCGAAGAGACACCGATAGCAGTTGCAGGGATAACGATGGAACTTGCGAGAACAAAGTCCTCGTCGCAATACCCATTGACACGCTTGATCTCTGCAAGTTGTGAGGCATAAAGAGAGAACTCCTCCTTCTTAACTGCTTTGGTATCTTGGACTACACCATTCGTAATCTTGCGAACCTGTGGGGTGAACATATACACCCTGTTCTCCTTATTCGTAGAGGCAAGGTAACGAGCATTCCTCGCACCAGCGTTATACGATCCAGTATCGTTGAAAACTAGAACCGCACGACCATTAGCTTGAAAGCTATCCACAGAAAGAGAACGAACATTTCCGTTCCAGTTAGTCTCATACCGCATCAGATAAAATCCGAGCAATCCATCTTTAGACTTTTTGGCAACATCCGCATGATCGTTGATGATAGGAACACCCTTGAAGGTGATCTTATCCAGAATCTTGCGAAGATGATAGAACCCATCTACAAAGTTATCCATGCTAAAGAGCAACTTTTTAGCACCGAATACACTCTTGGCAGACGAACCGATGTTCTTCTCGATATCCGCAACAATCTTATCCACAATCTCAAGTGATAGCTTGCGAATGTTCTGAAGCGTCCTATCAGTATATTGTAAGCCTTCACGACTCGCCGCAACATCCAAGTCACCGATCTCAAAATTGAGAACGATTGCACTAGACAGAAGGTTATAGATCCTCTTATCCTCATCTCTGCTCAAGTCGAGCTTCATGGACGATACCGCCAACGGATAGCCGATGTTGCCCATGATTGCCGTGGCAACCGAAGCATTTTTATAGAATGCCCAACGATCACCCGAAGATATAGGAGGCAAGAACATATCCGATAGCTCTTGCTCGTTCATACCGATGATCTCTGGCTTGACCTTGAAGAAACGAAGATAGCGGTTGACCGACTTGTTAAACTCTCTGCAATCCTCGCCCTTGACAGCGATACAGATTTCTACACCATTAGCCTCATCAGTAGCCTTGGAAGAAAGCGTTGCAATCTGACCGATGCCGCTAGGATCAATGAAGGCATTGTAGGAAGTAACTTTGCCGTCAACATAAGAATTGATTAAAAAGTTGTCACCATAAGCAAACGCACTCTTTGAGCCGAGGCCGAGTTGACCGATGTATGCGTTGCTCTGGCGTTTCGTGCTTTCGCCATAGAAGCAATAAACCTCTTGAATATCCTCTGCGGTAAGACCACTTCCGAAGTCACGAACCTTAAAGGTTTTCTCAAGAGGAGAGGGGAGAGTTATGCGAATAGGGGTATCAGCGTTCCCTGCCTCGACATTAGCATCGTAGGCATTAGCGGAATACTCACGCACGACTGCACCGATCTTATCGGTGTAGAGTTGGTTACGGAGAACATTGAAGATATGAGCAAGGCCAGAATCCTTGATGCCGAAAGCGACAGAGGATTTGATGCCAGCAGATTCTAGTGAGTTATATTTTTGTTCAGTTATCATGGTGTGTTGGTGTGTAGTGTGAATCCTTATAGTCGTATTTTTTGCCCCATGTGTCAACAGGTATTTTCACTATTCATAAAGTGTTCAATATCAACTACTTACGGCGCCGGGCCCCGCCGGGCATGTTATATAAGTTAAGTGGGATCGTCGAGACTCGAACTCGAAACCAATTCGTTAAAAGCGAACTGCTCTACCATTGAGCTACGATCCCGAATGCTTTCAGTAGGAATCGAACCTACATTAAGACTTTAGAAGAGTCCTGTCCTATCCGTTGAACGATGAAAGCTAAATTCCTAGTCCGTCGTATTCTTCATTCATATATTTTTTTTGATAGTGTGGGTTCGAATCTCGATAATAGATGTAATTGTATTGTATGTCAACGAATAAATTGAAAATCAAACTCTTGAAAGAGAAAGCTAAGAAGCATCAGTGTGAAAATTGTGGTCTAGAATCTTGGCAGGGAGGCAAAATTCCCATTGAGCTTCATCATATAGATGGTAATCCTAAAAATAATGATATCAATAATCTTCAAATTTTATGTCCAAATTGTCACGCATTAACTAATAATTATAGGGGGCGTAACAAGAAAAGAATTCAAAAAGGAAAGTTTATAACTGATGATGAGATTGCTTTGGCTATAACTGAATGTTATAATAGGAGACAAGTTTTACTTTTTCTTGGGATGACTGGGTATGGGGCGAGTTACGAAAGAATTAATAAAGTAATACAAGAAAGAGGAGTAGTGTTTAAAGAAGGCGCTTTAAGGGATAGGTCTACTAAATATATAAAATCCATAAATGAAAAATACGGATCTTTAAAAGAGGTTTTTAAAAAGAAAGTTAATTGGCCAACTAAAGAAGAATTAGAGGAGATGCTAAAGAATGAGTCGGCAGTGCAGATTGGAAAAAAACTAGGTGTTTCAGATAATGCAGTTAGAAAAGCCGCTAAGAGATATGGTATAGATATTCGTTCTATCAGTAAGTGGAGCAAAAAACATGGTAGTTAAAAAGTGCTTGAGACGGGATTCGAACCCGTAGTGTGATCTTTAGTCGGTAGCAGATTTTAAGTCTGCTGCGTTTCGCCAGTTTCGCCACTCAAGCTTATTATTAAATAATAGTAGTTATTGTTTTTAAGTTGGTAGTGGGTGTGGGAATCGAACCCACGCTCGGCCCTAATCAGGGGCGCACAGATTATAAGTCTGTCGATGCTTCCAATTACATTAACCCACCAATAGTTTTATTTCGGCATAGGATAATTAGTATTGATGTAGTCAACAGCTTCCTTATAGTATGGCTCTGCCTTCTGTTGTTTCTTAGTAATGGTTCTCCATCCATATTTAATAGTTCTTGAATAGTTCTTGCAGAACCAACGCTTCCTATCTATTACAAGATAGTAATCAAATGTGTCTCCGTTCTCGTCAGTAGAGTTATACTGATAGTTTGGATCTTTGGGCGGATAGATATGGACGCTGAAGGTTATTGTTGTATCCTTTTGTGGATCGCCTTTAGTGGAATGAGTGATGTTCATATTGTTATAGTAAAAGTTTTTTTATATCTCGTCAAGAAATGATACCAGTCTTTGTTCCATCTTCGTTATGTGCGAAAATAACATTTGTCGCAAACCCACGCATAATGCAACGAGGCTGGCGCTTTTGATCGTGACTCTCTACATCCAATCCGATTGTTTTAATTTTATTGACAAGGTGACACGCGCCCTCCCAATGAATTGTGATCACATTCTTGCCAAATGATAGTGAGGCGGGTTTATTGTAGTGGTAGAAGAAGCGTTTTGGTTTCATGGTTCCTTAAATATACCTTTCTTTGCTTATCGTGTCAATACCCTTTTAAATAAAAACTCATTATTTATAAGTAGCTCTATATCAATAGCTTACAGCGCCGGGCGCGGCCGGGCGGCGTAACCCGCTCACCACAAACGAGTTACGCCTATCCCCCATGAAAAGTACTAACTCTCTAGACAAAAGCTCCAGTAACGGCTATCGGTTTGAGATTGGTTAATATCCCACCAGATGCAACGAGCGACATATGGTGACACATTCCACATTTTGCACATACTAACCCAATGAGTCTCCATTGCCTCGTAGTGCTTGGAGTCTTTAGTCTGATCCAGACCATAGACTTGGAAGAGGTGAGTGTCCATGCAGACTGCTTCACACTCCGCTGAATAAACCATCTCTAGAGAGAAGGAAACCTTTGCCATGCCGAGTCCGAGAACCTTGTCAACCAAACGATTGCGGAATTCTTGCCAAGTCTCCTCATCAGTCTTCTTGAAAGATTCGGGATTGCTCCAGAACATCTGGGCGAACTCGCTAATAAAACGAGTGCGGTTCTTGTGCAAGCCTGCTCCAGAGGAGACGATCCGCTTTTCCAGTTCCTCGTTATTGTTAAGCCACTCCCACCAGTTACGGATGGCAAGATACCCTGTCACATTCGACCTCCAAGAGGTATGAACAGACATGAAGGCAAAAAGCCAGCGACGAAAGATTTCGCTATCACCTTTAGGGGCGACTGACTGCCAGTAGTCTGAATAGCGACTGATCGTATCTGAATCCAGAGAGTTGAAGAACTTTTCTACTTTCGTCGGGTTAAACCCAGAGCGACGAGTAGGGAGGATATTAAGATTATTATCCAAGAATTGGGATTGTCTGATTGCATTGAGTGAAGTTCCGATGAAGTCTAGTTGTGTCATTGTTATGTGGTGTTAGTGGTGAATCTCTATAATAATTAAAATTGACCTATTGGGCAAGAACTTTCTGCGAGAAACTTTTCCAGATCATAAGGTCGAGATCAGCGGGATTCATTTCGCGTTTCCATGCCTCTGTCAAGAATTGTTTTTCAAGAATAGCATAACGCTTTTTTGTAGGCGTTTGTTTGGGCGCACTATATCCTTGCTCCCTCATCCACTTGAGAATATGGACATCAAGAACCGCAACCTTTGCATCAGCACGAGAGTGTAAGACAAAAAACCTTGCAGTCTTGCTACCAATTCCTTTAATACTCTCAAGTTCTTCGATAGTCACCTTCTTGAGCTTACCCTTGAACTTTAAAATCTCCTTGAATGCATGGCCAACACGATTGTATTGACCTAGCTTATGCCTCATCATCTCTTTAGTAAGACAATAGTTTGCAATGATATGCTCAAGATACCTAAAGGGAGAATGGTTGCAAGAAGGGTAATAAGAAAGAAACTGGTCGAGCTTCTTGGCTTGCATCTCTGCTCCCTTTCCTGCAACGAGGATTGCGAACATAAGGAACTCCTCAAGATCAGCTTCGGTGCGATTGAAGTTGGTGATAGTGGTTGGTGTTATCATAGGTATTACTTGGTTTGTTCTTTGAGTTGATTGGATAGACTAGCGATTATGCGTTGTGCAGTAGCAAGCATTTCTATTGCGTCTGCTTTTGCTTCTGGATGATTTTCAATAAGACGTTTGAAGTCATTATTTAATTCTGGTGTGTTCATACTAGTTGGTGATAGTGGTAGGGTTGATCATCTTATAATAATAATTAAAATTGACTACTAGCACAAGAAGTATTTCTAGTATACATAAACTATTGACTATTAGAGGGTTACGGCGCCGGGCCCCGCCGGGTTAGAATGCGAATGTTTGCGAATGTTTCAATGGCTCGACCTTGTATCGAAAGGAAGGCTCAGGATTTGGATGCTTAAAAAATAAAGCCCAAATAGAAATCACTAGACAAAACCATATAAAAAAGTTTCCGATTAGCGCGTAGACAATAGGATTGAGTTTCATTTCTAGGGTTTTTTGAAAATACGTTTTTGAAAGTTCTAAATTTTTCATTTTTAGAGTTCCGTATACAGCTTGTATTCGATCTCATGCAAACGATCCGTGCGTTGCATTGTTGCAAGCCAACTCTCATGAGTGCAGTTAAGAATCGACATCAATAAGAGGGAGGGTTTACGGATTTCGTATCCAAATAGCTTTAATAAAAGTGTTATAGGATCTCTCATGGCTTTTATGGTATGGGTTTTTGTTTGGGTTGTCAACTAAAATGGAGCACAGAGTGAGATTTGAACTCACCAAAAAAGGTCGGAGAAGGATCAGGTCGCTAGTGTCCGATGCCGCCCCCCTAGTGAACTAGCGTTAGCCTCTCGACGCACCCCCTCATTGCCTTCCCCGATTAATTTTCCGTGCAAAATGGAATCCGGAGGGGAAGAGTCCTCCGGACTTTGGGTTTTACTTCCTACATTTTATAAAATTGTCCCTGCCACTCCGTCGAGTGCTACCCCCTACATGATCTTATTCATCATAGAGGTTGGTGACTGCACGATACGATTGCAGAACACACAGGGTTTTTGCTCTCTGCCTTTTGCTCCGACTTGAGACGGACAACCTTTCGATTGGTAGCATTACAAAGATCGTCCTAGTTGTGTTAGACACTGCTAGGTCAGTGCTTATTCTTATAGTACTACTCTTTGCCAGTCGGGTCAACATTTATTTCTGGAAAAGTTTGCACATCGAAATAACAGAGTAGTTCAATCAGCTTATCCAACGCTACCTCTAGCCCCTTAACCGAATCAAAATCTTCAGTGTTTTTAATTTCATCTACTAAATAACTTTCAAGGTTAACGCATACTGCGCGCCACCTCCCTGCGTTACAGGCATCACGAAACCGTACAGAATCTTTTGGTAAATTAAAGTGGAGGGTCGCATCCATCCCTATAATCGGTATTTACTAACGCCAAATCCAATAAATAGCTCGTATTAGCTAACCCGATATTCACTAAATAGAGAACCCTTAAATAGGTGTTCCCCCTTACATCATTATCCTAATATCATTTCACCCATACTAACTAGATGAATTGATTGGATTTTGATCATATATAAGTATAACACTTTTTGTGCGGCTTGTCAAGCCCAGTTAAAGCGTTGAGTATCAAGCACTTACAGCGCCGGGCCCCGCCCGGTCTGCAATGTAGGACAAGTGTCTTACCGCGTCACTCGTCGCCCCCTATGTGCTTCTCCCACTCCTCGTCGGTGATGCCCGTCTTGAAAAACTCGCGCTCCCCAGCGTTAAGGTTGGGGAATGCGTTCTGAAGTAACGCGCCCCGCGAGTAGGCCGCTACCTCTCCAGCGGTAATGTTGAGGTCGAGGGTGCGGGTGATGCCCGTGAAGGGCGAGGTGCGTGTTACGAGCATAGTGTTATTGTGGTTGAGGTTGAGGTAAAAGTAAAGAAAAAAATACATTTCTTTGTCATGGATACAGCATAGCAAACTCTCACCAAACCACAAGAAAAACTTTGCATGAATAAAAATTAATTTTAAGAAAAAAGCTTGACATACCACTTGTATTACAGTATACTACCGGGCGGGGCCCGGCGCCATAAGCCGTTGACTATAAGCAACTTACACAAACCAGAATCGTGTCAAGCAAAAACCTCGCCCCATGTTAGTAGGGCGAGGCTGATGTTAGGCGGGATGTTAGGCCGAAACGAGAACCGCATCCTGCGCCTCTACGACCTGTTGAGCCGCGATCCCTGCGAGAGGGTCGAGGAGGGCGTGAAGTGCGTCCGAGCGACGAGGGAGTGCCATCGCGTTACCGCGCAAGACATTCGTGAAGGCATTGTGAAGCCCCCAGAGGTTGCGCTCGGAACCCCAGACAGCGTGTTCGGGATCGTGCCATTGCTGGACAACATCCGCAAGCGCAGTCTTGGAAACCGCGCCGCAACGATAGGCGCGAACGATCACATCGTGCGCTTCCTTATCGCAAAGCTCGCGGCCTTGGTAGGCATCGACACGCTTCGCGTGATTGCCCCATGCAGAGGTGAGTTGACCGAACGCACCAGAGAGGAGCATCGGGAGATCACGAAGGATGAACTTCGTATGACGACGAGCGATCTTGACCTCATTGTGGAAGGCGAGGTTATCGCACACGAAAGGCGCGGAGCCAGCGTTGATACCAGCAGGGAACGACTTGTCGTGCGAGTTACGCAAGCCGATAATCGTGCCGACACTCTCCGCAAGGGAGAAGTTGGGAACGCCAGAGACTTGGAAAAGTCCGAAGTAGCGTTGACCATCGCGAGCCAGAGCGTGACGCTCCTGCACGATTTCCATGCCAGAATCAGCGACGATACCACGCAAGCCTTCGATGAGGCGAGAATGCGGGATCGGATGCCATGACTCCGTTGCGTTAGGGGTGATGCTGTTGGTGATCTGCTCGGTCGTGACTTCGTGACCGCCGCAGTGTAGTGTTAGGTTTAGTGCTTTCATTAGGAGATCATCATCCGATTTTTTGTGCGGTAGGGCAACAACTATTTTGATTATTTTGTGTTTTTATTTTGGACGATTTTTGTTGACAGCCCATAGAGCCAGTGTTTATGCGGGTTCGCGGGCATATCAATCTGCAGGGGGGTAGCAGGCGCTAGAGCTAGTGTTTATGCGCCTCCGCGAGGGGGTGCCGACCCGCCGGGCGGGGCCGGGCGCCGTAACCCGTTGATATTCAGCGAGTTACAGCGAGACGGTTGGGGATGTTATATTAGCGCATGTTTTTAGTGTTTTTTGGTTTGGTTAACGTACAGGAGTAAGGCGACAAAAAGCATCATCAAAAAGATCATGATTTCCGGTTATGTTAGTTGGGTTGTAAGACAAAGCCCGATGCGTCTTTCTTTCCCTTGCCCTTGGCAACGAGTCCGACAACAACGCCTTTCGCATCAAGAAACCTTGTGTCACTTTCGTCGCCGTTAATCACGGGACGGCCAAGGTAAGTTTCGGGAAGCGTGTCAGCGAATACCGCCGCAATGTTTCCGCCCATCTTCGCAATCAGTTCCGTTATTGGCTGATTGCTCTCTTTGCGTGAGAAAGTCAAGTGGTAGTTGGCAGGAAGCTCACCACGCAGGAACGCAATCATTCTGTGAGGGTTCGGCGTGTAATCGTAAAACATAACACCCTCATATTTTTCCATGTCGATCAGATTTTCCCAAGGAAGATCAGAAAGAACATTTAGACGGACGGCAAGACGCATTCCGTCTTTTTTTGCTTTGCGGATTCCTGCGGCAAGATCCTTCTCTAATTGCATGAGAAAATTAGTGCGGTCTTGAATGAAGAAGTGTGACTTCTTGAGACGACCAGCTTGGACATTCGGAAAAACTCCCATGCCTGAAGTGTTAAGGCAAGCCTCACGACATCCGACCGATGAGTGAGAGCAAAAGTTTTTTCCCGATAGGTTAGAAGGAGAGAGAGACAAGCCAAGCGTGAGCCAGCCGAGTTTTTCGCCTTTTTTGATTTTCGTATTGTTGGATGATAGGAGTTTCATGGTTTTAAGAGTATGGGTTTTTTCTAGTGAGTTGTAAAGAGTTTTTTTTAATTTTTATTCATTGTTGCACCAGTCAGATTGACCTTCACGGATTGCGTGTCCTGCTGGCTCCTTGTCAATCGCCCATCCCATGAAATTTTCCCTTGGAATAGAGTTGAGTGTGTCAACGGCAGCTTGCCGAGCATCTAGCATGAACTTGTCCTGCATTTTCTTATACTGCTTTGAAATTGGAGAGTCTTGCCATAGACGCACATTCTCCCATGTAAGACCACGAATGATATCCTCCGAAGTTGTCAGGAAGTAGGCGAAGCCGTCACCGATATAATGAAGGAAGCCATCTCCGAGAGTCTTTCCCGAAGTTGTCCATCCTCCCTCATCGTCAAGATTCCTTGTGACATTTGAACCAGCAACGCCGATATTGAACCAACGATTGAATTGACGCTCAATCTGTTCCCCTGTTCCCGATAGTCCGAAGGCGAGACCATTTCCATACGAGCTAATGACTTCTGTTCCGAGTGTGTTTTGTTTCATAGGGAAAGACTATGCCGAGAGAGCAAAGAATGGAAGAACTTTTTTTCTTTTTGCCAAAGTTTTTTTATGAAGAATCTCTTGACACCCGCCGAGCCAGTGTTTATGCGGCTTCGCGGCCTATTCATCCGCAGGGTGGGGGGTAGCGCTAGAGCTAGTATTCATCGGCCTCCGACGATGTATGACAAGCGGCCGGGCGGGGCCGGGCGCCGTAAGTCGTTGATTATCAGTTACTTAGAACGAATGGCGATTTTTATACACATCAGCCGAGGATGTTAGCTTCGGGTTTAACATTAAGTATGCCTCTTCTAGCCTCTGGAGTGGACGATTTAATGTTGGGTATGATTCACAAATTGTTCCGTTTATGATAGCAAAAGCGTGTTTATTTGTTGCAACATAGTAGTGACCAGTTGGATGAAGTTTAATGAACTTCTGAATTGTTATACTTTTATGACGAGTTTTTCTGTATGTTATTCCATATTTTTTTCTTGCATAGGGCAGGAGCAGTCGTGGGTGATGTCCTCGTCCATGTTTCCTTCCCGATTCTGTCCCCATCTTGTGGGCTTCCTCATAAGGGATGCCAGCACTAGTCGCCAGAGCTTTGATGGTGCAATCATTGTAGTCCTCAATTCCAGAACTCGCTTTTCCTCCATCAGTTGTTCGTGTTTTTAATTGCATGAAAATTTTTGTGTGCTGTCAGGGTGTTGCCTCCTCTAGTGTTTCACGACATCCAGTTAACAAGAGCGTCCTATGTAGTCGAGACGCTGACGAGGGCTTTTGTCAGGTAATCAATCAGACCAACTCGAACTTGTTGATCCTATCCAGCCGAAACCTGCGGATGTCATCTACGGCGGGCACATAACAAGTGATACCTTGACCGCCACGCTCCTTGTAATCGAACTTTCCAAAAGGACGGAAAATCTTATACTCCTTGGGGCTGAATGCGTTCGACTCTGCCGAGTAGGTGATGGAGTAAGTCCTGCCGCCGATCTTATACATCGTGCGATAGTAAGCGGTAAGGAACTTGCTCTTTAGTTTCTTGATCTTGTTTTTCATGGTGTTCTTCATATTTCTAGTTTCTGTTTTTTTGGGTTTGTTGTCAATAATTTATTTGGATTGTTTTTGCGGCTCTGTATGCCGTGATCATCTCACCGATATACTTGCGACGACCTTTTGAGAAAGAACTTGTCACGCCCCAATACTTGTTTGTTTTCTTGTAGTCACTTATCTCTTTGCGAATTGCGATGATTAGGTAAGAACGGATATTGCAGACATTTTTGAAATCAAGTGAGGGGGTTTTGTTTTTCATAGTTTTAATTTATAGGGTTAGAGATGGATTGTCGAGAATTATTTTAGAAGAAAAATTCGTTGGCTAACTCGTTGACCAACTCGCCTTGCTCTTCTGTCAGTTGGGCAAGCTCTTCATCATTAAGAGCCGTTCCATCGTTCATCCATTGGGCTTCCCCAATCTGTGCGTCAGAGAAGTCTGGATAATCAGACCTGTCTACATTTTCGATATTGATCGAACGAGGATCAACCTCTCGTCCGTTAAGTGTTACTTGATTTTTCATACGATCAGTATATGCAACATCTCAAAAAAACTCAACAACAATCGCAAAAAACTTTTGTAGTATTAAAATTATTTTTACAGAAAAGCTTGACAGCCCGCCGAGCTAGTATTGGTGCGGCTCCGAGGCATATTCATCTGTGGGCTATAGGGTGCCGCTACAGCTAGTGTTTATGCGCCTCCGACGATGTATGACAAGCGGCCGGGCGGGGCCGGACGCTGTAAGTTGTTGATACAGAGCCACTTGCGTTAATCAATCATCTTTGTGATAAAAATTGGAGTATTTTCCCCCATGTAAGCACCAGAGATGTTAAATTCAAAGTATTCCCATGCCTCTTCCCTGTCCATTCCTTGGGACATTAGCTTGGTGATCACCTTGTCCGTATCGTAAACGATAAGGGATTGTCGGTTGGGTTGTGGGGCAGAGAAACCGATAATGCAGTCGTCAAAGCCGTCGGCCTTGAGTGCCTCGTCTCCAACACATTCTAGAAGGTCTTCAAGTATAGTAGTCATTATTTTTTATTATTAAAATTATCAGCGTAGTCTTGGAAGGAAATCTGACCAGTAAGGAAAGATCCTATGATGAGGGCATCATTATAGTTGTAGCCCATACCCATAGCATCTTCAATGAAGGCTTGAAGTGTAAACAGGGTAGCGTCCTCCTGTGCCCTTGTGAGATTGCCATTAAGTAGGCTTTCGATTATGCTACTAGGGGAGATGTTGCGAAAGGTGATAGTCATTAGTCTTTTTTAGTTGTGGTTGTTTTGAAAAGGAAGGAACAGAGAACACTTAATCCCCACCCCTGAAGGTAGGTGATCGTTCCCAGTCCAAAGATTGTAGGGGCAAGCCAATTCCAGAGCAACATAATGAAGAGACCATTAAGTAGGGCAAAAAGTGCGATAACGGCAATGACTCCGAGAGTGTAAGCAACTGGTTTAAGGATTTTGTTCATAGTGGTATAGTATAAGATTTTTTATTTGATGCCAAGCTTTTTCAGCTTTGCCCCGAAAGCTTCGTCTGACTTTTGCTGATAGATTTCGGGATCTTGAAAAGGAGCCTGTGCAAAGGAAACATCATTCCAATGGAAGGAAGGAACGCCCCAAGAGTTAGCTTCGTAGGATGCGGCACTATGGACAACGGCGAGGTGTTGCCAGTATAGAGAGGTGAGACAAGAGTCGATAACGCAGAACGCTAGGGCGACGATTGAGATGATGCCGAGCTGTTTTAGTTTTGTTTTCATGGTTTTTTGGTGTTGTTGGTTATGGGTTAATTAAAAAGAATTTTTAGTGAGTTGTCAACCACTCATTCGGGTTTCCATGCTCTTTGACGAGAGCTTCGATCTCATCCATCCAAGCCTCGTATTCAGAGGCGTAAGCGGCAAGGTCTTCAGCGGCGATTTCTTTAGGGTTAAGTAGTAGTTCCATGATTAGAGAATACCATAAAAAGAGTTTTGTGCAATAATTATTTATAAAAAAGTTTCGACCGGATGGGAGAAATCGCTTGACAGCCACAGAGCCAGTACCAGTGCGGCTCGGAGGCATATTCGTCTGTGGGGTATGGGGCGGCGCTAGAGGCTGATAGAATGGGCTTCTGCGAGGGGCGACCGGACGGCCGGGCGGGGCCGGGCGCTGTAAGTCGTTGATATTGAGGGCTTTATGACAGGAGTTCTCTTTTAATGCCAGCGATATAAAATCTCCAAGATTTTGGGTTGCGAATTAAACAATTTAAGTGAAGTGAGATCCTAGTCATGCTCATGATGTTTAGTGGTGCGTTTGTATATCTTTTTTGAGGGAATTAACTTCTGAAGTGGGGCAAAGGGCTGTCTGGCCTTAATGTCTTTTAATTGAATTAAAAATCGTTTTGTTTTCATGTGATTTTGATTTGGCGGAAGTGACGGGACTCGAACCCGTAGCCTTTAGCTTGACAAGCTATTGCTCTGACCATTGAGCTACACTTCCAAAATTTTATTCGATAGGGCAGTTCTCCGAATACCAGTCATTGTAGGACAAGTGCCATTCCTCCTCGAAAGCCGTCATCTGCGCTCCCGTGTAGGAAAAGGCTCGCTCCAGTTGACGCTTGATGATTCCGATATCCCAGTCCTCAAAGCTCCTCTGGATGAGGGTTGAAAGCTCGCGGTCATTGACTGCGCGAAGCATGAGTTCCGAAGTGGTGTTGTGTGTGATGTCAATTTTCATGATTTGAGTCTAGGGGTTATTGGTTGAGTTGTCACCATTGAATTTCAATGTTTTTTGCGGCTCGGTAGGCGTTCACCATCTCACCGATCCGTTTACGGCGAGCCTTGGCGAAGTCGCTAGTCACGCCCCAATCTTTGCGGCATTGCTTGTATTCCTTTATCTCGCCACGAATCGTAAGAGAAAGGAAGGTACGAATGTTGCAAACATTGTCGAAGTTGAGGGGTTGTGTTTTGTTTTTCATGGTTAAAGAATAGCACTGACCCACAAAAAAAACGAGAAAAATCGTTCGGCTAGTGAAAATTTATTTTATGGAAAAGCTTGACACCCGCCGAGCCAGTGTTTATGCGGCTCTACGGCATATTCATCCGCAGGGTGGGGGGTAGCGCTAGAGCTAGTATTCATCGGCCTCCGACGATGTATGACAAGCGGCCGGGCGGGGCCGGGCGCTGTAAGTCCTTGACGGTAAGCAACTTACGCTAATGTTTGTAACCCCATGTCACAGAGGCAGTTATCATAGCGGCAGCGAACCAGTAACTAACATCGCCCCACTTGCCAGAAATTGCCCATCTTGTGGCGTTTATAACATACAAGAACATTATAACATAGTTAAAGAAGCGAGGATCAGTTATTATTTTAATCATATTATTCATCATGGTGAGCTACTAAAATTCCATTGATTCCACTTTCAAAAGCTTCAACAATAACATTAGGATTATCGTCGATGTGTAGTAAACTACCCAATTCTTGCAAGTGTGGAAGTTTAGATTTTCCTCCTGTTGAGATTATACCCTTAATCGGCAAGTTGTGATCTTTCACGAATTGTTCAACCTCTCCAGTATCTTTTAATAGTCTAAAGGTAACAATCCATATATCATAACCTTTTTTACTATGATCGAATACAATTTCAAAGATTTCTTCAATCGGGGTTAATGTTCCCCCCTCAAGGTGTCCATGTCCCCAAGGTGATTTTGGATCCCAGACATTATGGGTTTTAGCTAATGTCTCATCAAAGTCTACTGTTATTACTTTCTTTTTTGTCATATTTTATTTATTGGTTAAGTGGATCAGCAAAGAGGTTACGAAGGGCAATCTCTGCCGCTTTCTTGTTGGCGACTTCAATCTTTGCGTTGAATCTCGCATCTTTCCTCTCTTGAGGAATCCAAAAGCCTTTTGTGTAAAGGTCTCTCTTAATTGCCGAGAGTCTTTCGAGTTGGATTCTACGAAGCTCGATGATCTTTTGGTTTCTGTTGTTCTTATCTTTCATGTATTCATACTAGTCCCAAACCGCAAAAATTACAACATCTTTTTTTGTTTTTGATAAACTTTTTTTAGCGAAAAGGCTTGACAGGCTCATGGTCACAGAATGCACGACCTTCATCCGCAGGCCATAGGGTGCCCCTAGAGCTAGTGTTTATGCGGGTCTACGAGGTATGGCCTCCCAACCGGGCGGGGCCGGGCGCCGTAAGTCGTTGATTATCAGGGCTTTATGACTATCGCCGTATTGCTACGGCGACAACTAACATCATAAGAATTAGGACGATTATAGTACTCATTCGGTGTGATTAGATCCTGCTATAGTATTCCCCTACGAGGGGAATGTCAAGACATTTTGTAATCATACGGCCTAGTGATGGCGGCGGTTGCTTGTGCCAGCATGACCGCCTGATGTGCCCTTGTGTCCACGGCCATAGATGCCAGAGTGTGACGATGAGCTTCCCTTGTGTGACCATGCGGCCTGTGCTGGCGTGGCAACGATAAGGGCGAGGAGTGCGATGAGGGCGATGTGTAGTGTGTGCTTCATGTTGTTATTGTGGGTTATGTTGGTGAGTGTGTCAAGCCTATCGTGAGACGAGTTCGTGCTTGAGGTCAAGGACTAGATCGGATGCCATGTAGGACAACCGCATGAGCAGATCATTGCCTTGACGCTCTGAACGGATAGAGAGCTTGATGAGGTAGTTGGAGAGAGTGATGAGATGTTTGTTCATGTGTCTATTGTGCTAGTGATTGCAGATGCCGTCAACAAGATAAAGCAGGGCGACGAACTCGGCAACGATACCAATGGAGAGGAGTGAGATGATGAGTTTCATTACTTGGAGCAAACTTCAAGAGCGAGGACGATGAGACCGACCGATGACAAGGCGAGGACGCCAAGCGAGAGGAAGGTGACGAGGATGAGGGCTGTGTCAATATGGTGTTTCATTTGATATAGTATGGTGTGTTTGTGGTGATATGTAAAGACTTTTTTTAGTCGTGTTTGTTATTCTTGTTGCACCAGTTATGCATTGACTGCGAGGTTGCTTTGTAGTACGCATCAAACTCTTCGACGCTTACAGATGATTCTTTGAGAGCTTTGAGCGTTCCGACATTGCAAAGGTCGCCTTTCCAGTCAAGCATTGGAGTTGATCCGCTTGATGCTCCACGACCGAGGAGATAACCACGCTCGCCCCCTTCGTACTTGTAGATACCACCATACTTCGTATCCTCATAGATCTTGCCAACGACAAGCGTGTCGAGGATAGCACGAGCTTCTGGCTCGGTCATCTTATACTTAAACTCAAACGATAGCTTGGGCATTCCTGCGGCTCTCCATTCTTTCATGGTCATCTTGCTGATCTCTTCTTCTGTGTATTGTTTCGTTTCAGTGTTCATAGTTTTAATGTATAGGGGTTAAGGTTTATTGTAAAGGATTTTTTATTTTTTTATTCCTGCGTATTGTTCAAGAGCCTTGATCGTCTGTGCGTTGACCTCGGTGTATTGTTCCAGTGTCTTGGCGAAGTCGCGGATCTGTGCCTTCAGAGGGTTCTCTCTGACTTTGTTTTTCTTAATCTTCATGTGTACATAGTACCCCAGATCTCCGCAGATTGCAACAATTATTTTTGTGTGTGATAAACTTTTTTTATTGAAAAAGCTTGACGGCTGTAGAGCTAGTGTTTATGCGGCTTGGCGGGCGGTGCCGCCATGACTTATCCCCTCCAATTAACCGAAAGATATTGTAGGACATTGTGCCCGGCAGGGCGGGTGGGTGCAGTTTCCATCTCCACTAGCTATTTTAAACCTATAATTCAGAAATCTCCGCCCCCAACACTTCAAATCCCAAATCCGGGTCGCCTCGATAAGTCGCATTCGCCCCGATAAGTCGTACTCGCTACTACAGGAGAGTAGTAAATATACAATACTACCTAAACATAGTAATTATATTCTTCTTATATTCCCGACCAATAACAAAACATAAAAAAATGACAAATAAATCAAAATTATACCCGAACGGTAATATTGTTGAGGTATATGTCAAAATTATACCCCATCGGGCGGAATGGACGAACGAGCAGCCCCCCTCTTATTTATAAAAATTAGTACATGAAATTAAATTAATTAATTAACATATTCAGAAAATACCGGGCCGTTATATTCATACCCCCGCACCCGAAGGGTTCAGTATACAAGCGGCTGTAGGTCGTCCCCCTGTGTAATGTATATTATGATTACCCGTGTTCACAGAAAGGTTATCCAGTCAGTATCACCAAACACAATTGTAACTAAATCAAAAAATCCAGTTATTATAAAAAAGTCTGGAGATAAGGACTAGGAGAGTTAATTAGTTTCCCCCTATGAAAGGTTTATTAAACCATTTAATGGTTTTATTCTGCCGTTGGCTACTAGAGCCACCCGTTAAGCAAAAAGCGCGAGGAACTTCTGCCAAAGAGTCCTTTTAACTGGAAGGGGCGCTGGCTGTGGGGCTAGGGCTTCCGTAGCCCTTTTGCGCCTAGCCTGACTAGACACCTTTCCTTTCTTCGTAATGCAACAATCACTATTCTCAATACTACAACTCTTTGTTTTCTTTGTCTTGCTCATTATTATTATAAGGAAGTAGGGGGACGTTATCTATTCAATTATTTATTAGGGGGGAGAAGAGTGGGACTGAACATTTTCCGCTTCTAGTTCACGAATAGCCTCTACTAAATAATCTAGCTCTTGAGTTATTTCTTTTGTATATCCCAATTTCTCATGGCGTATTAATGAGAAGAACTTTTTCTTTAGTGTTGAGATTACATAGTCTTCCTTTTCCATTATTGCAGTCTAGGAAGTGGGGTTCGGGCTTTTAGTTTTCGGCTTATGAATGTGAGTGTGTCTTCGTCCCTCGCAAAAGTAATAGTGTCAATATGTCCCTTACGGTCATAAGTCGTAAGCGCAACTGGAAAGTATGAACCGCCAGATAGTAGGAAATGTGCAAGCCGGGCACGACACCTTAATTCCCACTGGTAAACGGGAGAAAAGAAATTATTTATTCTATCTAGTAGAATAACAAGAACGTACAGGCAGTTAAATTTAAAATTGAACATTATAATAATGGGTTAAGCCTAGATGCTCTGCAATTCAATCGTCCGCCCATCTTTGCTCTTAACCGGGCGCGCGGTGTATAGGTCAGTACCTGAATAAATTCGGTATGTGCCCTCTGAAGTATTCATTCCAATAATTTTACCATATCTCCAATTCTTTACCGGAGTATCTAGGAACTCTACATTGTCATTGATTTTATAATTAATTTTCATTCTTGTTATGTTAGTTATTATTCTAGCGTTAGTTATAGTATGCGGCGAGATTTATCTCGTTAGTTATAGTATGGGTCGTCATTCTCCCCATCACTATATCTTACTCTTTCTTTATTCCATTGTCTATAATTTTCTAGTACTAGTAGGTAGCATTCTAGCGCGCCGACCTTACCGCCCGGCCCTCCATCCTCGCGCCGATGGTAAACCTCGTACTCTGTTCCGCCTAGCGCCTGTTGTTCTTCGGAAGTTAAATAGGCGTCTTCGCCATACTTTAAGCTGGAAACAATTCGTTCTTCTAATAAATATTTACCTTCAAACGCGCCGAATAGGTCTACCTCAAAACGATTAACCTCCTGCCAGCATGAAGTACCCTGTACAATCTTATAGGCCATAGTCATCATCCCGTGTTAATTGGTTAAACCTATTTAGAATCTCGCAGAGATTGCACCCGCAATCCCTAGTACACTTGTACTGTTCAAATTTAATTTCTTTTATTAGTTCCATGAATAGCTCTGCAAGTTGCGCCTTTTCACGCTTTGCTCTTTTTAAGCGTACCGATAGGTACGCGCATTCTACAACACAATCGTCGATTATATCCTCCAGATTCTTATTATCTTCTAGATTCTTCTTATCTTCTAGACCTTTATCATTTAATTCTTGGCTCATACATTATCTATCTAAATGTTTAATTTGTTCTTCTAGCTTCTCTAACCTATGGGCTAGAGACTCTGCGGCCTCTTCCCAACTGCGCTCCTGTGAATTTTCTTTTTTCTGTTCGTCCGATTTTCCCATTAATTTATTTAGGAGTGCGCGCATTCGGGGTGTTTCCTCCGTGGCCTTCGCCTCGGCAAAGGTAACGTTTGTAACAAATAACTTTTTAAGATCATCATTCTTATTTAGATCAATACCGCCCCAATGTAGTGGGTGCGTTGAATTGGCCTGTTCTTTATCGGCATAGTGCGCAAGCCTTGTTAAGTGAATCTTGTTCTCTTGTTTGAGGATGCTAATCTCATTCTTTAATTCGAGAATCTGATTCTCATAATTTCTATTTTGGTCAGAGTCAATTTCATTAACACGATCAATTAGATCGACATTCTCCTTCTTGAGTTGGTCAATATGTCCCTGCGCGCCCTTAATTACAACCTCAAGCGCGCCATTTCTCTTCTGCGCACTATCAAGTACGGTTCTCAATTCTCTAATCTCTTCTCTTTGTTTATAGATCAGGGGGTCAGTCCAGTCAACATTACAAGCACATTCACTTTCGCTATGGGCATAACATTGGCAGTCCTGTCCGGGCGTTATATATTCTTTATTGTTTTTAGATTTCATATTATTTTAGTATTATTCCTTACTAAGAACTGTCTGTCCATTCTTGTATTGAGTTTTCATCTGGGCCAAAGTATCAAAGATATAGTTCTCCACCTTATCTTTATAGTCTTCCTTGTCTGGAATATGGTTAATAAAATTTCCAATAACCGATAGGCAAGCCACAACAATATCTTTTGGATTTACGCTGTTACCTAAGTCTCCAAATTTGGAGACCATATCGCCATTTTCATTTTCTTTTTCGACTTGTACGAATAGTGTTCTCATATTTTTGTTTTTTATTTTAATAAAGTGTCAGGCCCCGGCCTTCGATTAGGGAATTTAATTCTAACCTTACCATTTTGAGGGTATTAATACAATTTTTAGTATCATCTTGTGCATACTTAATTTTATTTCTCAAGTACTGGTCTATCTCAAAACATACGCCCTTCCAGTGGGCGCCGTTAAACGCGGTCTGATGCTCTTCTTCCTCTTCTGGAAGATCGAATTCTAATGTAGCTTTCATATTTATGCTTTAACTTTATAATAATTTTATAAAAGAGTAAAGAAAATTTTTGCCACACTGTTTTTAATAATTGGAACCATATAGAAATTCCATATAAAAAGAAAGGAAGAAAAGCCAACCCAACAAAGCAAAGAATTGTTAGGGTCACATCATCCATATTACCAATGGCGGATTATTCCCGCAATAATAAATAAATTAGTTACAACATAAATTAAAACAATCGCTGTTCTTATTATCGCTACTCTATCGGCCTCGTGATTATGGCGCCCCGCCTTATCACCAAGCGCCTTTGCCCAAAGCCTCCAAGTATTTTGCATGTCTTATAATAGTGAAAATCTATTAAAATTTAAATAAAATGTGTAATAGGACATATGTCCGAGTTAATGAAGAAGGTATGCTCTCTCTGTGGGGGAGAGTTTGAGTTCGTTTGTTTTAACGTCAATCGCCGCAACAAGGATGGCCTCCACGCTTGGTGTAAGGTCTGTTGCCGTAGAATGGAGCAGGAAAGATATAAAATAGTTAAAGAAGACAAGCTTAAGGCGGTGCGACAATGGCAAGCAAAGAATCTAGATAAGATTAAAGAGTATAAAAAAAATTGGCGAGACAAGCAAAAGCCTGCCCCGCCAACCGAAGGTTCGTTGTCCGAAAGCCCTATTAAGCCGTCTTGATCGTAATTTTTTTCGGCTTTGCACTTTCGGCCTTATTCGCCGTAATATAAAGAACTCCGTGATCTAGCTTTGCATTGATAGATTCTGGATCAATTTCCTTATACAGGGAGACCGAATGGTAAAACTTAAGACTATCTTGTTCGGCATTGACATGTAATACTTCATTTTCTACAGAGATATTAATATTTTCTTTCTTGAATCTGGGCATCTCTAGCTCAATCTCGTAAAGGTTTTCATTATTCTTATTTACCTTCCAAGGATTTGAATAGCCGCCATAGCTACTTGTTACGGCATCGAATGTGCTAAATAGGCCGGGCCACTTACTCGTCCAGTTGTCCATGACGGAAAAGGGGTCGTAGGATGTGTTGATAGATCCTACTGTGTAGTCTCCACCAGTTAGCCCTGAAGAGGTCGTGAGACCATTAAGAATTGATGTTGCTAGGTTATTTTTTGGTACTAGTGTTATGTTCATAATTTTGAATGTTACAATACTGAGACAAAGATTTTGTTGGAATGTTCAAATTATTTTTGTAATATATGTTGTGAAAGAGTACGAGTACCTTATAGTTTCCGATTTACATATGACTAGCCTAGTCTGTCAAAGTGAAAAGTTTGAAAATGTTCTTAAAACCGTAAAGGCAAAAAATATTGTTCTTAATGGAGATATAATTGATGTTAACCATACTAATCGTTTAAAGAAGAGCGATTGGGAAATTTTCCGATTACTCAGTAAATTGAGTAAAAATACTCAGTGTTTCTGGAATAGTGGTAATCACGATGCTGATGTATCAGAATTATTGTCTGAATTTATTGGATTTAAGCATGGCAGAGAAGTTATCGCCAATATCAATGGAAATAATATTTTAATAACACATGGAGATCAATTTGATAGCTTTATTGGAGATTACCCTATAATAACCAATATAGGCGCGGGGTTATACTACTGGCTTCAGGCCATCGATCCAAAACAACAAAGAATTCCTAGGTTCTTAAAACAACGTAGTAAAAATTTTATTAAAGCTGGACAGAGGGTTCGCAATAATGCCATAAAATGGGCAACAGCTAAGGGGTACTCTTCAGTTATTTGCTCCCACGTTCATCAGGCCGAGGTTACTCAAGTTAATGAAATTATGTACGCAAATACTGGATGTTTTACATTTGCCGAATGCTTCTATATCACTATAGATAAATTGGGTAAGATTGAACTCCATAAGGTGTAATTATAACTGTAGTGAAAGATTAAAACATGATAATAGCCCTCCACGTGACGTGGGGGGCTTTCTCTTTTAAACCAAAAATTTTATGAAACAAAAACCCGTAAACAAGAAAGACACATCGCCTTATGTTGATAAGAAGCGCGCAAAACCGACTATTGAATTAAGTATTCGTGATCTTCCTTGGACAGAGAAACAACTGGCATTTTTCAAGCTAGCCCATGATAAAAAAACACGTATTGTTATTGTTAAAGGCGTAGCTGGTACTTCTAAAACTTTAATAGCCGCACATGTTGCGCTAACAAAGATGAAGGAAAAGAAAATTACCGAAATCTATTATAGCCGTGTTCCAGTAGAGAGTTCTATACATGGAATTGGATATATAAAAGGAGATTCAGATGAGAAGATGGCTCCTTATATTCAACCCATGACAGACAAGCTTCATGAGCTTCTGCCAGAGCCACAGGTAAAGGCGCTCGCAGCTGATCGTAGAGTTATTGGTTTGCCATTAGGTTTCCTTCGTGGGTTAAACATTTCTAATGCTGTATTCGTAATGGATGAGGCACAAAATTGTCGCGTTGAGGACTTTCTTCTTGTCATGAGCCGCATGGCAAATTTTTCTACCCTGTTTGTTCTTGGTGATGCCCAGCAATCCGATATTCGTAATAGCGGATTCCTTCGTGTATTCGACCTATTTAATACAGATAAAGCAAAAGAGAACGGCATTCATACTTTCGAGTTTGGAAAAGAAGATATTGTTCGTTCGGAAGTTCTATCTTATATTATTGAGTCGTTCGAGAGCTTACGTCCGCCGAATAATAATTAATTAACTAACGGAATCATAGAGAGCCTTAACGTCTTCAGGGATGTTAAGGTAATCTTTATATGTTTTTAATATTTTATCGGGACATAGGGCAAATGTCTCTTTTAATTTTGCGCCCTTAGGCCAAATTTGGTAATGATATAAGTATGCATATTTATAAAGAACAGCGTTAGCCATTTGAGCATATATCTTGTCATCCATAATATTATTCTTTCTAATAATTTTAATACTTCTTCTTTCGCAGTCTGCTTCTAGTTTAATTAGTAGTAAGATTTTATCCTTATTCTTTTTAGGTTTTAATATAACACTATCAAAGCTAAAGTCATTATCATCAAATTCATTCCATATTTTACTCTGATCTCTCCATTGTAAAAAATGTGAATATTCATGAATTAAAACTCCAAAGGCTTCTTGTTGTGAGGTCTTTCCTCTTGCAACTTTAATTATTGGCGTTTCTTTCGCATCAAAATAGAATACCCCTTGACACTGGCTATCGCCGCCACAATACTCACCTTTACATATAATGATTCGGCCATTATACTCTAATAGGTCTCTTTTAATAATCGTAAAAAGCGGCGACTTGAAGAGGTTGGGCATGATCTAATTTACACTCCAGATCTAATATAGGGGTTACTCAAAGAGAAATTGGAATTTTAGGTGTAATTTCTGAATAATAAGTGTATGAAATACTATTGCTTAACTTGTGGAAAGCCAACAAGCTATACGTTAAATTTGCCTAAATTTTGTTCAGAATGTGGAGTTCCTACTATCGGTGCACAATTTAAGAAACCCACTGCTACCGAATTACAGCAGAATCATCGCCCCCCAGCTGATCCTAAACCTAGTGAACCACGAGTGATCCCAATAGATAAGATGAGTATGGCTACAGAAGAAGTTTCGGCCGAAGAAACATTGCTTTATCCAGAAAGCAAATTTAAAGTAAGGATTGAGGGCGGTAGAAATCGACCACAAAGAGAAGAGCCTCTCGAAGAATATCAGGAAAATATTGTATCTTCTGAAGATATTGATTCTGAATATTTTGATACTAGTAAATTTAAAAATATTAAACCTAAATTTAAGATTGAGACCTTTGCTAACTCAAGTGATTCCTTGGAGGGACTCCTTACCCAAGGGGCAATGATGACCTCTCGACCAGAGCCTATAGAATATGATCGTGGCCCCGCCATGTCGCAAGAGCAAGTTTTAGCTGAATTTCAACGCGAAGCTGGTGCATCTAGACAAAAATAAAATATTGTGTCAAATATACCCAAGCCCTCCTTTGAGGACTCCATTGATATTATCGATGAAGAAATAATGAAAAGAAAGTCGCGATGGCATTTAACAGCTATCGCTTGGATGGATTTTCAAGATATATCACAAAGATTAAGAATACATATATATAAGAAGTGGGATAAGTGGGATGATATACGACCATTACGGCCGTGGTTAAATCAGGTGATTAATCATCAAATAACCAACATGTTACGTAATCATTATTCTAACTTTTCTAGGCCTTGTTTAAAATGCAAATTTAATACTGGGGAATATGGCTGTTCAGTCTATGGAACTCAAAATAGCGGATGTAAGGATTATGGTAAATGGGAGAGGACAAAAAAGAACGCCTATGATATAAAGTTCCCAGTTAGTATTAATAGCCCCAACTCTCAAAACCCAGAAACTACCTTAGAGACAGTTTTACATGGTCAAGAACTGGGTGTTGATATCGAGGGACTAATGCCCGCATTTAATGACCTAATGAGAAAGAATCTTTCAGTTATTGAATGGAGAGTTTATGACTATATGTTTCTCCAGCATTTTGAAGAGGCCGACGTTGCAAAGAAGCTTGGTTATAAATTAAGTTATAAGGATGGTCGCCCAGCCTACCGTCAAATCAGTAAAATTAAATCTAAAATATTACAAAAAGCAAGAGAGCTAGTGAAGGAGGTTGTATGAGCGAACAAATGCTAATACCAGAACAAGAACAAAAGATCAAAGACTATATTCGTAATAACCCAGAGGCAACACTGTCTGAGATTGCGGCCTATGCTTATGATGACCCATTAGTTGACAGTAGGAGTAAAGAGGGGCGCGCTGTAAAGCAGTTCCTTCTTGATAATAAGATTGAGTATAAAAATAAATCTGTAACTCAGCGTGAAAGAATTGTTTTAAATGCGGAGCAAAAAGAATTTATTACTAATAACTATAAGAATCAACATTATATGGAAATTGCTAAATTAATTTTTAGTAATGATAAGTTAACTCATGTTACATTAGAAGCAAAAGAAGTTAATGCTTATATTCAAGAGCTACAGAGAAAGGATCCAATGCATTTGGAGACAATGACTTATACTCCAGATAAGGACAACCCAAGCCCAGCCGGAGCTTACTTTCCACCAAGGAGAACTGACCAGACGGTCTTCCGTATTAATAAATATTTAAGTTTAGGTTGGGATGCGACTTCCTTGAAAGCAACTCAGGCTAAACAGGTTGATGTTCTTCAGCGTTACCTTAATACTTTTAGTTTTTGTCATCAGATTAGTACCTATAAAACAAATGAAGACCGACAGCTTTTTGAAGATGCATTTATTCGATATACTTATGATAAAGAAGACCTAAGTCAGGAAGAATTAGATCAATTTATTGTTCTATGTACTGAAGTTGTTACTGCGTCAACTATTTTACAGCAAGTTGAGGAAATGCGCGAAATGTTGCGCGGAATTACTGCTGATGGCGAGGGTAGGAATATTAAGATGCAGCTGAACGAGGCAATTAACAATCTACAAACCGAATATAACCAGTGTCGTACGCGTCAAAGTAAACTGTATAAATCGCTTGTTGACGATAGATCAAAAAGGATATCGGCTAGACGAGAAGAGAACGCCAGCATTCTTAATTTGGTTCAGGCTTGGAAAGATGAAGAGCGCCGTAAGGGTATTATTCAACTAGCCGAAGCACAGAAGCAGAATCTGAAAGATGAAGCCAAAAGACTCTCATCTATGGATGAGCTTAAAGCGGTTATCCGTGGAATTGATATCGACGAAATGGTTAATGGTTAATTGTATGGAATATAATGAATGTTTAAAATGTAGAATTTGCCCTAAACAGGTGGTTGATCATATTGATATGATAACTCATATTAAATATCATAAGATTGGCGCCAAGTCTTATTTTAGTCAATACTTTCCAAAGAAAGACTTATTAACTGGAGAGCCTATTCAGTACAAATCTTTTGAGCAATATTATGTATGTGACTTTATTGATAAAAGAAATTTAAAGCTATGGCTAAAAGAAATTCCTAGAGAAGAGGCCTGTAAATACTTAAAAGATAAGTTGGCACTCTATTGTAAGATTAAAGATATAGCTATAGCGCCCGGTCAAACAGAAATTAAAACAATTTCATGCTTACCTAGTATAGATGTATTTGAATTATATTGTCAGGAAGATTTTAATACTACCTGTGCGGCCGCAGGATTAAAAACAAGATTCGATTATACTAAAAAATATAGTCAGGTGGATTTCTCTAATTTTTCCGGTGGAGATATTGTAATTGATACTAGAGAGCAAACCCCATTAAAGTTTAAAGGTCTAAATATTATATCTTCTAAACTAGAGTGTGGTGACTATGCTAAATCAGTTGATGCAAACTTAACAGTTGAGAGAAAGAGCATGAATGATTTCTATTCAACCTTGAGTGGTGGGCTAGAGAGATTTCGTAAAGAAATTGCACGAGCTAAATCATTAGGTACTTATGTTGTCGTTCTTACGGAATGCAAATTAAATACTGTTCTATATGCTAAACGAAAGTTTGGCGCCTGTTCTGGAGATTTTGTTATGCATCATATGCGCCAAATTTGTAGAGAATTTGATAATGTTCAGTTTGTATTTTGTGATGGCCGAGCCGAAGCTTCAAAGCAAACGCTTTATATCTTAGAAATGGGCAAGACTGCTGAACGTGTTGATCTTCAACATTTATTTGATACAGGAGGATTTGAATGGCTTTAATAACTGGAAAACAAAATAGCAAGGGGTGGAGCGATGTTAATAAGGAATTAATGGATCTGAAAGGCGAACTTACTGACGCCGAGGCACGAATTTCTTTAGCAAAATTTCTAAGACATAACTTGGCTTTTACTACCGAATTAATTCTTGGTATTACTTTAGAAGCTTATCAGGAACTAACTCTCAAATCTTTCTTTCACAGAAACTACTGTATGTTGGTTTGGGGTCGTGGTTGTGCAAAGAGTTTTACTGCAGCGGTTTACTGTGTATTAAAATGCATTTTTGAACCGGGTACAAAGATACTCATCGCTTCTATTAACTTTCGTACTAGCCGACGACTGTTTAATGAGATAGAGAAATTTTTAGCTACACCTACCGCCACACTAGCTATGCAGTGTTTTGGGGCAAAAATGAAACGTAACGATCAATATGAGTGGACAATTAATGGTGGTAGTATTACCGCTATCCCGTTAACTGGAGAAAAAATTCGTGGTATCCGTGCAAACGTTCTTATTCTTGACGAGTTTTTACTCTTGCCTCCAGATATTATTGATAATGTATTAATGCCGTTCTTGAGTTCACCTAGAGATGTTAGTGATCGTATTAGAACTAGAAAGTTAGAAGATGAATTAATTAAAAAGGGCTTGCTACATGAGGATAATAGACAGATATTTGAGAACACTTCTCAGATGATAGCTCTGAGTTCGGCAAGTTATACCTTTGAGCATTTATATCGAACTCATCAGCAATGGGCATCTCTTATTGAGGAACCTGAACAACAAGAATCTAAAAACGGAGAACTACCGGGAACTTACTTTATATCACAACTAAGTTATGAGGCACTTCCTCCACATATGGTTGATCAGGCGGCAATTCAGCTGGCAAAAAATGGTGGCAGTTCCCATAACTCATTCTTACGTGAGTATGCCGCAAGATTTATTGATGGTGGTGATAGTTATTTTTCGCCAAAGAAAATGTTCATGTGTACCGTTGCGGATGGTGAGTATCCAACGACAAAAATTGTTGGTGAACCGGGTAAAAAGTACATCCTATCTATAGATCCTAACTTCTCATCGTCAAAGAGTGCTGACTATTTTGCGATGAGTTTAATTGAGCTTGATGAAGAAAAAAAGCAAGGTATATTAGTTCACGGATATCAGGCCGCAGGGTCTTCTCTTCAAGATCATATTAAATATTTATATTATATCTATAAAAATTTCAATATTGTATTAGTGGTAATCGATCATGCTGGCGCAGATACATTTATGGATGCTGTTAATAATTCAACATTCTTTAAGGATATGAATAAACAGATTAAGTTCTTTGATTTTGATTCTGATAAAGAAAATGAAGATTACGTGTCAATGATAAAAGAAGCAGGAAAGCAATATAATAAAGACCTTGGCTCAATATGTATTAAACAGTATTTTACAACTTCTTTCTTGGTTCGCGCCAATTCATACCTACAAACCTGTATCGACCATAAAAAGATCTGGTTCGCATCAAGGGCAAGTAATCACCCAGATATTCTAGAAAATATGTTCACAATGAATCTCCCTATGGATTATGTTTACCCTAGGGGTATTGGAGATAAAGCAGATAATGAGTATGAAACAAAGAAGTTAACTGTCCGTGACTTTATAGAACAACAGGACTTTATTGTTCAAGATACAAAAGATCAGTGTGCAAATGTTGAGGTTACTAGCACTTCAAGGGGTGGGCAAAGTTTTGATTTACCATCAAACCTAAGAAAGTCTACAAGTGTAAATCGTGCGCGAAAAGATAACTATACAACTCTAATGTTGGGAAATTGGGGTGTTAAATGTTATTTTGATATAACTGCGCCTGATAATTTAAAGAAAAAGAGTAATGATTTTGTGGCAGTGCTGATTTAAAAAAAGATTTAAGTGTAATAAACTTTTATAATATATAATGAGAAAAAAGGCAACAACGGTAAAAGGAAAGGATTTGGAGATAAAGGCATCTGAAGGTAAACCCAAAAAGAACCTAACTATCCCTGAACCCTCATTAATTGCTGGATCTACAACTCTGGATGATATGACGCAGATTAAAGCTGATGCGTCAAATGATTTTTATAATACCGATACCTATTCTCAAGTGCCGGGCACAAGACGTAGTCGCGCCTCTACTATTACTCGTACATCTCAATATGCTAATATTGAGGGCGGTATTGTTCCTTTTATCTATAGTGGCGGAAGGGGTAATTATACTTCAAATGTTAGTATTCGTGATGGTATTATTCTCTGTCAGAAGGCTTATTATAATTATTCTGCTTTCCGTAATACTATTGATTTAATGACAGAGTTTGCCTGCTCTGCTATTTACTTTAGTGGTGGGAATGCTCAGTCTAGAAGATTCTTTGATGCTTGGGCTGAAAGGGTTAATCTTTGGAAGCTACAAGATAGTTTTTTTAGAGAATATTTTAGAAGCGGTAATGTGTTCATGTATAAATTGAATGCTACCTTTAAGAAAGAGGACATGATGACCATTACGCAGTTAATGGGGGCAACAGAAAAAGATATTCCAATTCGTTATGTTGTTTTAAATCCTGCAGATATTCAATCTATCGGGTCGGCCTCGTTTATTGCCCCAAGATATGTAAAGGTTCTTAATGATTTTGAAATGCAGTTGTTAACAAATCCAAAAACGGATGAGGATAAAGAATTGGCAACAAAAATTCGTGAGTTTGCGCAAATTCAAGATACTGTAAAAATTTCTCAAGCGAATGCTTACTTGGTTTTCTATTTGGATCCAGATAAAGTTAAGGCAGTGTTTTATAAAAAGCAGGACTATGAGCCATTTAGTGTTCCGATGGGTTTCCCTGTTTTGCGTGATATTAACTGGAAACAAGAGCTTAAGAATATTGATATGGCAATTAGTCGTACTGTTCAACAGGCTGTTCTTTTAGTAACAATGGGTAATGATGAAATCGGAATGCCAAGTAAGGCTCAGATTCAAGCTCTAACAAATATTTTTCAAAATGAAAGTGTTGGAAGAATTCTTGTTGCGGACTATACAACAAAGGTTCAGTTTGTTATACCAGAAATTGGGCATATCCTTGACCCCAAGAAATACGAAGTAGTTGACCGAGATATTAAAGAGGGACTTAATAGTATTCTATTAGGGGATGAGAAGTATGCCAGTGCGCAATCAAAAGTAGAGGTATTTCTTTCTAGATTAAAGCATTCTAGAGAGGCGTTCATGAATCAGTTCTTATTTCCAGAAGTAAAAGAGATTGCAAAAGAACTTGGATTCAAATCTGTTCCAACTCCAAGATTTAAAGATGTTGATTTTAAAGATGATAATGTTCTTGCCCGTGTATATTCAAGACTAATAGAGATTGGTGTACTAACTCCAGAAGAGGGCGTTACAGCTATTGATACTGGCAGATTGCCAACCCCAGAAGAGAGCGTTGAAAATCAGCGTAAACTTGCTGAATATCATAAGGAGGGACTATATCAGCCAGTTCTTAATAATCCTAATTTGGTCATACCCGGTGGCGAAGGCGCTGGTAGGCCATCTGGAACTGGCGGAACTCCTAAGTCGCCGCCATCTAAGATTACGCCAGTTGGTAAGGGGAATTCTGCACCAAAAAATAAAATTTCAGCAACTAGGGTCGCAGAGAACTTGTCTAAATTTGACCTACTAGCTACAACAGTAGAAAATACATTAAAAGATAAATTCAATAAAAAGAAATTGTCTAAAGAGCAGAAGAAAATAGTGGGAGAGGTCGCAGAAACTATTGGTATCAATGAGTCTCCCGATAAATGGTTAGAAAGTATTGCTGAATATATTAATAGTCCAGTTCAATTAACTGAAAATTTTACAGAAGTTCAAAATATTGCCGAGAAGCATGGTGTTGATACTAAAACCGCATTAATCCTAATGCATAGTGAAATAGAATAATATGGCTTTAAGTTTAATTAATAAAACACAATTAGCCCCTAACGTATCTGATTTAGTTAGTGGGTATGGCGTAAACTTTTTTTATCCACTATCTAATCCTAGCGGGTTTGCGGGTGCTGGTAGCTTCCTAACCACTGGGCAGTCTGGGCTTTTTTATTCCGCTACAAATCCAAGTGGGTTTTTACAAACTGGTACTGCAAGTACTACATATGCTACTATTACTAATTTAGCTTCGACTGGCTCAATTTTAGCCTCCTCAATTAGGACGCTAAGTGGTTTTTCAGCTTCGACCTATGCAACAACTGGAAGTCTTGGTGCCAATACTTCTGCGTGGGGCATAATAAACCCAGTTGCATTTGCAGAGTCATTAAGAGCTAATGTTAAAATAAATGGTGGCGGAACTCTTTCTGTTTTTGCGTTTACCGCTACTGCTTATGCTGTAAATTGGACTTCTAGATTCATTGTTGTTTCTAACGGCAATGGCACTAATTTTGCTAATGGTGGTTATTATGATATAACTATTCCCGGTAATGGTGCAGTTATAGCTGGCGTAGGGGGGGCAAATAATGCATCCGTAGCTGGCGGAGTGCCCTTGGAACCATGGCAGGCACTTTATTATATTTTACCAATTGGAGGTAGTAATGTATCAGTAGAATCATATTATAGAATTGTTGATTATACTAGTTCATTAGATATTCCTTATAATTGGGTACTAATTGCTCATCGTAATGGTGATAATGGAGTAGTTTATTTTCCAAATGGTATTAATTTAAAAGTTGGGCAGAGTTATGATAACTCATATAATTTATCAGATTTGGTATCAATTGCACCCGTTATTTATAATACTTCTGGTCAGTGGATTACAAAGGCATCGGGCAATAGTTCATATGCCACCATTACAAATCTTGCTTCGACTGGATCAACTCTTTACTCACAAATTACTGGACTAAGTGGTTATAATGCAAATACTTATATTAAAAATAATAGCAGTATTAATTTAACTATTAGTGGCACTGGAAATTTTCAGGCAGTTAATATTAATTCTACCGGATCGAGTTCCGCATATAACGTACCTTTTATTACAGTTTCTGGATCTGCAAGCGGATCCGTGTTTCAACAACTACAGAATACTTATACTGGAGTTACGGCAAGTACTGACATAAGTCTTTATAATGATTTAGGAACAGCTTATCTTGATATTGGAATTAATAGTAGTAAGTATAGTGGCGCGGCTTACTCGCCACCTTTCACGGTAGTTGGGCCGAGCGATGCTTATGTTTATGCTACTGGAGGAAATTTAGCTATAGGTGTTACCAATCAGGCTAATATTAATTTCTTTGCAAACGGGGTTCAGAGTGGAAATATTGTAATGGCTGTCAATAGTACGGGAGTATATATAAATAAAAATCCAGTATTAACTAATCAAAGTTTTTCTGTAAATTATCACAATACTGCAGATGCTCTAGCAGCGGGTTTTGTATATATTGGAACAATAGATCTTGGTATTGGTAATGCGACAACCGATAGGGCAATACCAATTCTTAGTAATTGTGTATTATCTAGGGCTTCAGCTGGTTATTATGCTGGAGGTAATGCTATTGCCCCTTATAATACTATTACTGGATACTTTATTAATGTAACGAAAGGTATTACTGGATTGGCTATAACTGGGACGGTCAGTAGCACCAATACATTTTATACATTTAGCACTGGACAAATACTCACATATTCTGGTGCGGGTGGCTTACCCCCTGCCGCGACCGCTTCTCCGCTTGCTACTGGAATGCCAGTTAGCAACGGAGACTTGGTATGTTATGGTATCAGATCTCCTGCTGGAGGTACTACTAGCCAATATTTAAGTGGATTTAGGTCAACTACTATTGCGTACTTTACACAAACTGGACAATTTTAAATATGAATAAATTAACCCTACTATTACTATCACTATTCTTTATTAGCGGATGTACGGTTTATACAGAGAAACAAAGCGAAGCGGTTTCTCAAAATGTTTATGCGACAAGCCAATCACTCGGAAAGGCTCGTGTAGACTTAGCTTGTTTTTATTCAAATGAAACTACAAAGTTCATTAAACCCCCAAAACATCCCATAAAAATAGATTCTATCTACCAGCAATCAAAGACTAAGCAAAGGGTTGTAGTTGTTCCTAATCAATACAAGAATGATAAGGTTGTTATTGTTGGATCGGCGGAATACACTCAATTGCTAAAAGATAGTCAAATAAAAAAACAATTGGAAAAGGACGCGCAATTAACGGCCAAGCAAATTGAATCTGATAATAAGGAATTGATTAAACAAAAAACCATGTCTGATAAAATGGTTATTGACCTAAATAAATATAAGGAGTTAGTAGCAAAAAAAGATTTAAAGATCTTATGGTTAAGCATTGTTATTGTGGGACTACTTGCTCTTGATGCCGTTTATTTTTACCTTAAAGCTAACGGGTTATTCTTTTTATAATATGAACGAAGAAACAATAGTGAGTGAAATTAAAAAGGATGAGGTAATTATTAAACAGAAGACCGTACTGGTTGCGACAGCCCTACAAATTTGGTCGCGCGCGAATCCAGTTAAAGCCGCCTTTATCCTTGGTGGAATTGTTGGTTTTATTTTAGGCACTATTATTTAGTGTAATAAGTTATATGTGGCAAGGTATTGCTAATGTAACTCAGGCTGCACTTGCGTTCTTACAGAATGGCAAGGCGCCCCCTAATACGCCCCCGGAGCTTGAGAAACAAATGGAGGATACAAATCACCTAGCTTCTAAGAAATTCTTTGTGGTGATGACCTCACTACTGATGATTGTTTCAATGTTCTTCGTGGCGGTTGGTATTCTTTTTGTTATTCCCAAAGATCATGATATTGTTATTACAACTTATGCTACTATTTTTACTAAAATCATGGAGCAAGTAGCTCTTGTTATATCTGTTTATTTAGGCGCACAGGGCTTAGTTGATTTAAGATATAATAGTTCGTCAAGCGTTGGGGTTCAGGGAGTTGCCCAATCATCTAATATTAATGAGAATAAAAATGTTAATTTAAATGAACAAATATTAACTAACAACGCAAAAGAAAGTGATTATAATATAACGGAGAATAGTCTATGAAAAATCCATCTGCAAAAGTACTATCTTTGATTTTGGAATATGAGGTTGGTGGTGGCCGGGCCTATTACGAAAAATATTTAAATGGGCCGACTTGGCCGGGCGGTGCAAGTGGCATGACTCTTGCTATAGGTATAGACTGTGGATACTATACACCTACTGAATTACGCGAAATTTTTAACTTCCTACCTGATAACCAGATCAAGGCTATACAAGGGGCATCTGGCAAAACAGGACAGGCTGGAAAAGAATATACAGGGTCTATTAGAAATTTAGGCATAAAAATAACATGGGATCAAGCCGTTGAAATATTTGATAAATACACTTGGACAAAGTTCGCAAAACTGGCTGAAAGAACCTTTCCCGGTTTGGATCAGTTATGTGATAACGCATATGGTGCTATCGTCTCTTTGGTATTTAATCGTGGGTCTAGTTTGGTTGGGGATAGTCGTAGTGAGATGAGAGAAATTAAAAATTTAGTTCCTAAAAAAGACTATCGTTCTATCTCGCTAGAAATACAAAAAATGAAAAGGATATGGCAAGGCAAAGGGCTAGACGGCCTGTTAGCAAGAAGGGATGCAGAGTCTGCACTGGTATTAACTTGCGCTAATTAATTTAGTTTTAGTGTATTATTATTAATACTATTTATTATATGACAATATTCGAAAACTCTCCCGAAAAGTTTGATCTAAGCAGTCTAGAATATCGTCCCGGAAAGCAAGTTAACTTATGTGCTTTTAATATCGAAAGTGAAAATTCTGAACACAAACTTTCCGTAGCGTCAAGACTAGAAAATATTGCACCCATCGAGGAGAACGGTGTAAAACTTACTATGCACGATAAATTTAAATATCATTCCATCTTTGACGGTATCATTGTTCAGGCAAAGATTGCGGAAGAAGAGGATCGGTATTTAGCAACAGCTTCTATTAATCAATTAAAGAAGTTCTTACCTACACACGTTAATCTTGATGTTAACAAGGATTTGCTTGGAGTTGCTTTTGATGCTTTCGTTGTTAATCGCGGAAATAAAAATGGACATATTATTGGTAATGATGTTGCACTAGCAATGATTCCTAATTTTATTAATAAGCCTTTTAATATTGAGCATAACCGCAAAACAATTGTTGGATTCTGTACTGGTTATGGATTTAGTGCTTTTGGTTCTAGTACGCCGCTGACACTCGAAGAAATTCAAAATACAACAGATCCATTCAATGTTGTTCTTTCTGGTTTTGTTTGGAAAGTTGCGAATCCAGAATTTGCCGCAGAGCTTGCCGAGAGTAGTGATCCAAGTTCTGGCAAATATCTTTCTGTTAGTGCAAGTTGGGAATTAGGATTTAATGAATTCAATATTGCACAAGGTAGTAAGAATTTAAATGAGGCAACAATAATTGAAGATGAGGAACAGCTTTTAGAAATGAAAGATTGTTTAAAAGTTTTTGGCGGTAGTGGAATCAATGCGTCTGGATCCCCAGTTTACCTTAATTTACAGGGTAATGTTCTTCCGTTAGGAATTGGTTTTACAAATAATCCAGCGGCAGAAGTTAAGGGTGTTATTGTTCGCGATGAAGACTCTGACTATAAGGCCGATGCAAATTTAAATGATATTAATAACAAAAAAAGTGTCCACTCTAATACGGAGGATGTAAAAAACAACATGCAAATCAACAAGCTTGAAGATATCACCGACGAGGCTATCAAGGAAATTTCCGCAAATGCAGTGAGAGAATTTATTTCTAATAAGATCGCTGAACATGCAAAAGACTGGTCAGCCAAACTAAACGAAAAAGAAACTTCATTAGAAGCAGCCGTTGCTGAGGCAACAGCGCTAAAGACAGACCTAGAGTCAATCAAGAGTGAAGTGGCTGCTATGCAAAGTGCTATCAAGGCTAATGAGATTGCTGGAAATTTCCAACGTAGAATGAGTCTCATTGATGAGGAGTTCAACCTAACTGATGCAGATCGTGAGATTATCGCTGAAGACTTGAACGCAATTGAGAATGACGAAGCCTTCACAAAGTGGTATAATAAGTTCTCCGTTCTTGCTTCTGGCAAAAAGAAGTCAGAGCGTGATTCCGTTGATCAGCAAGATACAGTTCAGGGCCGTAGTAAGGTAAAGCCTGCTAAAGTTGCATCCGAACCAGAGGCTGGAAAAATTAAGAACGATAAAGACGTAAGTGCTGATGAAGATGAGATGAGCGCAGAAGAAGTTGTTGCTGATGATAACAGTGAATCTGACGACATAGATAAAGTTAAAGACACTGGCCCGGTTTCAGCATCAAGTTTCAGTGAGGACAATAGTTCAATTTCAAAGAAAACAGCTGACAAAGTCGGAGCAAAGACTGGGTCATTTGCAGAGTCTAATGTCGAGGGTCTTAAGGAATATTCTTCTCAAGAGCACAATGCAATCAAGGCTGGCGAGCAAGCAATTACTTCCGAAGTTGAAAAGATTGTTGCTTCCGTTAAGGTTGAAGAACAGCTTATTCCTAACTCCATGAGCCCCGCTCAGGATTCACTTCTACAGAAAATTAGTGCCGCTTTCAACAAAAGCAGTGTAAAGTTCACTAAGTAAAGATTTCAGATAATTCGTTATCTAAAAACAAACAAAACAAATAAAATAACAAAAATTTATGCCAAACCTAAAACCATTCAGAGATTACGATGAAAGCAACGTAATTAATCTATTCACGGTAACAGGACAGACCTTCCTATCGAAGGGTACGTTCGTTACTGCCGCTTCAAGTGGTGTTAACCTAAGAGATGATGAGACTGTAAATAACTTATCAATCTACGGTAACTCCGTTTCCGCCCTATTCACACCAGCTTGGTCATTAGCTACTGCCCCCTCTGGCTCCCTAAAGAACACAGTTATCGGTGCAACTCTAAAAGACTTCCGCACAACGGATGAAAACGGCGAAGTTCTACTTTTCCACCCTCGCAAGGCTGCTGAGATGGATGTGATCATCAGTGGACAGGCAATGCCTGTTATCACAAAGGGTATATTCCTTTACAGTGGTATCAGTACTGGTACTTATGGTAACCCAAGCTTCGGCTCTGGTTTCGCTGTAGCTGATGCTGGTGACGGATCAATCAAGGTTGCCCCTTACGCAACAAGTGGATCAATCAATGCTAACGTGCTTGGTAAGTTCCTAGGTGGAATCAACCAAGATGGCTATGCTCTTATCAAGATCGAGCTATAATCTTAACCACTAACCGAAACAAATTTATATGAAAATTCAATTCGAAAAAAACCCAGAGCAAATCGAGCTTATCAAGGCTCTTGCATCTGAAAATAAAACAGTTGCAATGCAGGCTCAGGAGGCTTTCGCCGCTTTTATTAGTGACGTAGTTCTTCAGGTTCTCTTACAGGCTGGTACAGCTAGCATGATCTATCGTGACATCGAGTTCGATGAGGACGATTCTCCATCTATCCCTCTTGACCTTTACTATGGACAGGGCGAAGGAACAATCAGCGTCTGGAGTCAGACAGTTGGTGGCGGTCTTCCTTCTAACCTACAACAGGGTCTACAGGAAATGAAGCTTAACACCTACCGCTTAGACAGTGCTATCTCTATGGAGAAGCGCTATGTCCGCCGCGCACGTCTCGACGTTGTTGCTGCTGGTCTTGAGCGTATGGCGAACGAGCTTCTTGTTAAACAAGAGCGTAATGCATGGGCAGTTATCCTAAAGGCGCTAGCCGAAGCCTCCACAACAGTGCAGGGTTCAACAGCAGCTACTGGCGGAACAACTCACCTTATCCGTTCTGCCAATGATGGTGTCTTTGATATCGATACACTTAATAGACTATGGACAAAAGTTCGTAGAATTAATGCTGCTTACACAGGCGGTACACCTCTAAACCTACAGGCTCGTGGTCTTACAGATATCTTTGTAAGTCCTGAAGTCAAGGAGCAGATCCGTGGTTTTGCATATCAGCCAATGAATACTCGTGGTGCAAACGGTGCAACTGGATCTCTTTCATCTGCTGGTGTTTTAGGTCTTCCTAACGGTGTTCGTGAAGAGATCTTCCGTGGCAGTGGAACACAGGAAATCTTCGGTGTTACAATTCACGAACTGCTTGAGCTTGGTCTAACTAGAAAGTACAATACACTATTCGGTACGTTTGCAACAGCAGCGAGCCTTAGTGTTAGTGCCCCTCAGACTGGTAATGCTAACAATAGTGGAACAACTTGGAGTACAAGTAATGATGAGCTTGTTATCGGTATCGATGCAACACGTAACGCATTCCTTCGTCCAGTTGCAATCCAGAGTGAGAGTCGTGGACAGGTCAAGGTTCTTCCTGATGACCAGTTCCTAGCTCGTAGTCAGAAGGTTGGCTTCTACAGCTATGTGGAAGAAGGCCGTGTCTGTACTGACGCTCGTGCGGTTGTTGGTGTTATTGTCTAAGACTAATAGCAAATAAATTAGAAAAGCCCCCAGAAATGGGGGCTTTTTCTTTTTACTGGCTAATTTATTATATTTTTAATTAATTTCGTAATATAATCTATATGGCAACTAAGAAAACCAAGAAGACAATTACTTTAGAAGCAACTACACAGCTTGACGGAAAAGTGCAAGATCATGGATCTCAAATGCCGGGAACATTAGATCAAATTATGAATGAATCTATGGCCACTTATAGTGCCAGAAGCTCGGAAGAGTATATTTCCCAACTAGCAGAAATGAACCAGACAGACTTGCAATCTCATGCTTATAAAGTTGGACTGATTCCTATTGAGGATAGAAAGGTTTTAGTTGAGAGATTAACCCAAGAGTTTCGGGCATGGGCATCTAGACAGGCGCCAGTTAATACTCAAAATACTACAGTTAATTCTAGCAATATTTCAGACGAAGTAAGAAAGATTCTTCGTGAGGGTGCTTAATACCGCTATCTGTGTAAAATAGTATGTGAGCGACCCATTTACATACTTTGTTACTAATGTTTATAGAGAGTTAGATTATCCAGTTGATTATACTCAGACGAGGATAAGCGGATGGTTTCTTGACTCAGCAAATATTGGCCAGTTAAATAATTTAATTGGTACAAGCTATACGCCCGGCGCAGTATACGATAATAACGGAACACCAACTGGTTGGTCTATTAATCCAACTATTAGTGGTAATGAATTAGGCATCTATAAGATGCTCTTTAATTATAACTATTATTCTCACCTTGCCCGAACTGTTGCCGTGAGCGCAACGCGCGCTGGCCAAGATTGGGTAAGTATGCAAGAAGGCGATAGTAAGATTACTCGCGTTAATAAAAATGAAATTAGTAAGAACTTACGTGCACTTGCAAAAGATGCAAAAGAAACTTTAGACAAGTCTGTGAAAATGTATCTCAAATATGGTGCCGTTCCAATGCAGATTGCTGGCGATGATTATATTGGTATTAGCAATTATATATCTTTAAGTCATGATCGTAATCTAGACCGAAGTGATTATCAGTACTAATTATTAAAGAATGAACTATTTAACTAGAGAAGAAAAAAATGCTTATAGTAAAGTATTCTATGATATTCATGATACTTTTTCTCGTAATATAGTTGTCTGGAGGCATGCAAATACAACACTAATTTCTACAACTCCAGATTATAATTTTTTATACTCTCAAGTTCAGCCTTCTATTTCTGTACAGTATACTCCAACTAGTGGAGTTTTCTCTGCGAGAATTCAGTGGGAACATGGTTGGAAAATTAATGATGGTAGAGATATTCGCCCCACAATTCGTGGTAACTACTGCCGTATTAAAGTTAAGGGCAATGCTCTTCCATATATAAGTGGCGCCGACCGTATTGAGGTAGATGGCAGGCCAATGAATTGGATTGGCTCTTCTGAAATACATGGATTATTTACTGGGGATTTCTTTCATCTATACCTAAAGGAGAGCGAATAATATGGCAAGTGGATCAATTGATTTAGATCAATTTGTTGCCGAGCTTCTTTCTACCGATGAGGTTCTAAGGGCTGCTAGGCAAGAGGCTGCTAATGTTTTAGAACAACAAAAAGAAATTTTATTGAGGGAATTTGATAATCATCCAGTCACTAAGGAAATAGAGGCCGGGCCAGAAGCGGCCAATCTCTCTGGAACATTGGGGGGTAAGGGTAATTTGTTTTCTTTTATTGGCTTTGATGATGCTGACACTCCAGTAGCCCCTGTTAAAGAACTTTTAAATGGTATATCATTGGGATCAATGAGACGAAACAATGCGATGGGGGTACTAAATTTTAAAGTTAACATGCCATCCGAAGAGGAGTTTGAGGCTATCAGTAAAATGCCTTGGGAGACTGGTCGTAGCTGGTTATTTGAAATTGAGCGAGCAATTTCTGGTCTTGGAAATTATATTTATGGGCAGTTCAAAAATTCAAGATCCGGAACTGGATATGAAGCTAGTTCACCAGTTGATACTAAAACTTTTTCTCCTGTCCCATATTTTAGAACGATGCTAGAAAAATTTGTAATTAAACTTAAACAATGAATCCTACCTATCTAACAACTTTAATGCCGAGTTTTTATTTATGGCTTGACCATGAAATACTTCAGCGCGGAAATGCGTTTACAGTATTTAGTGGACAAATGTATTCTGGTGCAGATTATAACTATGGAAACATGGTTACATATACATCGCCATTTCGCCAGTGGGTCTCTGACTCTAGTGTTACGAATGCGGTAATTCCAAGTGGCGTGTATGTCGGCGGGAACTTTGTTGGAAGAGGTACTAGCGGCCTTTCATTAAACTTTAATAAGGCAGAGGCCGTATTTACTGGGGGAATGGTAGCTTCTAATTTAAAAAATATAACCGCGCAATATTCTGTAAAGGATTTCAATCTTTATTATACAGATGAAAAAGAAGAGAATCTCTTATTTGAGAATCGAAACTATTTGGCGCCAAAGTTTAATCATGTTACTGGCGGATTATCTCCCGACGATCAGCCTTATCCATGTATTTATATTAAAAATACATCCTATGAGAACAAACCGTTTACATTCGGGGGGCAGGAGCAGACAAAAACAACAATTCGTTGCGTTGTTATTGCTGATAATATTTTTCTATTAGATGGAGCTATTTCTATAATGTCAGATACCGTTAGAAAGATATTTCCTATTATTCCAAATTCACAGATTCCGTATAATTATTATGGAGATTTTAAATCTGGAACATCTTATAGTTATACTGGATTAGCCTACTCCGCACAGCAGGCCGCGCCCGGTAATAATGTATATATTGATCGTGTCACCGTATCAAGAATGGATGAAATTCGTAACAAACATATTAATCTAAAAACCGTTGCTGCTATGGTTGATTTTGACTTATGGCAAGGTAGATATCCTAGAATTTACTCTTAAAGGGGGGTATAATTATATATGGCGTCTCCGCGTGGATCAATTCCAAGTACAAGAAATCGTGTTATTTATAATGCGTTAAATTTGTACGTGGGACAAACTGATGCTATATCTGGTGATCATACTAGTTTAGGATCGGTTCGTCAGTTAACTCGTGTACAGAGTTTTGATGAAGATTTTTCTCGTAATTTAGTTGACGTTAATCGTTATGGACAATTGGCTGCGGTGGATCGTATTGATTCGCAGTCACCAATCGTCAAGGCAAATTTTTCATATTTATTAACTGATGCAAGTAATGAGTATTATATGGGATTAACAGTTGGTAATTTATTTTCCGGTATATATCCAGCCTCTTGTATTTCTGACATACTTAATGGAAGTACTGATTCTAAAAATTATTTTTTAACTGTAGCTGATGATGGTAATGATGCAATTAAATACAAGGGAATGAATACTGGAGTAATTGGTATAGGTAATGCATGTATTACAAATTATTCAGTTGAGGCCGCAGTAGGTCAGTTACCTAAGGCAGCAGTTTCTTTGGAAGGATTTAATATTAATGTTCTCTATCCGATGCAGGGTAATGGTTATGATCAACTTCCGTCAGTTGATCCTAATAGGGGAAGTTCTGTAGCTGGCGGCTTTATTATTCCCGTGGGGTCGGGGAGTAATTCTGTAGACCAAGTTGCGGCACTCCAACCCGGTCAAATGACACTTTCGTTAAGCGGTATTCTTGGATTTAGCTCCACTGATCTCAAGATCCAAAATTTTAAGCTTAATATTCCATTAAATAGAAAGCCAATAATAAGAGTTGGAAATAAATTTCCCTCATATCGCCCTATAGAGTTTCCCGTTAAAGCTACCATATCAATTGATGCGGAACTAGGGTCATTATATGCTGGTGGCGCGCCATATAACGCAACTCCATACAGTGGGCAGCTTAATGTTACTGGTGTTCCGCCTTGGTACTTGAACCCTAATGAAGGCAATACTAGCGTAAATAATTTTGATAATATACTATGTGATACTGGTGTTTATAATTTACAAGTTGCATTTAAAAATCCAAACTGTGCGGCAACAGGATCAAATGCATTATTGTATCAATTTAATAATTGCCGACTATTGAACCAAAAAGTTTCTACTGCAATTGGATCAAATGCCAAGTTAAGTGCGGAGTGGGAAATGCGCGTGGGCGCGCCAGAAGATTTAACTAATGGAGTTTTTATATATGGAAATGTTATTAATACGCGCCCTTACACTATAACAACCCTTTTAGTAGGGGGTGGAGGAGGAGGAGATGATATTGCTTTTAATAAACAATCATTTCTTAATTACCATTTTAATACAGGAGTTGCAAATGGTGGTGATGGTGGACAGGTAGTTATTGGAAACCTATCCTTACAACCGAATTCCACATATGGAATATATGTTGGTCCGGGGGGCGCTGGTGCTGGAAAACAGCAAAATTTTGCTTCTACCAGTTCTGCCAGTACAAGCACTTCGTCATCAACTTCAACTTCAAGTAATAGTACGATGAACCATGCCATCCAATTTGCAACAGATGGTCAAAGTTCGTATATAAATCATAATGCTCAAACAGTTTTGTTAGCAAATGGTGGCAAAAATGGTTGTTATAATAATTATACAAGAAGTTATGCTGGGGGTGGTGGAAATTTTTCTTCAAACTTGAGCATGGGGGTAAATGGTGCACCCGGTTATTTTTCTAATATATTAGGAACTGGGACATATTATGGCGGTGGAGGTGCCGGATATTTAATAACAGGAAATATAACTGGGGTTGCTGGATCGGGGGTGTTAGGGCGAGGCGGTAATGGTGGTTATAATAATGGAAATGGTCGCTTTTATGGTCAACCGCAACATGGTTCTGATGGTGCCGTGATTCTTTCTATACCAGCGTCACGATTCTCTTCGCAGTATGCTTTCGGATATGAAACATTTTTTGCACAAATTTCTGGAACTGTTCTTCATCTTATTCACAATCCGAATAAATATGTTGACCTTCCTGTTGGATCGCAAATTACTGGACCTGGCGTTTCATCCGGAACTTATATAACAGCACTTCTTGGTAATGATAATTATTCTGTAAATATTTCACAAAACATTGGTTATGTATCAATGAATGCTACTTTGGGTAGTGTTTCAAGAAATGGTTCGAATGTAATTTTAACTTATCTATCGGCGGGAACATATACAGCATAATATGGCTATTTTCACACAACTCGATTCAAATAATATAGTCCGAAATCTTTATAAGATTTCTGGTGGTACGGCATCTACCGAAGAGGGCGGGGTTGCATTCTGTGAACAGATTTGGGGACCGGGCCAATACATTCAAACTTTTGAAGAAGTGGGCCCAAAAAATAAAAGGCATAAAAATGCTGAAATTGGTGATTACTATGATTCAATAACCGATGGTTTTTATAGCACACGTATAGCACAAAATAATCGTATGCCATCTAGATGGCTAAACCTTCCAAACGGAACTTCTTACTGTGTTAATTATAGGGTTGCTAGTAGTACATTTCTTTCACTTATTGTAAAACAATATTTTAATAATAATGAGCAGTCGTCACGGCCGCATGATTTCGCGCGCACCAATGGCGTTGCTGCGCCAACTGGTACTCCATATGCGATTATTCGTGATCCGGTAAGCAGATTCATTTCTGCATATTCATTAAGGGTTCGTGGCGTACCCGGCTGGTATCCAGTAGACCAATTTATCGATTGGATGATTGTGCAAGATAAAACAAAATTAAATCCTCACTTCATACCCCAAGTAAATCTAGTTGGATCTCCAGAACCATTGGGTATTACTTATTTTGATTTTGCCAAAGACTTTAGTCCCATGGCGGTTACGCTTGGGCTTCCAACGCCAATACCCCAAAGAAATAAAACTGACGTATCAAAAAAACCAGTATTAACTCTAGATCAAATAACAAAATTACAGAATTTCTATTCTGATGATATGGATTTATATGCTAGAGTAAAAGCCCAAACATAAAATATATTTAATAGTGTCTGAATTGGCCTGTCTAATGTAATTATAACTATAACCTAAAAAATTTATGGCAATACCCTCTACTAGAAATCGCATTATTTATAACGCTCTTAACCTTTATGTTGGTCAGGTTGATCCTGTTACCGGAAACCATACAGTTGCGGGAAATATGAGGCAGCTAACTCGTATTCAGAGTTTTGATGAGGATTTTGCACGTAACTTAACTGATATTAACCAGTATGGACAATTAGCCGCTATTGACCGTATTGATCTTCAGGCACCTACAGTTAAGGCTAACTTCTCTTATCTATTAACAGACGGAAGTAATGAAGATTTCATGGGTTTGGATGTTAATACTGGTCAAGGCCAATATTCTTGTATTTCTGGTATTCTAAATAATACAAGTGATGCACTAAATTATTTCTTAACAATTGCCGATGAGGGTAATGATGCCGTTGGTTACAAAGGTGCAAATACTGGTGTTATTGGTATTGGAAATGCTTATCTAACCTCTTATGCGGTTGAGGCTGCGGTGGGTCAGCTTCCAAAAGCAACTGTTTCATTAGAGGGGTTGAATATTAACGTTCTATACCCAATGCAGGGTAATGGTTACGATCAGCTTCCCTCAGTTAATCCTGCAAATGGAATTCCTGTTACAGGTGGTTTTATAATTCCAGCTGGTAGTGGTAATAACTCCTCAACTCAGGTTACAGCCCTCCAGCCCGGCCAGATGACTCTTGCTATTAGTGGTATTCTTGGTTTCTCCAATACAGATCTTAAGATTCAGAACTTTAAACTTAACCTACCACTAACACGCAAACCTATCCTAAAATTAGGTAGTAAGTTTGCAATTTCCCGTGTTGTTGACTATCCAGTTAAAGCAACCCTCTCAATCGATGCTGAGATCGGTAATCTATATGCTGGTGGTGTGCCTTATAATACTGGTGCATATTCCAACCAGACTGGTGTTACTGGCGTTCCCCCTTGGTATCTTGATCCTACTGAAAATAACCAGAGTGTTAATAATCTAGCAAATGCTCTTTGTGATACTGGTGTTTACAACCTGCAGGTTGCATTCCAGAATCCTAATTGCGCTGGAACAGGCACAAACGCTCTTATTTATCAATTCAATAACTGCCGTTTAATGAACCAAAAGATCACAACCTCAATCGGTGCCAACGCAAAGCTAACTGCCGAGTGGGAAGCCCAACTTGGCGGCCCTCAGGATCTAGTTAATGGCGTGTTTATCTCTGGAAGCTATCCTGCTCTCTAATAGATAAATAAAACAATCAAAGTACAGGGCACCTTCGGGTGCCCTTTATTTTTTTATAAGTGTAATAGAATTTGGTATAATAAGGTAATTAAAGGTTAAAGGTTTTATAATGAATGTAGACATTAATAATTTTGTCGTTGCCGCTGTTACTGGCGAGATTAAAAAGCTGTATCTTTCTTTTCTTTATTCTGCTGAAGATTTAGTTAAAACTGGAAAACTTTCCGAAGAAGATTACCAATGGTTAAGAAAACGTATTCTTGATTATGGGAATAATTCAATCCGAAATATTGACATTCAACTAAATAGTTTTGATTTTAGCTTTAGAAACAAAGAAAATAATATATAAATTTATGGAAAACAAAAAATGGTACTATCAGTTTGATGCGGAACGAGAAATTAAGAATGAGGACGGAACTTCTACAAAAGAAAGTTCAAAGTTCGCAATCTTAAAACCAAACCGCAGAACCCGTGAGGATGGTGAGTTATTTTATGCTAGTGAAACATCTCGCTTTGCGAAGGCAGGAGTTCTTCCAAAGGCTGCATGGAATACAATTCTTTCTAATGGCGGCGGCACTGTAAGTGATGACCAGAAAGAAGAATATGGTTCTTTGATTGTACAATTTCGTGATAAGAGTTTTGAGTTGCAGTCCTTATTGATTAAATCAGATGGCGAGCGTAGTACTGAAGAGAAGGCACGTTTAGACCTCTTAACAACTGAAATGGAAGAGGTTCGTCGGAAGATTCAATCTTTTGAGTCTGCGCAAATTAATATTTTTGAGAATACTGCCGAAGCTAAGGCCAGAAATCGCGCTATCCTTTGGTGGGTTGTTAACCTTGCCCATAAGAGTATTGACGGTAAATTTGTTCCCATCTTTGATGCTGAAAATTTTGAAGCAAATCTTGATAAGTATGATGAGATTGAGCAATTGGAAGATGGTGGCTTTATGATGGGTATTCTTCGTAAGTTTACGTATTTAGTTACGCTATGGTTCTTGGGCCGGGCCGAAACAGAAGAAGATTTCGCCACTTTCTCTAAGAACCTAGAATCTGGCACCGCATAATGTGCAAAAAGTCGAATATGGTAAAATTTTTACAGAGATAACAAACGGTTATTCTCAGGTTACCATTGATGGTAAAGACTATTTTTTTAAACACCCCAGTCAAGCAGAAAACTTTGAGATCTATGATAGATATAATTCTATCTATGCGTTTGCCAGATCAAGGGGTATTCAAACTGAAGAGGAAAAGGTTGCTACGGCAATAAAGGGCGGATGGTGGACGAAACAAAAAGAAGATGAGATAGAAAATTTAAGGGAGTTAAATAAAAGCCTTCGACAAACAAGGGAGAAACTCCTGTATCCATCTCAAAAAGCAGATATAGATAAACAAATCACCCGAAACGAGAGAATACTTGTTTTTAATAATAAGCAAAGAAGTGATGCCGTGGGCTATACTGTGGAACACTATGCTGGGGAAAGATTCCAAGACGAAACTATTATTCAGGTAACCTATAAAAATAAGGAATTAACAGAAAGGCTATTCTCGGATGATAATGAATATTACTATTTATCTGAGGACATTGTGGAGAAGATAAAGAAGGGTTATAACGCGCACTCTAACCTAATAACACAGAGAAGTATTAAATGTGTGGCTGCATGTGGCTTTTTTCAGAATTTAATCTTTGTGGCGGAGACGAAACCTTCTGACGTTTGGGGGCGCGCGGCGACTCAGTGTACAAAATACCAATTAGACTTGCTTATATACGGTAAGATATTTAAAAATTTAATTAAATACCGCGCAGAATCAGGTACGCCATTGAGTGAAGAAGTTATTAATAGTCCAGAGAAGCTAGTTGACGTATCAGAACACGAGTCTGGAGGGTCAGCAACAAGACAGGAAACTGCTTCAGTTTCGAGTTCGGATGGGCAAAGCGAAACTAAGGTTTCTAGTTTTGTGGGCGCAACGAAAGAAGACCTAAAAGCGATGGGTGTTAAAGTTGCAAAGATTGGCGGTAAAAGCTTATTAGACCTAGCGAAAGAAAACGGTGGAAAGCTTGATAAGGGACAATATCTCGATGCGCGGTTAAAGATGTAACGTGTAAATATTACTGAGTGTTTCACTCGGCAAAAGGACTATGGCTACAAACGCACAAATTAATGTAACAGCTAATACTAGCGGAGCTCAACGCGCGGTAGAGGCCATATTTAAAAAAGATTATAATCTTAATGTAAATATTAAAGGTGGGCAGCCTTTAGGGAGAATTACGGGTGACTTAAGTGAGTTTAATAAGTCGATGGAAGCAGCTAATGCTCGCGTTATTGCTTTCGGCGCTAGCGCCAGTGTTGTATATGGAATTCAAAAAGCATTTCATTCCCTTGTTGACTCGACTGTTGAGGTACAAAAAGCTCTAAACCAAATACAAGTTGTTCTTAATGTTAGTAATAAAGACATTACTCAATTTGGTGCTAATTTATTTAACGTAGCAAAGCAAACGGGGCAAAGCTTTGAGACCGTTGCTGAGGCCGCAACACTTCTTTCTCGTCAGGGGTTAGGGATGGAAGAAACTTTAAAAAGAACTAATGATGCTCTGGTGCTTTCTCGTATTACCGGAATGGATGCTGCAAAGAGTGTTCAAGCCTTAACTGCTGCCGTTAACTCGTTTACAAGCCAAGCTGTTACCGCCTCTGAGGTTGTTAATAAATTTGCGACAGTTGATACCCAGTTTGCTATCGGTGCCAAAGATTTGCCGGAAGCTATTGGTCGAGTTGGTTCTTCGGCGGCACAGGCAGGAGTCTCTCTGGATCAACTTATTGCGCTTGTTACCGCAACTCAGGTTGCGACTGCTCGTGGTGGTGCCGTTATCGGTAACTCGTTCAAAACAATTTTTACAAGATTAGATCGTCCAAAAACTCAGGCGCTATTGGAGAGTCTGGGGATTGGAACTACAGATGAAAATGGGAAAGCAAAAGGAACTATTGAACTATTACAGTCTTTGGCTGGTGCATATGAGGGACTAAGTAAAACTCAAAAGGGGCAAGTTGCAGAAAAGGTTGGTGGTGTATTCCAAATTAACATTTTAAAAGCAGCGCTAGCAGATTTAAATAAAGAGTATTCAGTTTATGGAAACGCGTTAAGGGTTTCTGCTGGTGCAACTGATGACGCTTATAAACGTAATGAGGCGTTAAATCAAACTTATTCGGCACAGTTAAATGCCTTACAATTGAATGCAAAGCAACTTTCTGCAAATGTTGGCGAGAAGCTTTTGGGGCCATCAATGTCAAAATTAATTGGCGGCGCAAATTCTTTATTAGGTGGAATTAACGAGTCTGATTCAAATTCTGTCGGAGCTAAAATAGCAAACGGTATTCTTAGTGGCTTGGGCCAAGTCCTTTCGGGACCGGGGCTTGCACTGATTGGCGGCGTTCTATTAAAACTGTTGGTTGACTTCACAAAATTTGCTGCTAGTGGAACAAAAGATTTATTGGGTCTAAATACTGCAACTAAAGAGCAGGCTGATTTACAAAAAAGTATAACAGCAATTCTTTCCAAGGATCCTTCAATATACAAGCAAATTGAAACTGGTGCGATGAGCGTTAATGACGTTTCTAAAGCACTTTTAGCTAATTTAAAATTACAGACCGCAGAATTAGAATTACAATCAAAGCTTTCGGCAGAAATAGCGAGTAAGGTTTTTGCTGGTGGCGCAAGAGTTAGTGGCGGTGTGGCTAGGGTTGGTAAGGCTAGTGGTTATATTCCTAATTTTGCAAGCGATGAGGATATGGAGGAGATGCATGCGAGAATGCTTGGTGCAAGGAACCCTCGCGCAAAAGAGGGGCGTGGAACTATTGGTGGCAAGAGGTTCCTAATGAATAGTGAGGAGGATGAGATTCCTAATTTTGGAAGTAATGGTGATTCGGCTGTTATTCCAAGATATGCCGGAGGTTATGTACCAAATTTTGCAGGACGACCAGCAAAAAGAAAGAGGCCATCGGATATATCTGCAGCTGAAAAAAAAGAGGCTAGAAGAGATGCTGGCCCACCTATAGACCTTGGTTTTACAAATGCTATTTCTTTGATATATGGAAGGAAGGCTGGTGTTTCAGATGCAACTGGAACGTGGGAAGATAAAAATACATTCCAAAAATATAAATTAGGTTTTCATAAAGCTGGTTTGAAGTTGCCAGTAAACCCAAAGGAAGCAAATTTAGAAGATAGGCTTTTACAGTCCTTTATAGATGAAACTAATAATTATATTAAAATATTAGGATCAAATACAAGCATACAAAATGTTTCGCAATTTGCAAATACTGGATCTGTGAACTCAATGCTTGGTAACATATTTGAAACTGCTGTTAACTATGCGACTGGGCAAAATTTTATTGAAAGAGAGGGCGGTCAAGTTTCTGGGATCGATTTTCCTGCTCCCCGCGATGAATTACGAGAATTATTTCATAATGCGCCTGGTCAATATGAAGCAAAACATAATGATTCTCAAAATCTTACGAACGATGTTGTTAAAAAGGCTATTACAGCCGGATTGGTGCCAATACCTAGAAAGAGTCATGCTTCTGGCTATATTCCTAATTTTGTAGATGCACTACATGAATCTATTTCCCGTGAAATTGGCGCCGGGGCCCCAAAGAGTGGAATCTATGTAAAACAATATTCTGAACTTGCCGGATCTGATAACCCAATGGGGCTTGGTGTTTTCAATTCTCGCGATGAGGGTTCCCCATCAAAAGAAAAGGGTGCAATTCGTCGTAAGGGTTACGCTGCTGGTTACGTTCCTAATTTCGCAGATGATTCGGTTTCGAGTGGTGGCGGTGATATGCGCGGCGCAACGACTGCGATGAGTGGAGAGTTGCTGTCTATGGTTACGATGATGGCTGTGGGCAATAAAGGTATAAAGAAATCATACGACGAGGAATTAGATAACAGAAGAAAAGCCACCGCGGAACTTATAACTGAAAATGAAAAAGAACTAGAAATAAAAAGAAATGCGGCATTAAAAGCTGTAGAAGATATTAATACTTGGACATCTCTTGAGGCGGAAGCTAGAAAAAGCGGGATAGCGGCAGATATTGAAGAAGCAGAGATGCATGTAAAGCAAAATTCTATTTTAAAAGCTGAATATACAAAAGAAGTAGAAGCACTACAAAAAGTACAAACCTCTCTAAATCAAGCTTCTGCTAAATTAGCAAATCCAAGTTTAAGTACGAAAGCATCGGTTGCTAGTGGTGCTTTTGGTCAGCAGGCTGCATTGGGTTTAACTTTTCTTGGGCCAATTCTTGCGCAAACAGTGGCGGCGGGTATCGATAAGACAACAAAATCTGGAAGAACTGACGCGGCAGTAGTTAAGGGTCTCGGAGATGTTGCTGCATATGCTGGTACTGGAGCTATGCTTGGGGGCGCACCGGGTGCCGTAGTTGGTGCTCTTATTGGGTCTTTCAGTGCGCTTAATGACGTAGTTAAAGAAATGAGCACGGATCTTCCTGAAGCAATGGCTAAAACTAAAAAGGCATCAGAGGAAAAGACACAAACGCTTAATCAACAAAATACAGTAATGCCCTTACTAGAACAAATTCAAGATATTAGGAAGGGTGCTGGTGGAGTAGCTGGAACACAGCCAGAAATGGAAATTCGGAAAAAAGTTGATGAGGCTTTGGCTGGTAATGGTACTATGAGAGCTAATGTTGTTGCTAGTGATTATAATTTTGATAATGTTAAAAACATATTTATTCAAGATGCAACTATTAAAGCTGATAATTTAAAACAAGCCCAATATGAGCAAACATTAACTGCTAGTTCAGAAAAAAGTAAAAATAAAGATTTTATTAGTTTTGGGAAGGACTTCAACACCGGTGGCGTAGCGCAGCTTAAGGTTGGAGTAGCAGATAAGGCAGAAAGTTTGCCGGTACTAGGAAATGTCGCTAAATTGGCAGAAGCGTTTAATTACGGCCCTTTCAGTGGCACGGCGGGAGCACGTCGCGCATTGAATGAAAAACAATCAAAAGCATCTGTTGAAACTGGGGAGAGTATTGGTGAACATATCATGTCTTCCATGAAGACTTTAGATGAAAAAAGTTTAATGGAAAAAGTGGAAGAAATATCTAAGGCTAAAAATTTAACACAGTTATCTGCAGTTAGTGGTAGTGGTGTGTCTGGTGAAGAGCTGTATCGCCTTAACCAATCAGGTGTAAAAGATACGGATGTTATTAATGGTGTTATAGATGCTTTCGGGAAGGCTGTGGTTTCTGCGAGAAATGCCGTCGCAAAAGCAAAGGAATTCGATGACGAGTTTGGCCCAATCACCGCAATTCTTAAAAATAATAAAACTGCCCTAGACTCTGCTCTTAATGACTTCTCTAAATCATTGAAAATTGGTGCGGATCAAGTAAAATTTTCTGGAGAATTTTCTCGTGGACGGTCTGAGGCGAAAGAAAATTTTTACGAACAAACTGGGTTTTTGGGTTCCGCAAAAAAATTAGGAATTAGCAATACCTATAATGGTGTTATGGGTAAAGCTCACGATGAGAATGTTGCTGATATTGTTTCTTCTATTGCGGATGTTATTCCCCATATAACTGAAGGCATGAATATGGGGCCATCTACGTTTAGCAAGCCAGAGGCGGACGAGAAGGGGGTAAGACCTTCTGTGATTGGCGCGACTGTTGCGGATTTTAATAAAGCGGTTACTTCACAACAAGAAATTACTGGTGGAGTAGGGGGTCTTGGTGACATGATTAGTGATATTTTAAGTAAAACAACCGCAACTAGAAATGTAAGTGGACTTGGAAATGTTAAGCAGTACGATGTAGAGGGCGCTGTAAAGTCTTTTGAATCAAATCCTGCAATTGCTGGTATGAAAGCTAATGGAGATCAAAAGGAGTATGATAAATTGTTATCCGGATTCAAGGGGAGTGTTGAAAGTGCAAATGATAAACTTATTGTTGCGCAGCGTGAGCTTGCAACACAAAGTGCAAAAAAGGTTGACGATTTAATTAAAGCTACAATTGAAGGCTTTAACCGTTTTGGGGGTGGAATTCAATCTCTGCTTGATAATTCAAATCCAAATAAATCTGGAAATGATGTGTCTGATGCGGTTGGTAAACTAATGCTAACGGAAAATAGTAAGGGCGCTTCAAAAACAGATATTGCAAGGCAAGACTTGTCAGTTATCAAAAGTGTGAATACCATGATGGGTGGTATTCCCGTATTTGATTCAAATAATCCAATATTTAAGGGACTCACTACGGGTACTCAAGAATCTTTAACAAAAAATTTAGACACGGCAGAGGCAAAGCTAAAACAACAGGGACCGGGCGGAAAGCAAACAGTTATGGCCATGGAAGAGGAACTTTTAAAAACAACTGGTGCGGGCAATAGAAACGACGCGTTAAAAAGTATTGCTGAATTTCAATCTGTAAGGGCTACTGGTCTTAGAACAGATAATACTGATTTAGGTCAGAAGATGTATCAGAAACAAGTTGACGCTACAACCGCCAGATTAGAAAAATCTGGGCCAGAAGGTAAAGCAATGGCAGCGGCATACAAAGAATCCTCAAAAGCGGGATTAGACCCAACTACCGATGCTGTTTTGGGATTGAAAGTTAGTTATGATAGAATTGCGCAAAGCCAATTAGACGCTCTTAATAAGCTTACTGCAATAAATGATAAAAATATTGAAAGTAATCCTGAAAATAAAAAATATATGGAATCTAATTTAGATCCAGAAACTCAATCCTCATTTGATCGTATGAATAATCGCGCTAAAGTTAAAGGACAAATTGAAGAGCAGCAAGGCGGTAATACACCAATTAATATTAATCCTTCCTTTACCATTAATCTTGCAAGTAATGCCCAAAACGTGCAGGCTAAAATGCCGGAATTTGAGAAGGATGTAAAGGGCGTAATACATAAACATTTTGGAGACCAAATGACTGCGGCGACAAATGTTGCAAAAAAAGACCCATCATTATATGGCGCGCCACAAACAAGTAAGCAATATACAGCTTAATAACATATGGATTTCTCAAATGCTACATTAATAACTTCCAATTGGAAGAATCAGTTTCTTGGCGAAACAACTAGATATAAATCTATTCGTGAAATAAGTATAGAGGGATTGGTTCTTAATCTAACAAATACAGATGGGGCGAATGGAATTTTGGCCGCAACTACCCTTCTAGAAAGTGGTGCTCGCAACTGGGATCAAATTATTATTAATGGCTATAATTTTGGTTCTGGTATTGTTGACTCTTTTTCGTTTCCAGAGGGTAGGGATGTCCAGACAAAAACATATAACGCTACAATAAAAATTCCACAATCTGGAGACTTTAGTTCTCTATCTTTAGCTTCGGGATATTCGGGTTTATCTTATAATTATTTTCAATATCTTGATGGCTTTTCTGAAACTAGTAATTTTAATAGGGGAATACAAAAAGAAGATTATTCTCAAAGTATTAAGTTTAGTTTAAAGGGGCCTTATACATTAAGTGGTGTTACTGCGGCACAGGCTATTGCCACTAGCTTCTTTAATAATAATTATCTTAATAATGTCTTAGGAACAAAGTATTCTGACAATACAGTTAAAAAATTCTATTCTGAAAGCTATGATTCAATTAATAATACTTTTGACTTTGCTAGGAATTTTGAAATAAGTACTGGTTCTAATTTGCAATATTCATTGTATCGTTCGCATACCTTAGGATTTGATGCGGGTGGGGTTTCAAGAGTAACAGAGAAGGCTGATTATCTTGGGCATACAACTGTTCCATTTATTACTGTTTCACAACAGGCATTAGCTGATATGTCGGGTGCTTATGCAAGATGTACTGGTTTTTTTGGTGCCTACCAACAGAATGGTGAGGCTTCTTTATTAAGTCAGCCAATTGTTAAATCTGTTTCTACCAATCCATTTAAAGCTACATTAGGCTATACGATGCAGTTTTCCAACTCTTTTAGTGTTCAATCTAGTGCATTTTGGGATTATACTATTGATATTAATGAATCTCAGGGCGGTGTATTTACAGCAACAGAACAGGGCAATATTATTGGGTTTGGTCATATAGCAACGCCAGTTAGTCCAAAATATAATAATGCCTTAAATTTTTGGCAGAATACAGTTAAAACTGGGGTTTCCGGCCGGGCCTCTAGTAGTTCATATTATACACCTTTTCCGTTATCTCAAAGTAAAACAATGAGGTTGGTAAATGACTCTCTTGTGCTAAATCAAATTGAGGGTAAAATAGATTATACTCAAAAGTTTTCAAATCAAGATTCAGTTTTATCAGCTACAGATATAAGAAAAGCCCTTGTAACAATTAGCTCTGAAAATACAAGGGGTTTAGTCAGTTATTTTAGTGTTCCAAACTATAAAGAAATTGCGCAAATTCAACCAAACGTAATTCCTAATTTAACTAACTATAGTGTTGCTCTAAATGGCCGTTCGGACGTTTCTATTTCAACATATTTATCAAAAGCCAGATCTTATCTTCCGGTTGGTTTTGGTGGGGGGTCTACACGCTCATCTTATGGACAGTATACTCCGCCCTCTGGTACGGTTGGTGCATCGGGGTATTGGTCGGATGCTAGTTATTCTTATAATCCCTTTGATAGAAGTTTTTCCCTAAATGCAACAATTACCTCTCTTCCTACCCGTAGTTAAAGTGTAAAGTAAGAAGGTACTTATGGTAAAGGTTTTATATAATGGAATTGACGCTTTTGCGGCGAATGGTGCACAAACGCCATTTATCGCTATGTCTGATCAGATGATTAACTATGGTCAAAGATGGGGTGTGGCTAAAAATATTACCTTAAATGGTATGATTACTGGAAGCGCCTGTGGGTCTGGAGCGTATCTTTCTCTATTATCTAGTCAAACTGGAATTGTGGGCGCATTTTCACAAGACTTTAAACCTTTAGTTATTCAAGATGGAGATGCAGTTTCTCTAAGTGGAAATTATATTAGGGTTAACTCTTTAGATTTTGATAAATCACCCTATTTTAGCGCGCTAAATTTTAAAATTGACTTAACTTATTATCCTCCAGAATTATTTACTGGAACATATGGAGTTACTGCGCCCGTATCAACAATAAAATATACGGAACAACCTGATCGTACAGTTAATATTACTAGATCTTTTTCAGCAAAGGGTTTTAATACTGCTATTAATGGTCAAAATAATGCTCTAAATAATGCAATAAATTATGTACAGTCCCTAACTGGTACTAATAATATTATATCTCCAGCTTTTATTCCCCTATTCGCCGCATCTGCAAATCCAAATGCGATTGCGTCTTCTAGTATTTTACCAAGAAAAATTTCGGAAACAGTAAACCGAATGGACTCAACATATTCTGTTAATATTGATTATACATTAAGAGAAAATGCCCAAACATCAACTGTTCTGGGGTACACGGTTGACATAAACTATGATGAACAGCAGGGTTTTTATACCGTATCTTTTCATGGTACTTTAAATGGAACTCAATCAGAATCAATAGAGAGATTAAGACAAGAGTTTGCGCTATTGAATGTTTATCAGTTGACATATTATATATTTAATAACGCAACTCAATATCCATCTTTAAATCCAAATCCTCAATCCGTTAGTGTTAATGAAAATGAGCAAGATAACTTAATTGACTTTTCTTATACATACACAACAGACCCACAAACTGTAAAGTTTGATTATACAGTAACTTTAGATGGAGATAATCTCTCAGATAAAACTACAGTTGATTTTAACGGTACACTTACAGCAAAAGGCCCCCAAGCATTAAGGTTAGCCCAGTTAGAGTCACAATTAGCAAATTTAAACGTTACTAACTTATGTCAGGTTGCTTATAACACAAATGCAAACAGCCCGGCCGTGATGAATCCTATCCCCAAGAAGTATAATATTAAAAGAAATTTGACAAATAATAATAATTCCTATAATATAAGTGCTAGCTTTGATAATTCTCCAATACCGCCGATTGCTGGGCTCAAGGCTTTTACTTGGGCAATAGATGTAACGCCATCGCTTTTTGCCTATTATCCTATACAATTTTTAAATGGTGATAATGGATTATTTAATATGAACTACTATAAGCGTGGAAAAATATCTATGAAGGGAAGTGCGCTTGCCGCAGATAATTCTGATTATAGTCAACAAATACTGTCACAAGCATTAAATATTTTTAATAACTATGCCGCATCTTTTTCTAATCGGGTTAGAGTAGAAAGCAAGATTACTAGAGATCAGTTTGCTGATGAAAATGGGTATAAATATAGCTTTGTGCTAACTGACACTTGCGAAACCCCAATATTCTCATAATACAATGGCTGGAAATTCTGTACCATATTTTTTAAATTTATATAACGTTCTAAGCGGCGCGCTAGATATTTATTATGATTTTAAAACAACTGGTACTTATATTACAAACATTACTGGGTCTAATTTAACTGGACAATTATCTAATACTAATTATAGTAGCTTCTGGCAAAATTCTGGAAGTGGTTATTTTTCTGGAACTTATGTATCAATTAATACATCTGGAGTTTCTGGCCTTAATTTAAGTAATACCACGTACTTAACTGTTTATCAAAAAACTACGCCATCTGATGGTCTTTTAATTTCTACCGCATATACCGGAGTTGATCCTGTATTTGGTAAATATACCGGAGGGTTTGATTTTGGAGTAACAGCTAATAATTATTTATATTTTAATTACTACGTTACTGGACAGACCCAAACATTTACTTCAGACGTTCCGTTGCCAGATAAGGTTTCCGCTTTCGTGACATTACAAAATAATTTAGTATCTTTTGGTAATTATGATTATTATGCACAGCAATTTAATTCTGTTAATTATCCTATAAATTCTAACTACTTATTTAATCCTAGTGGTATTTATTTGGGCGCAAACCCTATAATGAATAATTCACGCCCATTTACTGGTTATATAGATGAGTTTTTGGTTTTTAGTCCTTCGGTATATCCTTCTTTAATAAAATATATTAATAGCGGTTTTGCATATGACTATTCAGTCTTGACTTCCGGGCCGCTATCTGGACAATTCACTGGAGTTACTGGGACACAGGTTTATGTGACTGGATATTATACAAATGTAACGGGTTATAATGTAATACCAACAGGTGTTATATATGATTATTTTGGTAATCAATATACAGGGGTTCAAGTTGTTCCATTAAGTTTAACTGTATCTGGAACTGGATTACAACAATTAACTGGGGTAACAAGCCAGATTACGGGCTATTCTTCTGTAACAGCTTCTCTTTTTTATAATACTGGATATGTTGGTACTTTTGGGAAGAGTACTATTAACTTATTATCTCCAATAATTAGTGGAGATGTTGTAGATATTAATTTGCCCACAAATGGTTATCCATTTGGTTATGAAAATAATTTACGGTTGAGTTATAATACTATTAATGGTGGTTGTTTTAGTAACACATATTTAAAAAGTAATCCTAATTTAAATTATATAGTTTTTCAAAATGGTCTGACACTAAATTCTGGAGCTTATAGTGTAACAGGAACAGTTGGCAATAGTGGCATACGGTTCTCTAATGATTATTACATTGATCAAAAGAATAATATTTTCCTTGCAAATGGTTTTAATGGGCTTACAGATAATATTTCAGTTGCTTACGCAGATACATTTACTGGAGTTTATAATTCTGGTTTATATATACAAAATTTTAATATAAATAGTTTGGGTGGATCATCTGGTACTTATATATTACCTTGGAATGCTTCTTCGTATAATATATTTTATAATGGGCAAAAATTAATTAGTGGATTGCAATATGGAATTACTGGTGGCGGCTCATCTATTTATTTTAAGACGGGTAATATTTTTGATAATAATTCTGGACAGCTTTTTGCACTACCCAGAAACTTCCAGACTGAAATAACTGGTGGCACGCAAACATTCTATAATTTACCCATATTTTATGATAATTTTTCAGAAGTTTATAAGAATGGCCAACGCCTAGCCGTCGAGCAAGATTATTTAGAACTCGGCCAATATGACATTAACTCTGGTCAGGGTATTTTTGATACTAAACCTTATTTATTGTATAATAATAGTGATCTTTTCTAGCAATAATATATTATGAATCAAGGCTTTGTAACTATACCTCAAATTAATGGAGAATTTTTTAATGCTTTGCCCTATTCGGTAAATTGGAATTTTAATGATGGGACTAGCCCGTCTACATTAACGGTTAATCTCATTAGAGAGGATGGGGTTTATGATGTTGGTGGTATCGAAGCGTCTCTTGGGTATTCAAGAATTTATAATATTTCTATAGGCAATGGTTTTAATTTTGTTGGGTATTTAACAGATTATTCTATAGAAAAAACGCCTGAACAAAAATTATTAACATTAGAATATACAGATTTGGGCGCAGATTTAGATAGATATTATGTTGGATTAAATAAAAAGTATGGCAATAAGTCTAATAATTTATCGCCTAATTTAATTCTTGTTGGTAAAGAGTATCATCCATGTGATCCAAATTTAGATTCTAGCGTACCATATAGCTCTACTGCTGGGCTGGCAGTTGATCCGTGTGATCCTTGTCCGTTTATGCCTAAAGATAAATATAAGTTGGCATGTGACCCCGGTATGGCTAGTTTTAATATTTACGAAGTTTTTTATACATTTAATGAGTTGATAACTCAACTGCCAATTGCGGCAGACTCCAGTGGAATAATAGTAGATAATCAATTTAGAGCCCAGCATGTTGGAAAATTAAAGGATGTGCTGAGTGCATGGTGTTCTGCTTTAGGGTATGCTTATTACTGGGATCCACTTCGGAATCAGTTAATTTTTATAAATCGAAGGTTACCCATTTCAATTCCAGATCCAAATTATACCCAACAAGCAAATGCTAGTATTATTGATTTTAAATATGGAGCAACGGTAAAGTCTACGTATTCCAGAGGATTTTTAGGATATTTTTCAAAAGAAGGGGCGGTTCATGATTATACATGCGCTCTAGATCCGTATGATAGTTTTGTGGATACGAAACCACTTACACTGCTAGATATAATTGATACTTCTGATGGTGGAACTGAATTCTCTGGTGGTGGATATACTTATGCAGATAAAGTTCAAATTACTACAGCGCTATCTTATTATAGTAGGGCATTAAGGGACTCTTGGTTATGGTTTGAGTATTGGGGTATTACAGATGATAGTTCCGCACAACAAGCAGCAGGAAAAACTTTGACAGATTTTGGTAATATGGTTATTAAGGATGTTTTTTCTCCAAATGCAAAATCCAATGTTTATGTAAGGCTAACCTCTCCTGACGTTTTAAGCATAGCACAATTAACTTCGCTAGCTGGTAAAAATTTTTATTTTATTGTTGCAAAACAAGATGATGATCTTGCAGAGAAGCAATTTCACAATGTCGAGGGTGTTGCAAAAGGATTTTTAGGAAAATATTGGTATGCCTATTATAACACTCCTATTCCCGGTGGTTCAAATGATAAATCAAATATTACTGCTGAAACGGCAGACGGAGGAAGCGCTGAGTGGCATTTAGCCGGAACAAATATTACATCTCTTCCTATTTTTGGTTTTGGGTATAAACCATCGGGTAACTCTAAATTAGGACAGTTTGCAAAACAAGTGGCTGCTGATGAATCTGCTAATAATAATACAATTCAAAATCTGCAATCTCAGGGGGGAAATAACCAAACCGGGCCGCAAGATATCGCACTTACATCTTTTATTTTAGCCCAAAGAGATGCGAAGTGGTCTCCATCCGATGATCAAATTAGTTGGTATCAGTCATTATTTCAATGGAATCAAGATATGCTACCCAAGATAGTTGGGGTTGATGGGCGTCCAGATATTTTATTTGATCCAGATATTGCACCCTATGCCAAAACCGATACTTCAATAAAGTTATTTTTAGTGGTAGAGTATCCGGGTAATTATACATTTTCGCAATCTAACGCTCAACATCCGAATGAGTATACTTCTCCAAAAAAGAAAACAAAAGTAGAGCAAGATTCTTTGGGTAATCCTATTACACTTTATTATGGGAATTATGGGCTTCGTAATCCTACCACAACACAGATTACCGTACCGGGCATGACAATAACTCTTCCCGTGGGGGCTTTTGGGACTTCTGACAGTCCAAACATAACTGCGGCCGCAATGGGAAGTTGGAGTAATCAATCTTCATCAAGTCCTACTTATACAGTGTTTGTAAATGCTAGCCAATCATTTAAAAAGGTTCTTCCAAAGATTGAAGTTAGCGCGGGATGGGCAGCAGAAACAACAAATGTTGCGCAAATAGATTATCATTATAAGGAGGCAAGAGAAGACAACTTGGATTTAGTCAATGGTGGTAAATTATGTACGCCAGCAAATGATAATATTTATAAATACTTTGAGCCATTAGCTAACAATGCAGTAACTTCGCAATCCAGTCCTCAAAGAAAAATGTCGTTTAAGCTGCCGGGCATATTTCCAGCACAATATTCAGTAGGAGAAGGTTTGGTTGGAATACAAATATCTTTAACAAGTAATGGATTTTTTACTAGCTATTCTTTTGAAGATAGGATAATTCAGCCACCTAGTGATGAATATATTATGGAAAGCGTTATTGCGAAAACTATTGCTAGGGGGCATAAGGGCGATAGTCATGTCGTGGGAAACAATTCTCAAATGGTTGGGAGGTCTCTAGGGTTCGCATAATGATAACAATCAATACGAAAAGATATAGGTCATTTTATCCACAAACTGGTGTTTCGTGGGGTGCGAATTTATTGCCCCAAAGTATTAATAATAGCTTTTCTTTTTCTTTTTCTGGTTCTAGTGGAACATGTAATATTTTTAACTTTGTTGGTAATAAAATATTTTCTCCAGATAATCTGTTAATTGGTTCTTACTCACAAAACCAGTCGTTATATTTTTCTGGAAACGTTGGAACGCAAACTGCTGACCTATATTTGAATTCTTCCCCTTTGTATCTTGGATTACCGGTAAAAAATAATCAAGTTTTATCTGGAGTTTATTTGAATTCTAGCAATGGCGCGCCAATTAATTTAGTTAATTTAACAGTTAATGGTCAAACAACTGCACCTTACTCGACAACCAACTCGTATAATTTATCTTATGGTCAATCATTTGTTCCTGTTAATTTTGTTAATAGCGGAAGTTATCCTGTTATTATCTTTTCGGGGTCTAGTTCCAATAGAAATTATGTAATAACCGGGACGTTTCCATTGTTATCTGTCGCTCCCGGCAAAACTGGAATTTTTAATTTAACCAATACTGGACTGTTTGATTTAAGTTTATTAAGTAGTAATATTCCTATTACGCTTTCTACTAATTTAGGTGTATTGACTGGTCAAGTAAATGCCATTGGGGGAAGCATTCCCTTGGGTTCTTCTTTTATTAATTTAATTCCAGAAGTTACTCTCTTACCAAGCGGTGGGGCCAATATTGTAACTCTTGTTATGCTGAATAATAGTGGTTCAGCATTAAATGTTAGTTTAAAATATGTTAGTGGATACACTGGAGTGGTTTATAATCCAGTTCAAGTTACTCAATATTATACTGAAAATATAAACGGAACTATTACTGGTGCTGCATATTTTGTTAAATATGTCTCTAGCCCAACAACTGGTGCTGGCCTTCCTCCATATTATGTTACTCAATATAATTCACTTTTAGGCGCAAATGAAACAACTGTAGCTAGTGGTATTTTAACAAGTGATATAATTTATGCTCCAGATATGGCTGTGGCTGGAACTGCAATTTTAAACTCATCTGGAATAGGAGATTTATATACTGGTTTTAATGGTCAAATATTTAATGGTAAAATAACTGGAAGTGGTATTACTGATGTTATACCATCATATGGTTATACTAATTATATAACTGGAGGAATTTTGACCGGATACCTTTCGCCTGGCATGCCTCTTTATACTAATTTCTTTGGGCAGGCGTTATCTGGAATATATCAGTCTGGAGTAACTTTGTATAGCGTATATCAACCAAGTAATTATATATATTCACCTTTATCTGTATCACAGTATACTTCACAAGTATTATCTGCAACAAATAGTGCGTATATAGTGGGAAGCTTCCTAGGTCTCTGGTCAACTACTGGTGTTGCTTCAGTAACGGGAGTTTTGGGCGCTGGAAATACAACTGGTACTATTAGTATTCCGATTACCATAACTGGAGCTTATCCTTATACAATCACTTCACAGTCTCAATCTGGAAGTTATAGTGTTACAAATGCTAAAGTTTCTGGATTCTTTCCAGCAAGTACATTTGTATCATATAATTCTCTAAATAATAATTTATTACAATATAATAATTCTTTCACAGTGGGTAATCCATGGTTTTATTCAAATGTTAATACGGGCTTAAGCACGGGTGTTGCCGGGCCATTTGTTCGTACTAGTGGTATACAATTTCAATCATCTGGAGATGGTGGAGGATATTTACAATCCATATCACTAACAAGTGGTACTCAATATACTTTTTCAGTATATGCTAAATATATTTCTGGAGATAGTCGTGTTTATATTGGTAGAGATGGTTATGCTAGTATATATGATTTAGTTGCAGCTACTGGCAGTGATTCATCGGGCGTATCTTCAACTATTACACCAATAACAAATGGGTGGTATAATATTGCAAGTACTTGGTTAGAAAATATTGGGGGGAATCAAAATGTAGATATTTATGCATACCGTTCTGGTTCTGCTTTTCAAATTTTTAATGCGCAGTTGCTCTCCTATTCTAATTTATATTCTGCATATGATCAATACGTAACTGGTATTATAACTAAAACATTTAACCCTATAGGGTCTTATACATTTTATAATACATTTACTGGTTATTTTTATAGTCCTAGCTATCCGAATGTAAATAGTATTTATTTTAACGAGTCTATAACTTCTGTTGGGACGGGTATTGGGTTTATCACACATACTTCTACTAAAAATGTATATGTTGTTATAGATCCAACAGCTATAGCTGCATGTTCAGGTCAGATTAATTCTAATCCATATATACAACAATTTATTTATTATCCTATAACTGGATTAATTTCAGCAAGTTTAACTGGAACAATATCGGGTGCCATAATTAATCTAAACGTTCCTATTACTATTACTGGAATGACTACTAATGGATACTATTCTGAAATAAATTCAAAATATGTTACAACTACTGGAACAAGCATTGGACAAATATCAGCTTCATGTACAGACTCTAATGGAAATATTTTTTATCTTAATGATGGCAGATCTTTTAGTGTGACTGGTAATGTAACAGGAAGTTATTCTGGACTATTGGCAAGCACGATAGATGGAAGTTGGCCAGTTGCTGGTATTTTAACTGGAACGCTTTATCAATATCAAGGCATTAGAACATATACTGGGAATTGGACTTTATCGAGTGGGTCAACTATAGTTAATCTAAATTATTTAGCAAATAGCGGCACAACTTCATATAATAGTATATTAGGAACTGGTGTGGGATATAAATACCCATATGTTTCGCAATTACTTGTAGGATATAATGATATGTTTTCTGTTTCACTAAATAATGCAGGACTTTCTGGATACTATCCGGGATATGATATTGTTAAATTAACGGTAACTGGGGCTAACTTTATTGGAATTGGTCGCGGTAGTGGATTAAATTTATTACTTTCGGGAGTGGGCGCAGTATGAGTGTTAATCCTTCTTTAGTTTGTACTGGTAAGACTTACTGGAATAATTGCTGGAATTATTGTGTATCATGCACTGGCCAGTGGAATGTTACTGGATGTGCGTGTCAGGGTAGTCCTGCCTCAATGTCTTATTCATCATACAATGGGGTAACAACCTTAACAGAAATTCCTGTTCTTAATTATACAACGGTAGATACTACTGTTCCATCAATAATCACGGCGCTTCCTAATTACGAATATTTTCCTCCCGATATTCTTTTAATGGCAACTACAAAATGCGTAGTAATAAATGGAATCACTGGCGCGCAAACATTTCCATCATATATGATAAATGGCGGTGCTCCAAATATTAAATATAATGTTCAGTTAAATGGTATTGATGCAAGTAATAATTCTACATTTACATATCAAGGCTCCGTATCACCAAGCCAGACTGTTCAGGTTTTATCCGGATTGAGTTTTATTACAAATACAGCGGCCGCTGGAGGAAATTATCAATATGAGAATGAACAATTAAATGTTAGTGCTACATATGTTGATCCTACTTATGGGTATACATATCCAATGGGATATAACATTCCCTTACAAAATGTTACTTGGCTACCAGATTGTGCACATACTGGAGCAACATCGCAGACAACGGGTACTGGTGGTTTTATTTTTACTGCAAATAGTGGTATATGTATTGGACCAGGTGGTTGTACTTATAGTGGGCAATTTAGTTTTGGCGGAAGTGGTAATGCTGCTAAATCTTATAGCGTGTCTATTACTGCTAATTACTCAAATGGTACATATGCTACTTTAACGTATCCTCGTGCAAATCCATCTATTTATAATTTTGAAGTATATACCGCTAATAATATTTACGACCAATATAATAATTTATATGTTACAGGCAATCCTCCTAAAGTGCAATTAACTTTATATTATATAAATAATAGTGATTCTAACGACTATGGATATTTAGTAACTGGAATTATGCTTCCTATGTGTCAGGGTAATCCATATACTGTTACCGGTACGAGTACTAGTAATATTGCTTGTACTTATGGTTGTGGGGCATATAAATATCCTTATTATTATTTAAATAAAACTTCTTTTAGAAAAATTAATTTTACAACCGGATGGACAGGATATAATAGTAGTTACAATATAGATGCTTACGCGAACATTTCTGGCAAATACCAGTCTTTGGAAACTGATGTTTATACTCCAAATGGAAACTATTGTCCCGGTGCCTCAATTACATATTCTGGAACTTCTAATTTTAGCGGAGATTATTTGGCGGTAGATACTAGTGCCGGATATCCACAGCCAGGAACCATTGAATATTCATTTAATTGCTATAGCGCACAAAAATCAAATGGAACTTGGACTGGACATCTTACAATATTGAGTTATGTTGACGGGGGTGGGTACTTAACATATCCAACAGTGGTAGCCTCGCAGGATAGTAGTATTCTTCATCCTTGTCATTTATATACTGATTCTAATTGGAATGGGGTTAATTATTTAGAATCCTTCCAGGATAGCAATTTTGTTACACAAACTGTTGCGCCTTATCCTATAACTACAGCCCCTTCTATTGATACCTATACAAATCCCTGTCCATGCTTATGCCCCTCGCAATATACTGCAAGTGCTGGGCAATGTGTGTATGTTGGTTAACTTTTAAATTTTATGGCATACTTCAACGCTATTAGTGTAAATAATCAAGTCTCCTCAAGGGCACCCTTTACTTTATATTATTCTTCTGATGCTCAAGGAAATCCTGCTGTTGGTGTAACATATGGTCAGGTTGATGGTTTTAGTCCGAGGGCAACCAAACTTCCAAGTGCGGCAATAGATGCTGTTAATCCGGATTATATTCTTCCTGAAATAAATGCAGACGGATTGTGGTCGGTGATTCTAGAAATTGACTTTATAAAATTTGGTATTGGTGCGTCTTCTAGTTCTGGCTCTACTAATGCCCCCTCTGCTAGTCCAAATTCAAATCAATCTAACCCCGAAAATCAATCGGTTAAAATTTATGCCCTCTTGACTCCTTTGACTAGTAATCTAGTAGACTCAAAGGGGACCGGTGTTAAGTATATTATACTTGGGACTGTTAAGGCAGTCAAGAATGTTCCAGGTGCTACTAATACCAATCCTACCTATACCTATACTTTTAAACAGTATTTTACTGGAAATATTTTTACTGAACAGGCAATATATTTAGCTAATAAGCCTGGCACTACAGATACTTCAACTTTCTTTGCGGATCCAGAAAATATATCTATACAAGCAAAAGATAAGAGTGGATTAAATTATAATAATGCAAAAGGTCAACTCAATATATTTAATAAGGATGGGGCTTATATAATTTTAGATCAAAAAGGGCAGTTGCTGATGGGAGATGGAAAGGGCAAAAATTTAACTTTAGATTTTCCAAAAACTGATGGGACTGTTGGGTGGCAGGCGCTACAGGTATGTAACGGGTCTAGTACTCAAACTATGTATGTTTTTGGTACTGCTCCTATGTAATTAAATGGCTTTTTTATTACCACAATATTCTACTATTAAAAGTAATTGCGTGTGTTGTTGTGTGCAATGTGGTAGCTTGGGGTATTTAGATAAATGTCCAGATAACGTAAAAAATACTACCCCCAAAACTGCCGCAATTAAAGTTAACGGTACGGATGTCAATCTATCCCAAGAGGAGATTGATAATACTGATTTTGCTTATGGTAAGCAGCCTGGGCCAAGGGGTACAGATGAGACTCGCCTGATTCCAAGTATTGGAGATAATTTTGTTGGGGGCGGATCATCTACGGGGCCATCTGACAGTGGTGGGGGTGGTACCAAGCCTAAGGGTGGAGGAAATGTTCAGTCTAATACTATAACATGTAAATCAATTTCAGTTGCTTGCCCCACAAACCCAAGTTACCAATTAACGTGCTGCGCATGTACTCCCTCTAATAACTCTGAGGGTGGCGGTGGCGGTGTGGGTCCAGTTCCTTTTTCCTACTATTAAAAGTAATTGCGTGTGTTGTTGTGTGCAATGTGGTAGCTTGGGGTATTTAGATAAATGTATGATTTTAGATTAATTAAAATTCTAATTATATAATAGTTATGTGCAACCTTACTGATGACCAATTAATGCAAATTGTTCATGCTCTTACAGCAAAAAGAAAACCACAAAATTATCAGAGGTGGATTCAAGGTGGGTTTAGAAAAGTAAGTGCAGACCGTCTTTTTATTTACTGGAAAAACAAGATTTCCCAATCATTACAAATGCACGAATTAGCCTGTAAGATATTTGAGGAATATAAGAAAAATTTAGAACAAAATAAGTTGAATCAGCCTTCTCCAGCAGAAATGGCAAGAAACCTCGCCGCAAGTATGGCTAACTGGGTTAAATCTGGTTTTAAAGTAGTATCAAAAGAAGTTTTTGAGCAGCGGATGAGTGTCTGTAATACGTGTGAATTTTGGGAACAAAATGCAATTGGTGGCCGATGCTTGAAATGCGGGTGTTCAACTCAGGCAAAATTACGTCTCGCGCACGAAAAGTGTCCAGAAGGTAAATGGCTTCCGGATTCTAGCGACTAAACACTTTTAAATTTGTCGCAATTTAAGCAGTGCTTCTCCATTAATAGGGGATAAATATCTTTTAATTCGCACTTAAAAGCATAGGTTTGTTGTGTTGAGCAACAGCTTTTCGAAACTATCTCACTAGTTGATCTATGCGCGCAGTTATTAAACCTATTGAGAGCTTCCTCATTAACAGGATTATAGTTATTTATAACTGGCGGCGTTAAACTATTTTTTTGCATTTTTACTTTTAATTCCGCTAATAATTGAAAAGATTGACAGGGGCGCAATATCATCACAATCATTCCAAATTTCTGCTCCGCCAATGCCTTTCTTTATTGCCCCTTCTTTAATTTGAAGGAAGGTTAAACCATAATCTTTCATTGTTTTCTGCAGTAGGGCTACTGGGTTAGAAGATCCAGCGACTTCTTCTTCTGCGGCCTGTGGCGATTTGGATCCACCACCCATTTCATCACTACCAACAATATTCACCTTTAGGAAGCTTCTTACTGCGCGAACAAAGGCGCGATTCTCGGCAATTGCCATTAAGAAGTTCTTTGCAAAGTTGTGCGTATTATCCCAATGGGCATCTGCTAGTGCTGAAAAAGTCACTGGTTGAAAACCAGTTTCATAATTAGGGGTGAAATTAATAGTACATTTTACAGAAACGTAATCAGGTCTTGATTCGAGAACATCATAATTTACAGAAGAAAATCCTCTAATTTGCGCTAGTTCTTTAATTCCAGCCAAAAGAATTAGGAGTTGGTTATCGGCCAGAGTTGTTACATCGAGTTCTTTTAGATTAAGATCTGGTTTATTCTTAAAGGAGTCACGGTTTGGAACAAGGTAATCTGGACGAATCATCGCGCGCCAGTTAATTGTATTGTCCTCATTAAAGACGTACTCTACCGAGTTAATAAAACCATTTAAATCCCTAGAAAACCCAGATACCCTGTCGATATACCTTGGGGCATTTAGGATTTCTACAGTTTCTATTTTCTTTTCTTTTACCATTTATTAATGGTATTAGAATTTGTATACTCTGTCAAGACTGTTCTGAGTAAATATAGCAATACTCTATATCTTCTTTAAATTCTTCCAGTTGGACTATTTTAGATAAATCTTGTCCAGTTGTAGAATCCGTAACTGAAAGGTCTAAAAGTTGCGCCGCCCTGCTAGGGTAAATTTTTTGATTAGCTAAGATGATTCTATTGCTTCTATACTTTAAATTACTATCGGTTAAATTTTGTGGAATATCTTTTGGAACTGTATTTATTTCTTGCACATCACAATATTCCATTAACTGCTCGCGAACCTGTTGGACTGTTGATTCTTTCTTTTTTGAAGAATTGAATATGCAAACATATTTAATCCCTAATTGTTCCATCTTTTTAATAAATTGAATATCACATCCTGAAGTCACATCATAAATAACACATGATAAGTTTGCTTTATATTGTGCAAGAAGTTCTATTGAAAATGATTTTTCGGTAACTATTGAGCAAGGCCTTAGTGATAAATTTTGCGCTGCATGATTTAAATCAATTTCTTTCTCTGCAAAGTCAAAACGAATATTTAATACTGACCCTTTAAAAAATTCAGGATGTATAACCTGATCTGGCATTGTTTCAATAACTTTATCTAGATAGCGTTTTCCCAAGTATATAGTTGAAAGCTTCTGAACTGACTCAGGAAAAAGAATGCTTTCACAGGCGTTAACTACATCTTCAATTTTAATTTCATTTACTTTTTTGGGTGATTCGTTTGGATTGAAGCTGGGCTTCCAATTTGGAGGAATTAAAGTAATTTGTTTTTCATTTTTCCAATAAGGCCCGGCAATTTCTGGTGAAGTAATGTTATAAAGTGCTACTAATGGAATATTAAAAGCACTAGCCATATGTACAGCAAAGCTATCATTTCCAACGTGTAAGCATGAATTATCAATAATATATGCAGTTTGATTTATTGTTGTTTTTCCTTGTAAGTGAATTGCTCCCTCTATTGGCTTATCTTCTGCGCCGCCAATTTGAACTACGCTGAATCCATTCTCATTTAATTTATAAGAAAGAAAATTAATAACTTCTTGAAAATAATCATATGACTTGCCCGGCATACCGCTACTATTTTGTAGGGTAATATATTTCTCACAAGGAACTGGGAAGAACTTTTTTAAAATTTGTGGCTTTGCAATTTTGCTACCCGTAGATAGCGCGTATTTTTCTATAAGATGCATTTTAATTATTTAAGTTAAGGTCAATTTTGTCAATACTATTATGCATGTAATCTAATAATCTTTGAGTACCAAAGTATGGGTAATAGGCAATATCACAAATACCCTTTTCATCCCCAACACCCTCCATGAATATAATATTATCCATCTGTTGGTCATATGGTATCCACTTGTCAATATAAGGATTACCGTCAATAATTTCTTGATACTGTGGTTTTGTTGCTACATATATTTTATGTGTTTCTTTCGGGTATCTATTTCTCAGCGATTCAAATAGTGATGTGATTAAAAATACGTCACCAAGGCTTTCTGGTTGAATTAAGACCACTCTTTTAAAATTCTCATCTTTGTCCATCAAATCATTAATTGATATTTGTGATTTTTTAGCTATATCTTCTTTAGCTACGTTTCTGAAGTAGTCTTCAATGTTTTTTCTGGGAATATTTGCTGCTAACTGTTTTTCCCAATGATGTAATCCTTCATCTTCATCGGTAACTTCTCTATTTAGAATAAGGCTATATAAAGATTTAACCCATTGTCTATTATCTTTAATATCTAGAATAATAGCGTTTGGGTTTGAATTACTTTCTTGAGATTTAAATTCAAAAACAGATTCGTCCAATAAATGTAAAGAGTCAATAAATTCTTCTATTTTACTTCCATTGACTTTTATTGAATAATTATCTAAAGCCCATTGTCTAGATAGCGCGCCCAACTTTTGTCTATTATCTAGAGACATTTCATAAACTTTTTTAAACACATTCGCCATTGCTGAAGTGGATGGTTGGGACTTTAAGAACTGTGTTCCATGTTCGGTATAAAAACTAAATTTATAATCAAAGCTGCCCTTATTAAGTTCAATAATATCCTCACCAAACGAATAGGGACAGGTTGCTACTATTTTTTCTGTTAGAGCGGCTTCTACGCATGGTAGCTCACATGCCCCAGATGTTGCTGGGTGCGAATAAAGGCTAAAAATATTGTAAATTTCATTTAATTGTTCGTCGCTTACTCCATAACCAATATTGGGTGTTATGAGGGTTTTTTGTTTTGTCCTAGGATTTTCAATATCTTGGCCTCCAAATGGCGCAATAAAATATTCTCTTGTCTCTTTACAGACATATGTACAAAGAACCTCTTTACGGTCTACTCCATACTGGTCACAAAGGCGAAGAATATCCCACCCCTCTCCGTAGTGAGTATGAGTATAAAGAAAGGTATTTTTTACATGAGGATTCTGTTTTTTAAATTGTGCATACGCTTCAATCTGACTATTGATTAACTTACGAAGTTGATTTCTAAAAACAAAACCAATAATAAAGCTATCTTGTGGTAATCCAAATTTGTTTAAAATTTCAGATATTTTTTCTTTTGGCAGTTTGTAAAAATTATCCGTATTAACAAGTGGATACTGGTTTTTAACGTGAGTATGTCCAAGTTTATGTAGTTCTTTTCTTGCGAAATCGCTCCAAGTCCAATAGTGTTTAATTTTTGTTGCTTTTTCTATCGTATCTGGAAGCAGTGGTAATGAATCAAACGTGTTCCAACATACAGTAGGAACTTTATCAAAGAAATTTTTTTCAGAAACAAATTGTGACCCCCATGTATCATTTACGGAAAATACGACATCAGGCTTAAAATCTTTGACAATATTTTCAATTTCAAGAGCTCCATATGCAGCCAACCTTCCAAGATTAGGGTCTTGGTTCATCATTGCAATTTTTTGTGGATCATTTGGAACTACTCCTACTGTTTTCCAAGGGTATCTGCGATTATTTTCCGTACCGATTTGTACACCCTGCGCTGCATTACAAATTTCGTATTTTCCAGTATCATAAAGATATTTCAATAGAAATTTACACTGCTTGCCGAATCCAGTAAAGGCTCCGGCGTAATCACTTAAAAATAATACGCGTTTCTTTCTTTCTGACATTTTACTTTGAAAATAAGTTTTGGAGTGCAAGTTTCAAATATTCTCTTAATTTGATTGATTCTACAATATTAAAAGCAATGCCTACCCCATCTATTTTAAGAACGTGTCCAATAAATGCACCGTCTTTGATATAAGGCTCAAAGAAAATAGGCGTTGTTTTTTCTCCATTTTTATGAACAGTAGAAAATTTCTTCTCACCACCAGACTCTAGTACGTAAAGAAAATTACAAAGCTCTAGATCATTAAGTTTGATTTTCTTGTGTTTTTCTGGGTTATTGACATTTTCTTTAAATGAGCCATTTTTTGTCTTATCGTCCCACGAATGCTGCTTTAGCAAGTTTACATAAAAGCCATTCTTTTTTGGATCCTCAAGAGAGGTTACGCAATCAAAAGTTGCGCAAGTTCCCGTACCAGACTTTTGGGGCTTATAAAATTCAATTCTTTTCATCCTACATAATCGGAGATATTAGAACTGTTTTAAAAAAAACTTTAATAAATTATCAACTAGTCTAGAAAAAAAGAAAATTACCCCCATATAAAGAAGGTTGCCACAGGCTATAGATGCAAATAATGATAACCAAGTAGTAAAGCAAATTGGGCATGATACCAGCTTTAAGAAAAAAAGTAATACTTTATTATCTGAGAATGAATATTTCTGATAAAGATAAAAAGAATAACTCATTTTCAACTCTTCTCCTGATCTAAAATTAAACTCGTCTATCAAAAGGAAAGAATAAATTGATTTTGGTATGAATTTCTTGAACAGCGTGGCATAAAGCGTAAAGAAGTCAGTAAAATACCATAGGTGGCATAAGAGACCAATTAAAAATACTTCCTGAATTAATAAAATTAAAATTGACATGGGTTTAAAAATATATTCATAATTACCGAAGCGGAAACAGCCATTGCGAACTCCGTTCCTTCGTTCACAATATTTACTCGTAAACTCGTAAATGTATTTTTATTCACTGCGTTCATAAATATGAATTATTATATTAATTGTAAAAAACAAATCAAATTTAATTTGACTATTATATAAAAATAATATACTCTTAATAAGATGAACCCAGAATATAAAAACTGTGAAGATGAAATGCTTATACAGAATATAAAAAACAACTCTTGCAACTCTAGCCTATTAGAGCTAATAACTCGACACAGTGGAATCTGTTTTAGTATAGGAAAAAAGTTTTCTAATTATGGAGGAGTAGACCTAAACGAGATTAATGACAATAAAGATTGGATAATTTATTCTGCCGCACTATCGTTTAAAGGCGATAAAGGGTCAAAGTTTTCAACTTGGCTTGGCAATCAGGTAAAGTATTACTGCTTAAATCTAAAAAATAAAACCTCAAGATATATAGGTGCAGAGGATTCAACCATTGAATTTTTAATTAACCAATACTACAATGATACAAAATCTTCGGACTCTAAAAAAGAAACCTTAAACACAATTAGTGACCTACTAGACCAAGTAAAAGATAAAAATATTAAGCAAGCCATTCATTATAGATATTTTTCAAATAAAAATAGAATTTTAAATTACTCTGAAATAGGTGAGATTCTGAATGTCACGCCACAAACAGTACTGAATTGGCACAATAAATTTATTGATCTTGCGAAAAAAAAGTTGACATCCTCTACCAATACCGATATAATTTGATACGTTATGGAAAACACAAACACACAAGGCGACAAGCCAAAGCTAGAAGAGGCTGGAGCACTTTGGAAGCGCACCAGCAAGGCCGGTAACACCTACCTAAATGGTAGTTTCAAGACAAAGACTGGAGAAGAGGTAAAGGTTCTTATCTTTAGTAACTCCTCAAAGCCAGAGGGCTCTAACCAGCCAGACTATAGGGTTTATTTCGATAAGCCGCTTGATGGTCAGGCACCGACCGCCTCGGTCAAGAAGGCAGTAGTAAACAAGAACGACGAGATTCCCTTCTAATCGTGAGTATCGCCCTACATCTGCCGCTTAATTCAACGTCATTAGGGCAAGTATCCTTTTCTATCCTGCGAGAAATTTACTCTCGCGGGATAGAGACGGTTCTTTTTCCAATTGGAGATGTTGATGCATCTACGCAACAACAAGATCCAACTTTCTTTGCGTGGATTCAGCAATCCATCCAATCTGCGCAAAAAACCCATAATAGAAAAAATCATATTTTTAAACTTTGGCATCTCGCGGGAAGCCTAGAAAGTTTTTCTGAAAAACAAGTTCTTCTTAGTTTTTATGAGCTAGACTCTCCAACCCAAACCGAAATCAATATTGTAAACAATAACGCAAAGGTTCTTCTTTCTAGCAACTATGCTATTAGTGCATTCAATAATTTGGGGTGTACAAATTTAGAATTCATACCCCTTGCTTTTGATTCTACACACTTTAATGTAGACCCTAATCGTCCTAAAGACAGAACAGATATCCATTTTGGACTATGTGGAAAGCTTGAACCACAACGCAAGAGACATTTAAAAGCACTTCAAGCTTGGGTAAAGCAATATGGAAATAAGCCGGGCTATTTCTTAAATTGTGCCATCTTCAATAAATTTTTAGATCCGAATGTTCAGTCTAACATTATCGGACAAGCCCTACAGGGGCAAAGATATTGGAATCTAAACTTCTTGCCCTTCATGGAAAGCAATGAGGCTTATAATAAATTTATTAATAATAATGATATTATTCTTGCAACTAGCGGTGGAGAAGGCTGGGGGCTTCCAGAATTCCAAAGCGTAGCGATTGGAAAACACTGTGTTGGTATAAATGCGCATGCGTATAAAGATTGGATGACAAATGAAAATTCTGTACTAGTCAATCCTAATAGCAAAATTCCAGTTTACGATGGAATGTTTTTTCACCAAGGGGCAGAAATAAATCAAGGTAATATATTTGATTGGGATGAGAATGACTTTATTAAAGGCATGCAAGAAGCCGAATCTAGATTCAGAAAAAATCCAGTAAATACAGCAGGACTAGAACTTCAGTCTAAATTTACTTATCCTAAAATGGTAGATTCGATTCTACAAATTATGAATAATCTATGAGTGACGAAGATTTAAAATTAATTAATGGAGCTAGCGCAGAATTAAATAAACTAAAATTCAGTGATGGAACAGAATACTTTAGAATGCCAAACGGTACTCTAATAAGATCAACTCCTCGTGCCCATAAGATTAGAAAAAGAAATAAATTAAATAAAAAGTAATGCCGCTTTATACATTCGAGCATCCAGAAACCGAAGAAACTCGTGATGTCTTTTTTAAGATGAACGATGAAAAGAAGTTTATTGACCAAGAGGGGGTTGAATGGAAAAGGGTATTTTATCCCCCTACTTTTGCGTTTGATACCATGATTGATCCACATGATGAAAAAGCTTTTACGCGTAAAACAGAAAGAGGTGGAACCGTAGGTGAGCTTTTTGATATGTCAAAAGACATGAGTGAAAGGCGCGGTGGAGCAAAAAATGATGAAATTAAAGTCAAATATGACAATCAAAAGAAAAAAGAACTTGATGCTCAAGCTTTAAACAATTTAAAAACAGAACGTAAAAAACAATTTGAAGAGTTTAAAAAATTAGATAAATCAAGAGTAAAAGTAAAAAAAACAGCGCGGCAAACCACAAAAACTAAACGCGCCAATTAAATTTTCATTTCTGAATATTTTAGTTTTAATGGGGCACAAGATGTTGTAATATACTAGCACAACGCTTTTAAATTATGATATTCGAAGAACAAATTTCACGCAAACCTAACTCATACCCTTGGACAGAAGAATTCATTGAGGCAATGCATAATGGCTTCTGGACGGATAAGGAGTTCTCTTTTAAATCGGACATCCAGCAGTTTAAAGTTAATCTTAACGATCAAGAAAGAGAAATTATTGTTAGAACTCTTTCTGCCGTTGGTCAGATTGAAGTAGCAGTTAAAACCTTTTGGGCAAAACTTGGTGAAAATTTGCCGCATCCGGCACTACAAGATCTTGGGTACGTTATGGCAAACGTAGAAGTTATTCATAATAATGCCTATGAGCGACTATTATCTGTTCTAGATTTGGAGGAAGTTTTTGAAGAAAACCTTAAACTTGAATGGATTCAAGGCAGGGTAAACTATCTGAGAAAGTATACCCATCGTTTTTACAAAGATTCTAAAAAACAATATCTTTATGCTCTTATCCTTTTTACGCTTTTTGTTGAAAATGTTAGTTTATTTAGCCAGTTTTATGTTATTAATTGGTTTGCAAAGTTTAAAAATGTTCTTAAAGATACCGACCAGCAAGTTAGATATACAAGAAATGAAGAAAATATTCATGCCCTTGTTGGTATTAAAATAATCAATACAATTCGTCAAGAATATCCAGAGCTATTTGACGCAGAACTAGAAGAAAAGATTATTTTTGAGGCAGGAGAGGCGCTTAAATCCGAATCTAAAATTGTTGACTGGATGGTAAATGGAATTCAAGAAGATGGATTAAATGCGCCGCTTCTCAAAGAATTCATTAAAAATCGTATTAATGATTCATTAACTCAAATTGGTTTTAGAAAAGCTTTTGAGGTTGATAAGGAACTATTAAAGAAAACCTTATGGTTTGAAGAAGAGCTATTGGGTAATAATATGACAGATTTTTTCCATTCTCGTCCAGTAGAATACTCAAAGAAAAGTCAATCATTTGATGAATCAGACTTGTTTTAGTTTTCAAATAGTATTATAGTTATAATAACTTATGAGTGAGACGACAGAGACTGATATTTATTGGCTTAACAAAGATTCTCGGAAGTTCCTGCAAAGGGGCTATCTTTTAGAAGGGGAGACACCAGAACAGAGAATTAGTGATATTGCAAAATCAGCGCAAAAACTTTTAGTGGATTTTACTGGAGACACAAAGTTTGCAAAGAAGTTTGAAAATTATATGCATCGTGGATTTTATTCACTAGCTTCTCCAATTTGGGCAAATTTTGGCAGAGACCGTGGGTTGCCAATTTCTTGTTTTGGGTCTCACATTCCAGACACTATGGAAGGCATTCTAGAAAAAGTTTCCGAAGTTGGAATGATGACAAAAGGCGGCGGCGGAACATCTGCATATTTTGGAGAATTACGTGGCCGTGGAGAGCGTATCTCTTCTGGCGGAGAGTCAACTGGCGCAGTTCACTTTATGGAGCTTTTTGACAAGCTAATGAATGTAGTTTCTCAGGGAAATGTTCGTCGTGGTAGTTTTGCCTCCTATCTTCCAGTTGACCATAAAGATATCGAAGAGTTCTTAAAAATTCGGTCGGAAGGCAATAGTATTCAAGATTTATCCATTGGGGTAACAGTAACAGATGAATGGATGAAGTCAATGATCGAAGGAGACAAAGAAAAACGCCGAATTTGGGGGTTAGTTGTGAAGAAACGTTTTGAAAGTGGGTATCCGTATATTTTCTTTACAGATAATGTTAATAATAACGCCCCAGAAGTATACAAGAAAAAGAAGATGAAAATTAATCATTCCAATCTTTGCACTGAAATTATGTTGCCCAATAGCGCAGATGAATCATTTGTTTGCGACCTCTCCTCTATGAACCTTGATCGTTGGGAAGAATGGAAAGATACGGACGCAGTAGAAACAATGATTTATTTCTTAGATGCCGTAATGACTGAGTTTATTAATAAAACTGAAGGAATGCAGTTTATGGACGCACCTAGGAAGTTTGCAATGCGCCATCGTGCCCTAGGGCTAGGCGTTCTAGGCTGGCACTCTTTACTACAATCTAAAATGATACCATTTGAATCAATGGAAGCAAAATTCCTTAATTCTACCGTATGGAAGACAATTCGCGAAAAAGCAGATAAGGCCACTACCGAGCTTGCAAATTTGATTGGAGAACCAGAAGTATTAAAGGGATACAATCGTAGAAATACTACCACCCTAGCCGTTGCACCCACAACATCTTCTTCTTTTATTCTAGGGCAAGTTTCTCCAAGCATTGAACCGCTTGAAAGTAATTACTTTGTTAAAGACCTAGCTAAAGGCAAGTTTACACACAAGAATCCTTATCTTAAAAAGCTTTTGAAAGACAAGGGCAAACATAATGACGATATTTGGATGGATATTTTAAAACATGGCGGGTCAGTTCAACATTTAGACTTTTTAACTCAAGATGAAAAAGATGTATTTAAAACATTCGCAGAAACTTCGCAGCGTGAAGTTGTAATTCAAGCGGCCGCTCGTCAAAAGTATATTGATCAAGGACAGAGCTTGAACCTAATGATCCCCGCCGGGACTGCCCCTAAAGCTGTTAATGAATTAAATATCTTTGCTTGGGAACAAGGTATTAAGAGCCTTTATTACCAACGCTCAAGCAATCCGGCAAAAGATCTAGCACGTTCAATCATGACCTGTAAATCTTGCGAGGCGTAATATCAGTAATGGATCCAAATAAAGAAAATAGGGATGGACTTGATTCTACAATAGAAGAAAAACTAATGGGAAACCTTCAGTGGTCTCTATTATTTTTCATGTTTAATACCCTTTGTGAATCTAGAAAGGACTCAAAACTAGATAAAGAATTTTTTAAAGGATGGAAGAAATTTGCATCACAGAACCTAATAGCAAAAGATTTAGAAACTATAAATACTGTATTAAACTCTCCTAAAAACATGTTTAACTCTCTTTTGAGAAATAAGGATGAGACTATAGAAAGTACAGAGATATATCAAGAAAAATACAATACAATAATGAAAGGTATTGAAAAATTTTACTTTAATAGCTTAAAAGCACAAAATGACGATGATTAATAATATAGTGTAATATACTGTTATGGAAATCGTTAAGTCACAAAAGTTTACAACTGAAGAGGCTGCCATTGTTGACAGGGCGGTTAGTTCTGTTTTTAATGCTCACAACCAACCTCAAAGTGCATATTTTCCTAATGTTTCCCTATTCATCTCTTGCGATGTCAATGAACACCCTGATTATATAATAAATATAAATAGCTTAGTAGGTGACGCTAGAACACAAATGGTAGAATTATTAAGACTATCTAATTATATTTTTAGAGGCGCATATGTAGAACCAAGATATCTCCTTGCGTCATATGAACAACCACAAATCGATACGCCAATTACAATTCCCGCTGTAATAGTTGAGCCTATAGCAACAGAAACAATAGAAGAAAAAGCAGAAGAATTAAAACATGAAGTAACAGATGGGGAACAAGAAATTGCGCCACATACGGAAGTTAGCGATACCGAGCAATCATCGGTAGAAACATTTGCGCCAATTTCAGAAGGTTCAGTACAAACTAGTTAATTTAAAATATTTTTTGATTGATCGATATCTGGTATATAATACTAGATATGGACAATAATGTTAAAAAAGTCATTGTTACCGGAATTACTGGTCAAGATGGTAGTTATATGGTTGACTACTTATTAGAGAATACTGACTACCAAATTTACGGAATGGTTCGACGTTCTTCTACTATTAATACAATCAATATTAATCAATTTTTAAATAACCCAAGATTTACGTTAGTTACTGGCGATCTTTCGGACAGTCAATCAATTGATAACTTAGTTAGGGAAATACTTCCAGATTATTTTATTAATTTGGCGGCACAAAGTTTTGTTGGAAGCAGTTGGCAGATTCCAGAGCAAACATTTGATGTTGGCGCATTAGGTGTTTTAAGGTGTTTAGAAGCCATTCGGAAACACGTACCAAAATGTCATTTTTACAATGCAGGATCTAGTGAAGAGTTAGGAGATGTAGACTATTTTCCCCAAGACGAAAAACACCCACTAAAACCAAGGAGTCCTTATGGCGCAGCAAAGGCAGCGGCCCGGCACCTTGTAAAAGTTTATCGTGAGAGTTATAACCTATATGCAATCCAAGGATTACTATATAATCATGAATCAGAACGCAGGGGCGAAGAATTTGTTACTCGAAAAATTACGAAGGCAGTTGCAAGAATTAAAAAAGCAATAGATAATAACCAACCGTTTCAACCTTTAGAGTTAGGTAATCTTGATGCAAAAAGAGACTGGAGTCACGCTCAAGATTTTGTAGACGGCATTTGGAAAATGCTAAATCAAGAAAAACCACTGGAACACCTTCTTTCGTCTAATGAAACTCACTCAGTAAAGGAATTTGTTGAACTAGCCTTTAAAGAAGCAGGACTGTTTGGAAATTGGGATTTTATAAACGGTAGAGAGAGTATAAATGAACAATATCTATATATTAACCATGATAGCCTAGCTTGCCTTGTTAGAATTAATCCAGAATTTTATAGACCAGCCGAAGTTGATTTTTTATGGGGTAACGCAGAAAAAGCAAGAAATGAATTAAATTGGCAACCTAAAATTAATTTTAATGAACTAGTATCACGAATGGTTCGTAATGATATTGCGCTTGAAAAATAAATAAAACCATAGTAGTATGGAGTCTGAAAATGCAAAGTCAAAAATTGAAACATGTAGATTCAGATCAGAAACAGAACACTCTAGATCTATTTCAAGATGTGCATGTCAAGGCGGCCCGTATACAGAAACGGGATTCCTTTGCTCTAAAAGACAAATCTTTAAAGTCTCAAAAGAAATCTGTAAAGCCTGCCCAGTCTACCAGCATAAATAAGCGAGAATTTGTTTTAAAATTTGTAAAAGACTCAACAGCCATAGTTTGGCCTAAAGAGATGAAAATGGTTAATACACTATTTAAAATTGCTCCCAATGATGATTTTTGGAGATCATTAGATCTTGGATTTAAACTCAATAGTCTTTGCTGGTTCTTATCAGATGATGGCCGTAAATTACTCAATAAAGAATACAAGAGATTTAATTTTGAACCACAAAAGCCAGAAACATTCGAATTAGAAAATAATAATATTGTAACTAGTGGCAAAATAGGCGAGACTGTAGGAGCGCCCCTAACAGTGCGAGAATTTTTAATATTATGGCAAAAGAAGACTCAGTAACAAGCAAAACAATCCTAGCATCCTTTCTCAAGGATACGAAAGGAGAACACTATAATTTTGAAGATGAAAAAATCTTTAATGTATCTACTGGATCATTATTACTTGATTCTGAGATGGGTGGTGCCCTAGAGGTTCCAGCAATCTTGCGTTTTACCGGAGTAAGTGGCGGCGGCAAAACAAGCTCTGCGCTTCTTATTATGAAGAACTTCCTCAATACAGTTCCAAAAGGAAAGGGGTTTTTGGTTAAGGCAGAAGGACGTTTAAATTCAAATGTTAAAAATGTTTCTGGAGTAAAGTTTGTAGACAAACCAGAAGACTGGCAAGAGGGTACATGTTTCGTTCTTCGTACAAATATCTATGAAAATGTAGCCACTATTATCATGGAGTTAATTAAAAATAATCCAGAAAATTCTAGGTATTATTTTCTTATTGACAGTATGGATGCGCTAATTGCAAAAAATGACTCACTTAAAGGTTTTGAGGATAGTCAAAAAGTAGCAGCCGGGGCCGTAATTAGTTCACATTTCTTAAAGATGATCATGCTACCACTATCAACCTTTGGTCACGTTTGCGCATTAATCTCACAAGTTCGTTCAAATGTTCAAATTAATCCTTATGCAAAGTCAGACCCAAAGCTAACTAATAGTTCTGGTGGAAATGCGCTACAGCACTATGCGGATTGGATATTTGAGTTTCAACCGAGATATAAGGCAGATCAAATTGTTGAGGATGGAAAAATCATTGGTCACTGGGCAAAAATTCTTTTACGCAAGACTACCAATGAAAAAGAAGGAACTGAAATTCTTTATCCTATTCGTCATGGCAGAACTGGTGGAAATTCTATTTGGATCGAATACGAAGTTGCAGATATGTTAATTCAGTGGGGCTTTGCAAAGAAAGCTGGCGCTTGGATCAACTTTGATTCTGGGCTCCTAGCTGAAATTACAAAAGACACAAAACTAACTATGCCAGAAAAAATTCAAGGTATGGAACAGCTTAGAACGTTTCTAGAAGAAAATAAAGAAATTTGTTTATATCTTTTTAATAAATTTAAAGGGGCACTAGCAAAATGAAACGTCCACTAGAAAATATTGTAGAAAAATCTTGGGGTAGAGAGCTTTGGATAGTTAATAATCAAGAATTTTGTGGTAAAATTTTGGAATTTAATGCTGGATCTAAATTCTCAATGCATTTTCATATAGAAAAAAAAGAAACATTCTACGTATTCAAAGGCAGATTACTTTTAAATTATTTTAATTTGGAAAACGCAGACAAACATCGCGAAGAACTCAACGTCGGAGACATCGTTGATATTAATAGATTTTTCCCGCATCAAATTTCTGCTATAGAAGATAGTACTATTATTGAGTTTTCAACACAACATAAAGATTCAGATAGTTACAGGATAGGAAAGGGAGATAGTCAAATATGAATATAGCAGTAAGGCTGGAGGGAGGATTAGGTGACTGCCTGCTAGGTAACAGATTTGTTTCTGCTATTAAAGATAAGTATAAAAATGCTCAAGTTACTGCCTATATTGATAGCGAAGGAAAAACCTTCCAAAAAGAAGGCCTAGAGATTCTTTATCCATCGATGTATAAGGAAATTAAGGTTATTGCAAATAAAAAATACAAAGAATTTTGGGTTGACTGCCAGTTTGGAATAGATAATTATTACGGCGCACTAGAAAACGTGCCCGATGATATTAGGAGTGAGATGGAATCATACGATAAATTCTACGATTTGCATATAGACTCTTTAAAGTGGACTAACTATGATTTTGATTGGTTAAAATATTATAAATTTTTTCCGACACCCGATCTAAAGTGCCCTAACGAACTAGGCGAGTATGTTGTCTTTCATTTAATTTCGTCAACATCAGTTGGGCATCGGCTAGAAAATTGGTATATAGAATCTCTAGTAAAAGAAACCGCTAAAACACAGGCAGTATATATCATATCTACTGCAGATACTAATCACTTTTATAATAGCGTAAAAGAGCTAGAAAATGTCCATATAGTAAATGGAAGCATTGAAGATATATGCAAGCTCATCTCTAATGCAAAATTTATGCTGTCTACAGATAGTGGCTTCAGATATATAGCGTATGGTTATGGAATTCCCACATTAACTTTTTCCAAGCATTCTGTCCAGCCTTTTACATCAATTCCCAGCCACCAAATTAGATGGCTAATGTTTCCAGAGACATGCTTCCCATTACATACGGACTATAAATTCATATGTGCATTAATTGATAAAATTATGATAAATAAAGCATATATTTTACTACCGTATTTAGAAAATTTTGAATTACAGGCAGTAAAAAGAGAATATGTTATCAACACGGAAAAATCTATAATAAATATATGAACTTAGAAAAATATGCTTTTGAAAACTTTATTAAAAATAATACGGTTGTATATGATATCGGCGCACATATTGGTGAATTATCATTGGAAGCGGTAAGATTAAATGCAAAAATAGTACATGCATTTGAGCCATCAAATTTTAATACTAACGAATTAATAGAAAATACAAAACAGTACGCAAATATTTATGTCCATAAAGTTGGCTTGCATGAAAAAATTTACGAATGCGATACTAGATTTAAAGACTGTGCGGATAATCGTTTACCAGTTCAGCTAGATACTGAACAACATATAGTCTATACGGTTTTGGAAGAGTATATAAAACAAAATCAACTAGAATTACCAGATTTTATTAAATTAGATATAGAAGGAATGGAGAGTATTGTTTTAAAAACATTTGAGTTCCTTTTTAAGGAAAAACGCCCAGTTATCTATACTGAAATTCATGCGGCAAAAAGAGGCAATTTAATTCAAAATTATGCAGATAATCCACACTGGGTATGGCCAGAACAAGGAGGGTTTGACTTTAATATATTAAAACAGTATAATTATAAAATCTCAAATACCACTGGAGAGATTGACGGATCTATAGATTGGAATCCTGCAGAGGAGACACATTCTGGACTACTTTTAATTCCAAATTAATATGAATACAAAAATTTGCGTTTGCTCTATTGCAACTCCAGACATGGAGGAATTAACTAAGATAACTTGGCCGAATAAACAAGACTACTGCCAGAAACACGAGTATCATGGGGTACTGCATGTTCAAACGAAGGACTACCTTGGCTTCGATAAAATTATCTTTATTGAGTCACTACTATATACAAATCAATACAACTGGATTTTATGGCTAGATAATGACACTCTTTTTACTAATTTTGAGAAAAAAATAGAAGAAATAATAGATGATAACTATGACTTCATTATTTGTGCGGACTATGGTGGAGATGTAAATGCAGGAGTATTTTTAATTAAAAATTCAAATGGCGGAAGACAGTACTTACAGAAGATAAAGGAAAAAATGTATGAACTAGCCCCAGTTAATAAATTTTTATTTGGAGAAGAACAAACGGCTATACACGCTACATACAAAGAAGAACAATTCAAGGAAATTATAAAAGTTATTCCACAGAAGGTTATGAATGCGTATCCATATAGTGGGGTATATGGACACCCAAACGGCCTAAATGATTGGCTTGGGGTAAATGGAGACTGGCAAGAAGGAGATTTTATTATTCATATACCAGGATTTGGCCCCGATCTTTTTCATAAAAGATTAGAACATTTTAGAAAATATAGCCAATTGGTTATAAAATAGTTATGAATCCGGTAAACAATCTATTAGCGTCATTAGAAGAAATATTAAAAAGTCGTGGACATATATACACAGCCTCTGTCGATCTATGTCATGGTCTATTCTTGTTGGGAGCACTCACATCGGCAAAACCCCAAAATGTTTTAGAGCTAGGTATTGGCCCAGCATTTGCGTCCGAAATTCTTTGTGCGGGTGTTAAATATAACGGAATGGGGCAGTTAACATGCGTAGATAATCTCGCAGATTTAGGTGGAAATTTACCCCAATCTAAATTAGATTACCTAAAAGACAATGGGGTTAAGGTTGTTGCACCAATAGATGAAAAAGATTTTGTCGAACAAGCGAGCGTTGAAGAATATGATTTTTTAGTCTCGGACGCAGATCATGGCAGGGCACATCTTTGGGCAGAAAGAGTATTCGATATCATGAAGCCAAATTCGTTTATGTTTTTTCATGATGTTGGCGAGCACAGTAACCTTTTAAGATATAAACAGATAGCAGATGAAAGAGGCTATTATAACCATACATTCTCCGGATCGTCTCGCTCCGACGAAAATTGTCATCGTGGGTGGCAATTTATTATAAAAAAATGATCAACTTAGATACATTTTTCAAAAGATATTCAAACGGTGATAGATCTTTAGGGTCTAGACTATCTACAATGAAGATAGCCGTCTCTCTCCTTAATCCATACATTCAAAATAATTTTGTAGAAACTGGAACGACAAGAAAGAATGAACTCACACACCCCCGGATACAAGATCGCGCCGCTGACGGATGTTCTACAGTTTTATTTGCCCACTATGCGTCCTTAACTGGTGGTAAAATCTGGACTTGTGATATCGATCCCCAGAACATAGAAAATTGTAAAATTGCGACAAAAGAGTATGCCGAAACTGCAACCTATGTAGTTGACAATTCCCTTGATTTTTTAACTAATTTTACCCAACCAATAGATTTTCTATATTTAGATTCTGTAGATAGCCATGTACCATTTGCGGCAGACCATCAATTAAAAGAAATTCAGTTTGCAATGAAAAATTTACATAGCAGATCAGTTATTGTTCTTGATGACCTAGGAGCCAAGACAGTTCTCTCGATACCCTTCCTCCAAAAAAATAATTGGTGTCAAATTAGTTTAAATGTTCCATATCCCTCTAATTATAATGATATTAATCAAGCAGTATTTGTACATGAAACATTCCTATATACAGATCACTCTAAACTGCCGGAAAAGGAAAGATTTACAGAAAGATAATGAAAGTAGCAGTACAATTAGCGGCTAACCCAAGATCCTTTAATAGGAATTACGAGTCTTTCAAAAAAAATATTCTACATACACTTCATCCAGATGTATTTATTCATACTTGGAGACTAGATGGAAATGAACGGCCAGAAGTCACAACAGATGGTACATGCGAAGAATATATAGAATTATACAATCCAGTTGCGCATAAAATAGAAGATTTAAAATATAACTACCAGCCACTACAAACCATGATTCCACATTTTACATCTAGATATAGAGTAAATGAATTAAGAAAAAAATATCAAGAAGAAAATAATATTAAATATGATGTTATTATTATGGGCAGACCAGATATAAGATTAACAAATCCAATTCCCAATAATAATTCTGCGGTTATAGGATCTGAATTTATGCCAGAATATGCAGCGAAAGTAAAAGAAGATGAAATATGGATACATCATTTTAAAGATGGACTACCAGCAGATTATTTATTTTACTGCTCACCAAAATGGATGGATATTGGAATTGAAGGGTGCTTCAATAATCTAGATAAATTAAATATCTACAATCCCGGCTCTGAGAGGTTATGGTGGCATGTTCTGAAAGAGAAGGGTTTTAATAGAAATGGATTTAAATATTATGGAAATTCCATTCATGATACGGAGCATGTGGACAATTCTTTTAGATTTTTTGATATCGAATGCGTACGATAATTTATGGAAAATATTATAACAGAATTTTATAATGAGAATATTGGTCAAGGGTTTAATGATTATGAAAAATCGCATCTTGCGCGCTTTAATTTTCTTGTTGAAGATTTGAAACTAAATGAAATAAAGAATTCATCCATTTTAGATGTGGGTTGCGGTTATGGCCCAATTTTCCAAAGGTTAGATAAAGAAAATAATAACGAGCTTGTTGGTATAGATGGGGCTGGACTGAGTAATGATTTTGAATATCATATTGCAGATTTACAGTACGATTTTTTCTCCGAAAAATTTCGGGAGAAGAAATTTGATTATATTTTCTCTTTTGAGACTTTTGAGCATTTAAGCAATCCATATCATTGCCTTTTAGAGATTAAAAAATTGATGCATAAAGATTCAATATTTTATTTATCAATTCCACACCAAGATATTACGCATAATACGATATATCCATCCCTACTTTATCCGGTTGATAACTTTAAAACATTCCTAGATCAGTGCGCAATGGAAGTCGTAGCACAGACGGTGCATGACAAGGCTTTTAAACAGAACGTGTTTACACTAAAAAGTTTAGATTGGAATAACTCAAAAATGCTTTGGTATAAGCAAGAGGATAAATTTAGAAATATACCCCCACATATTGCTATTAATTTGTAGTGAAAAAGATCATTGGTTTCAATCAGGGTCAATACGGAGACCTCTGCATGAATGTAGTGGCATGTCGTGCGGTAAAAAGAGACCATCCAAATTCAGATCTTTATCTTGGGATAAATAAACGATATCAGTCGTTAAAAGAAATTTTTCTCTATAATAATTTAATAGATAATATTCATATTTGGGATCAATACAATAATTGGCCATCGGATATAGATAAAGAGTATTTACGGGAGCAAAAATTTGATATGGCATTTAACCCGATGCCGAAACATTCAAGTGAGGACTGGTATTTATATCGACATCAAACGGAAGAAGTTTGCCTCATGCATGGCATTATACCCCCAAATGACTTAACAGTAACATTTAATAAATATTTCGAAACAAAACGATATAATAAATATGTCGCTGTTAATCTTTTTGCGGAAACCAGATCTTCAGATAAAACACCAGATTTACAACAATCTATAAATATTGTTAATTTAATTAAATCACTTGGATATATTCCAGTTCAAATAGGGTTACCGGAACAGCCGCAAATATGCGACAATCAATTTTTTGGATCATTTTTCGAAACCATTAAATTTGTTTTATCTTGTAATTTTCTCGTTACCGTAGATTCGGCAATTGCTTGGATTGCCTCTGGGTATTCATTTCCAGTAGTTGGAATCTACGCTTACTCATACTATACTGGAGCTACGACTTCAAAAAACTGGCAGCCTATCAATAAAAATGCCCTTTATATCGAAAAATATAGAATATCAGATATTACAACATATGATATAGAACAGGCTATACAACTTATATGATTATAGATTGCTTTCCATTTTTCAATGAATTAGATGTACTAGAGTTAAGACTAAATATTTTAGACTCAGTTGTCGATAAATTTGTTTTAGTGGAGGCCTCTAAAACACAATCCCTAATAGATAAACCATTTTATTTTGAGGACAATAAAGATCGATTTGCGAAATTTTTACATAAAATAGTTCATATTAAAGTGCAGGATTATCCAAATGAGGGTGGATGGGCAATGGAAAATTTTCAAAGAAACTGTATATTAAGAGGGCTAAAACATCTAGACTTGAATACACATGATATAGTTGGAATTTCAGATGTAGATGAAATTTGGAATCCCGATATAATTACCCATATACAAAAATCGATGAATGGGCTAGTTGACCGTCTTGCCATTGAGATGAAATATCTAGTTTTCTATTTAAACCTAGAGACACAAAATAAAAGCTGGATAGGAACTGTTTTTTCTACATATGAAAATATATTAAAAACTAGCCCACAAAATATTAGGGCATCTAAAGACAATTGCGCTAAATATATAAATGCGGGTTGGCATTTTGGATACCAAGGCGGCGCAAATAACATTTATCAGAAATATTTATCTTGTATCGAACCAATCGATAAGTCGCTACTACCAACAAGAGAAATTTTCACACAGGAATTCCATCGCAGAATTAAAGATGGGGGTTCATTTATATTTTCCGACAACCTATCAGACGAGTCAATCAAACTAAAAAAAATTGATACGGATCTATTGCCAGACTATATCACGAACCATATCGACGAGTATAGACATATGATTTATTAGGATAAAAACCTTGACTTTATATTAATATTGTTTTATAACTTATTTATGCCCAGTAGAAAAGAAAAAATATTATCCTTTATCTCCACGCTAGAATCAGAAGAAAATTTATCAATACCACAGTTTTGTTACAATACCAAGACTAATTCTGATCCTAAAAAAGTTTTTTATGGCGGCCCTTCTTACAGTAAAGAAGAAATCACGGAAGCTATCGATAGCCTGTTATTTGGTAAGTGGCTAGTTAGCGGAGAAAAAGTAGCTAAATTTGAAAAAGAATTTTCTAGTAAAATAAATCAAAAACATTCAGTAATGGTAAACTCTGGCAGTTCTGCCAATCTGGTTATGATTGCGGCACTCAAAAAATATTTAAAATGGAATGAAAATGATGAAATATTAATTTCCGTAGTTGGTTTTCCCACCACATTGAACCCAATCATTCAAAATAACTTAAAACCAATTTTTGTCGATATTGAATTCAATACATTGAATTTTTGCCTAAAAGATTTAGAATGTAAAATTACAAATACGACCAAAGCAATTTTTATTTCTCCAGTATTGGGCAACCCCCCAGATATGGATCTATTGATTAGCATATCACAAAAATATAATATTCATCTAATTTTAGACGGATGCGATAGCTTCGGTAGTAAATGGAATGAAAAGTATTTAAATGAATATTGCATTGCATCCAGTTGCTCATTTTATCCCGCCCACCACCTAACTACTGGCGAAGGAGGTATGGTATCATCAAATATTGAAGAGATTGTTAATATATCGAGAAGCCTAGCTTGGTGGGGTAGGGACTGTTATTGTATTGGTAGCTGTAACCTACTAGCAAATGGATCCTGCAATAAAAGGTTTTCCAACTGGATTGCAGAAATACCGTATGAAATAGACCATAAATATTATTTTACTAATATTGGCTATAATTTAAAACCCCTTGACCTACAGGGCGCAATAGGATTAGTACAACTAGCAAAAATGGACGAATTCGAAACAATTAGGAAAAATAATAAACAAAGAATTCAACATATCTTATCAAAGATTAATGGAATTTCTTTCCCCAATACATATCCACAATCAGATGTTTCTTGGTTTGGGGTTCCTATTATTTGTGAATCGTTTGCAATTAAATGCAAACTAGTATCATTTTTTGAAAAGAATGGTTTACAAACAAGAAATTATTTTGCTGGAAATATTTTACTACACCCCGCATATAAACATTTAGACAACTATGTAAATTATCCTAATGCTAATCAAGTTTTAGAAAAAGTGTTTTTCATTGGTTGCTCGCCAACAATAAGTACTGTAAATATAAATTATATTGCAGATCTTATTAAAACTTATGAATAGTAAAATAGATCTTTTTGGTGGCACGGGATTTATTGGAACAAAGTTTCTTGACCTGTATGGGACTATAACACATCTTCATGATCGTGAAGACAACGTGCCGTTAACTGGGGAATATGAAAATTTACTATACATGATAAGTACTACTGATAATTATAATGTACTAACTAATCCACATCTTGATATAGACACCAATCTTACTAAATTAATAAAAGTACTAAATAACTGTAAAAATTCTGGCATAATATTTAATTATATTAGCACATGGTTTGTATATGGGGACTCAGAGGTTCCAGCGAGAGAAGGCTCACCCTGCAACCCAAGGGGGTTTTACTCTATAACAAAAAAATGTGCTGAAGATTTAGTTATTAGTTTTTGCAAAACTTTTGATATAAAATATAAAATATTACGCTTAGGAAATGTTTATGGCACAAATGACAAAAACGTTTCGAAAAAGAAAAATGCGCTTGGTTATTTAACCAATGAAATAAAAAACAATAGAGATATTAATTTATATTTTAATGGAAACTTTATTAGAGACTATATACACGTAAGCGACGCATGTAGAGCTATTAAGCTGTGTATAGAAAAAGGAGAAGTAAATTCTATTTATAATATTTCAAACGGAGTACCATTAGTATTCAAAGACTTAATAAATTATATTATATCAAAAACACAATCTACATCGAAAATAACCCCTATAGATCAACCTAAATTTCATAAAATTGCACAAATTAAAGATATGTATCTTAATTCTGAGCGTTTATTTAGTCTGGGATATAAACCTAAAATTGATATTTTTAAAGGATTGAATATGTTGTGTAAATAGACTAAAATAAAAGTCATGAAATTCAAAAACATTTACGGCAGAGAAGTAAATAAAAATATTACTCCTTATATTACAGACTGGAACGAAGTAAAAGGAAGCAAAGCGCAATTTAACGTAAAGAAATTTTTTGAACAATATTGGTCTGGACAAGTTATTTGTGAAGAATTTCCCGTGGCCGGGTCGAGAATGCGTTGTGACCTCATTAATTTTACAAAAAAGATTGCCGTAGAAACGCACGGACAACAGCACGACAAGTTCGTACCCTTCTTCCACAAGAACAGAACAAACTTTAAAAACAGCTTTAAACGCGACCTAGTCAAATATAACTGGCTGGAATTAAATGGTTTTACAGTAATAGAAATATTTGATAATGAAATCAAGGATTTGTCTCGTGAATGGATAAAAGAAAAGTTTGGTATTGAAATTTAATTAAAAATATTGTACTATAGAAGGATGAGTACCTTTTATATTGGAGTAAGTGGGGTAGCAAGGGCTGGCAAAGATAGTTTTACAAACGCTCTTCTGCAAATCATTAATAATGACGGTTTTAATGCAAAGCGTTTTGCTCTGGCTGAACCTCTGAAAAATGATTGTAAACAATTTATACACGACAAATTAGGCCTAGATGTCTGGACGGACAATACGGAAGAAAAATCTATTTTCAGAGAACTTCTAGTCTGGTACGGAAAAGTTAAACGCCAACAAACCCAAGGAAAGTATTGGACATCGCTTTTAGATGAGCATGTAAGTCAAGTTAAACCAAAGGTTTGTATTATCTCTGATATTCGTTACCAACAATATGACGAAGATGAGGTTCACTGGCTTAAGAATAAAAAAAATGGAATTTTAATTCATATTGAAAGAACAGATATTGAAGGTAAGGTTATTCCCCCGGCCAATATGGACGAAACAATTAATGATTCGATTGTAAAAGAACACGCCGATTACAAAGTATGTTGGCCTACAGTTGGTGTAGAGGATCTTTATCTTCTCGACACTTACGCAAAAAACGCTTATGATTCAGTAGTCCGAGAAAAACTATATGCAACAAAAAATTCGTAGTGTCAATGTAGAGAAGCACGTTCTAGCGGGGTTCATCAAGCACCCGCAGTCGTATCACGATGTAGCTCATTTTATCAATGAGCAAGACTTTACTAATGGTCATAAGACTATTTTTGGGGTTATCAAGAATCAGATTATTCACAATCAGCCGCTTGACGCAGTTATTATTGCCGAGAAGATGAAGAATCTTGGTATTAACTTCAATAAGCCTGATTTTAATATTTTTGACTACGTTGAGAGTCTTACTTTCCTCAAGATTAGTGAGAAGTCACTACTGGCATCATGTAAAGAGCTAAAAACCGTAACGATCAGAAGAGAAATTTCCGAAGTTTCCTCGCAAATTCAAGAAGCGATGGCTGGCGCTGGCGACCAGAGTCCAGATAAGATTATTAGTCTTGCTGATAAAATGTATAATGATAAGATTAGTGCATATGATTTAGATGTTAAACCTGAGGATTTATTTGCTAATATCGAGCAGATGATTGAAGAGAGGGCTAACGCGCCAGTTAGTGAATTAGGATACGTAACCCCTTATAAGAACTTTAATCAGATGTATGGTGGGCTAAGACCGGGAGAGCTATACGCTTGGGTTTCTCGACCAAAACATGGTAAGTCAACAATTCTTAATGATATCGCGACAAAGGCCACGATCATTAATCCAAAAATGCGATCATTGGTTCTCGATACAGAAATGCAGACCAATGTAATGAAGTTCCGTATTGCAAGTGCCATCACAGGAATTCCAATGTGGTATCTTGAGACGGGTAACTTTAAAAATAATAAAGAGCTTTGGGCGAGATGGAACAGCAAGAAGACAGAACTATCAATGATTCAAGGTCGCGTGAATCATATGCAAGTTGCCGGAAAGCCAGTTGAAGAAATTGAATCAATTATTCAGCGTTGGTATTTGAGTGAAGTCGGCCGTGGAAATCCAGCCATTGTAGTTTACGATTATATTAAATTAACTGGTGAATCTGGTAATGGAAATAAACAGGAATATCAATTGATTGGAGATAAGGTTGACTCGTTAAAGAACGTATCAGTTCGCCTTAACATTCCACTACTAACTGCCTGTCAGTTAAACAGGAGCGCAGAGAACGGAACGGATGATAGCTCTGCAATCGCACAGAGCGATCGTCTTCAGTGGTTTGCCGCTTATGTTGGTATATTTAGAAGAAAAACCCTAGATGAACAGGCAGAAGATGGATTGAACTATGGTAGCCACAAGATGATTGAATTAGCTGCCCGTTACCAAGGAAAGCATTCACATGGTCATAGCGATCTTGTTAAGATCAAGGAAGGTAATCAGACCAAGTTTAAAAAGAACTTCATTTCTTTTGATGTTAATAATTTTAATGTAACAGAGAAAGCAACCCTTCAAGAGATTGTTGATTCTAAAAATGGAATTAAAGTCGATGTATTCGACAGAGATTACAAGGAAGAAGACGACGAAGGACTACTATGAACCTATTTGAAGTATTAAAAGGCGCCGGGTGCCAACCTCGTAACTATGGAACGTATTATACATGTACTGCAAAGTATCGTGGCGGTGACGATCCTAGCTCCGTAGCCGTTTATCTTCAAACGCAAACAGTAAAAGATTTTGTTACTAGTAAAACAATGTCTCTAGAAGAGTTCTTAAAGAGAACCCTTGACTTGAAAACTCCAGAGCAATTAAAGAAGATAATGGATGGCACGGCGAGTTATTTTTCTTCGGCATTCGATAATGACCAAGATGATCCATTCAATAAAACAACTCGTTATTATTCCAGTGATGATATTGTTTCATTAATTCAAGACCCCTCATACTGGGAGGGGAGGGGTGTAAAAGAATCGGCCCTAAAAGATTTCAAGGGAGGGGTTTGTACTTCTGGTAAAATGTATAACAGATATGTCTTCCCAATATTTAACTCAAGAAATAAAATCGAAGGATTCTCTGGTAGAGATATATCTGGCAAGTCGCCCATTAAATGGAAGCATATTGGTAAAAAAGCAGATTGGGCATACCCTCTTATTTTTAGTTATAAATATATTACAGAACAGAATAGTATTATTTTAGTTGAAAGTATTGGTGACATGCTATCGTTATGGCAGAGTGGAATTAAAAATTTAGGTGTAACATTTGGCACGGAAATGGGCGCAGGATTATTAAAAGCTATCTTGCGCTTAGATCCAAAAAGTATTATTATTGCAACTAATAATGATATAAACCAAGCTGGACAACGAGCGGCCACTAAGATCAAAAAGAAATTAGTAGAGTTTTTCGACGAGAGCCAGATTAAAATCTGTCACCCACAGAAGAATGATTTTGGAGAGCAGTCTGAACAAGAAAATTTAGCTTGGTTAAAAACTATAAAATAATATGAACTGGACAGAATACTACATGCGCCATCAATACTTGGCATCTGAAAAAAGCAAAGATCCAAGCACAAAGATTGGGGCATTACTTGTTCGTGACGACAACATCGTTTCTTTGGGATACAATGGTTTCCCAAGGGGCATTAATGACTCAAATCAAAGACTAGAAAATAGAGAAGAAAAATACTTTTATGTAGTTCACGCGGAACATAATGCAATTTTAAATGCCGCCCGAAATGGCATAGCAACAAAAGGCGCAACACTTTATACATCTGGAATGCCCTGTAGTGAATGCGCAAAAGCTATTATTCAAGCGGGAATCAATGTAGTTTATATTCACAAGCAATATCCAAGTCTTTCGCACGGAAAGTGGAACAAATCCGTATCTAAAGCAGAAGAGATGTTTGATGAGGCTGGAATTTTTGTAGCTGATTTTGATAAACCATTAAATATTGAATGTTTAATTAACGGCGAGAAGGTCACGGTATGAGTGAACTAGTTAGACTTTCCGCAAGTAGGATTAAAACCCTACAGACATGTTCTTGGACATATTACGCAAACTATGTCCTAAAACTTCCACAAAAGAATAACTCTGGCGCGATGAGAGGTACTATTGCCCACTTGGTTTTTGAAATTCTCTCAAACCCAAGGCACGAGAAATATGTAAAGAAAATCATCAAGGCCGGGACATGCAAGAAAGTTAAATCTGTATGGAAACTAATTTTCAAGAATGCTAAAAAAATGAACCTTGATTTAGATGAGATAGTCAAGCCTATCAAAAAAGAAGGGGATATGACAAACTTAAAATGCATTGATACAATGATTCAAGTTGGTCTAAAATATGATTTTATTAATGAGCAAAAATTAATAGGTAGTGAGTGGGCATTTGATATTACAAACGAAAGCCCTAAATATCGAATCCTAGGCTTTGTAGATCGACTTGTTGAAGATAATGGTACGCTAATTATCAGAGATTACAAGAGTAGCAAAAAAACATTTAGTGGAGAAGAGCTAGAAAGCAATCTTCAATCAATGATGTATTCATTAGCTGCCCGAAATAAATATCCAGACTATAAGAATGTTAATGTTAAATTTTTATTTCTAAGATATCCTGATGCCCCAGAGCAATCATCTCCAGAATTCAGCGATATAGAATTAGCAGGATTTGAACATTATCTGGAGTATATCAGTAATCAATTACAAAACTTCACAGAAGAGAAGGGTAAGGCTAATTTTGCCAAGCATGACTTCAGTAAAAAATGGATGTGCCAAACAAAGTCTGGATGGAAATGTCCATACCTTGAGGCCATGCAATACCAAGCCCTTGTAGATAAAGATGATAAGACTATTAAATGTATTTTTAATACTGAAGAATTTAAAGCAGAAGAAATTAAAGAAGGTTATAAGGTTGAGATTCGTAATTACGAAGGTTGTCCTGCATGGAAGACAAAAGTAATGAAAGATCCATTTGACTTTTAACAAAAGTTATAATAGAATGGTGGAATGCAATATATATGCGTTAACCAAATCAATGAACAGGGTCTCCGTAGGTTTCGTCAGGAATTTTGGAATCTAGATAGAAATTCAGCACAACCGATAATTCCCATTATTATTGACAGTTATGGGGGCGATGTTTATTCAGTTTTCGGAATGATTAGCTTGATTAAATCAAGTCATAAGAACATTGCTACAATTTGCGACTCAAAAGCAATGAGCGCCGGGGCAGTTCTTCTATCTGCCGGAACGAAGGGGTTAAGATTCGCAAGTGAATATGCTCATATCATGGTTCACGAGGTTCTAACGGGAAACCCCCACGCTAAAATCAGTGATATTAATATTGATACAAATCATGCGATGTCACTAAACAAGCAGATTTTCTCAATGCTAGATAAGAATTGCTCTCAGAAGCCCGGCTTCTTTTTGAAGTTGGTTGATACAAACAAAAATAGCAATTTATATTTAACTTCCAAACAGGCCAAAAAATATGGTATAGTTGATCATGTTGATGTTCCCAAGCTAGAAGTTAATACGGAATTTTCAATCTTGCAGTCCTCACTAAAGTAAATGACACTTCCAATCTTCAGATCTAACTATTCTCTCACCTCCATACTGACTCTCGATCAGTATAAGAAGACCGAAGATAGAAAGCTAAATCGCGCAGATTCTATTTTCAATATTTGTTCAGATCTGGGTTTGAAGGATGTATTTATTGCAGATAATAATCTAAGCGGTCTTGTTGAGGCGTATGAGAACGCAAGCGATGCCGGATTAAATTTGAGATTTGGATACAGAGTGACTGTTTGTGAGAATATAGAAGATAAAACTGAAGCCTCCAAGAAAACAGAAAGCAAACTAATTCTCTTTGCAAAGAAGGATAGTTTTATTGATTTAATTAAACTTCATAACCTTTCTACTAGCGAGGGCTTCTACGACGGAAGGGCGCGACTAGATTACAAAACAATTCGTAATAATTGGACTAAAAATCTCATGATGGTCATACCATTTTACGATTCTTATATATTTAATAATTTACTATATGGTAAGGAATGTATTCCAGATATCGACTTTGCGAATCCATATATTTGCATTGAGAATAATAGCTTACCATTTGACGGTCTAGTCAAAGATCAGATTCTTTCGAGCGTAAAATATAATCAGATTGACACGAAAACAATTTACTATAAGGACAAAAAAGACTTTAATGCATATATGACGTATCGCTGTATTTTGAACCGAACAACATTCCAGAAGCCAGAACTGGCCCATTTCGGAAGTAACGAGTTTTGTATGGAGGCTATTTATGCAGGATAATCTTTTAAGATTTAAAAAAGACCAGAAGTATATAACCTGGGACACAGAAACGGAATCGTTGAACTTGGTTAACTCTAGACCTTGGCAAATTTCTTGGGCAATCTCCAAAGGAGACAAAGTTCTTAAGCATGAAGACAGATTCTTACATTGGGACGATTTAAAAATGTCCGATGGCGCGGCAAAGATTACTCGTTTTGATCGCACAAAGTGGGCTAGTAGGGCAGAGGATCCGAAAAAGGTTCTTGCGGATTTTGATAAGTATTTATATGATCCAGAGTATCTTATCTTAGGCGCGAATCTATTTGGTTTTGATATATACCAACATAACAATGCTCGTAGAGAGGTTGGACTAAAAACTGATTATTCTTATATTAATAGAATTATTGACGTTCAAGCTATACAGAAGGGGATCTATCTTGGGCTGAAGTCTATTCCAGAAAATAGAACCGCCTGGCACTATCAAATGCAAAATTTCCGACAGAGAGGAATGAAGACCTCAGTAAAACACCTTTGTTCAGTATATGATATTGACTATGATGAAAATAAAGCACATGATGCTGTATATGACAACAATCTAGTTTTTTCTATTTTTAGAAAGCAGATCCTTACAATCGAAATATGAACGAACAATTTTTAAAAGAATTCTCAGAAGTTAAAATCGAACGGGTTAATCTTGTTCGCTTACCAGAAATTTCACTAAACGAGGAAGAGAAGCAAAGCGTAACAAAGAAGGTTAAGTCTAATGACGAGTTTCTCCAACAATTAATTAATGATGGCTGGAGGAAGTTTAGAGACAAGGTTTCAGAAGATAAAAAGCAAGTTTATTTAGACCGCCTAAAGGAAGAATTTGAAATTGTACAGGATCTTGGGTTTGTTGACTATTTCTTATTGGTTTGGAGGGTTATTAATAAAGCACGAAAACTTGGGGCATTTATTGATTGGGGTCGCGGCAGTGCTGCTGGTAGTTTGATTTTCTTCCTATTGGGCGTAACAGGAGTAGATCCAATTGATAAGAAGCTATTCTTTACGCGATTCATTTCAAGGGTTCGCGCTAAGAAGGAAGTTATTGATGGAGTTACTTATATTCAAGGAGATCTTGCTCCCGACGTTGATATTAACTTGGGCGGAGTTCGTGAAGAAATTATTCAATGGTTAAAAGTTTGCTATCCAAATAAGGTTGGTAAGATTGCCGCACTTTCAACATTTTCCGGAAAGATTCTAGTTAAAGATGTTTATAAAATCATTAATGAGGCAAATGAGGATATGGCTGTTGATCTGGCGGACACAATCGGAAAAACTTTCGGCGTAGTTGAGGATATCGAGGACTCTTACAAGAATAGCGAGAAGTTCAAGCAGTGGGCAGATACCTATCCAGAATCTTATGCAATTGCCCTAAAGTTGCGCGATCTTATTCGTGGAAAGTCAACCCACGCAAGTGGGTACTTTATTTCATATTATCCCCTAAATGAGTTTGTTCCAACCGAATTAAATAAAGACGGTGAAATTTCGATTGCCTATGAGATGAATACCGCCGCAAAGTTTGGTATTAAACTTGATCTACTTGGCTTGACAAGTAATGAAATTATCAAAGATGTTTTTGAGAGGATTTCTGAAAAGCTAGAAGATATTGATTTAGACTCTAATCCAGATGTTTATACCCATCTTCAGAGCGATAATCTAAAACCATACGGCCTGTACCAGATTAGCGCAGATTGCGCCTATAGGGTATGTCAAAAAATCAAGCCAGCGAATATTCAAGAATTGAGCGATGTGAATGCTATAGCCCGACCTGGCGCCTTGGCGTACGAAGATAAATATGTTTGTATGTCTGGCGAACCTCCACATGAGAAGTTAGCACATATCTTCAAAGACAGCCGAAATCTTCCCCTATATCAAGAGCAGTTGATTCAGTCTCTAGTTGCCGTTGGGTTCACGCCAGATGAGGGCGAATATATCCGAAGAATCGTTGGTAAAAAGAAGAGAGAAGAAATGCCAAAGTGGAAAGAAAAAGTTTTCGAGACCTGTAATAAAAATGGGTTTGGAGATGCGGTTGCAGAGGCAATTTGGAAGGTCATGATTGATTCCGCAGATTATTCGTTTAACTTGAGTCATAGTTATTCTGTTGCCTATCTTGGCGCTCTAACTGTTTATTTAAAGTATAAATATCCATTAGAATTCTATACGGCATGTTTAAATGCAAGCCAGAGACTTCCCGATCCAATGGACGAAATTAGGCGAATCCAACAGGAGCTTCCACATTTTGGAATCAAACTCCTACCGCCGCACTTATTAAAGTCTGACATGAACTTTAAGACGGATGGAAAGAATATTCGCTATGGACTTAGCGCTGTTAAGGGTATTTCTGATAGCGCTATGGAAAAGCTCGTTAATTTCCGTGGAGAATATGATAGCAAGATTGATTGTTTAGTTGCGGCAAAACAAGCCGGACTTAACATTGGAGTTCTATCTGCCCTAATCCAAGCTGGCGCATTAGATGAACTAGGAACAAAGAGAACCCGACTTGTTCTTGAAGCCCAGACTTATAATCTACTAACAGATCGTGAAAAGCGTTTAGTTAAGACCGTCCATGACGACACAGAAGAGAAAGATATCCTAAATATTATTAAAATGTTGAACGAGAAGCAGCAGATTAAGGATAGCCGTTTTGATACGATCAAGGGTAAGTACAATACTTACAAGGATATTTACCAGTTAAATTCGCGTAACGAAGAGATCACAAACTATTTTTATGAGAAAAATTGCTTAGGATTTAGCTATAGTCAGAACCTAACAACTATTTTCAAGAAGAAGAATCCAGATTTTACCACTATCCGTAATATAATGGATCACAAGCAAGAAAATGACAAGGTTATTATGATTGGTCAGATCATTGAAACAAAGATTTCAAAGTCAAAGAATAATAATAAATTCTTCAGAGCAGTCGTTTCTGACGATACCGGAACGATAACAACCCTCATGTTTGACGGAAAACAGGGGCTATTTGAGGAATGTAAGCATGATAATGGTGGAGTTTTCCCAGAAGAGAATGATATCGTAGCAATTAAAGGAAGAAGAAAGGGTACAGATGCTATTTTTGCAGATAAAATCGTAGTTCAAGATTGTAAGATATATAAGAACATGCGTGATTTAAAATGATTTTTTAAACCGCTTGGGGACAAAATGGAATGCGGAGTGTAATTAGAGTATAATAACTTTAAATATATGAATAGCCCACTTAACACCGCAATTCCGAAGGTTGATGCCGAGCTTCCAGCCAATATTGTTCTTCCGCAACCAAAGGCATCAGAAAGAAGGGGTGACTTCGTAAAACGTTGTTGTGGCGTGGGTAGTAAAATTGGAGAGTATAGTAAATGGGCAGATCCCAATCGCATTATTGTTGATTGTATGGGCGAATGGAGCAAAGCAAAGCTACACGCCGCCGCAGTTGTTGGAAGCGGAGATAGTGAAGTTATTATTCCAGTTATAAATATGGAACAGCAAAAAGAGGCTGGTACACCGGTTTCCACAGCCCCAATTGATAATACCGCAGTCTATACAGAAAGAACTCAAAATAATCTCAAATTAAAAGCTTCCCTCCCAGAAGAAGATGAGAAGAACGAGGCTCCAGATAATGAAGTCACAGAAGCGGCTCCAGATCTTTTCGCAACACTTTTAAATTCCGCAACAACAGCACATATTCTGCACTTGCAAACAAATAGTTACGCACAGCACAAAGCCCTAAATACTCTTTATGCCGATCTTCCAGACCTAGCGGATGATTTAATTGAGGCTTACCAAGGTAAATATGGAGTTGTAAAGGATTACCCAGCACAGTCTGTAACAACACCTTCTGATGCACTGGGTTTCGTTCAAGAACTGAGAGCATATGTAGCCGCAAATAGATATGTGGCACTCAAACAGTCTGATTCTGAACTACAGAATATCACAGATAATATTGTTGAGCTTCTTGACAGCACTATTTATAAGCTAACTTTTCTCAAGTAAATAATAGTATGCCCCTACCAACACCAAAAGGAAAAGAACAGAAAAAAGATTTCGTTTCGCGTTGCATAGCCACGGTAAGTAACGATAAAGCTTTTAAAGACCAAAAACAGATAATTGCAGTTTGTTATTCTCAATGGGAAGAAGCAAAAGCTTCTGCAGATGTTATCGTTGGCAGCGGAGATCAAGAGACAATCCTTAACATTCAAAGTCGCAAAGAAGAAAATGTATTTCCAGCCCCAAAATGGACAGCAGGAGCAAAGGGTCAGCGTTTTGGCGGCAAAAAGAGGAGCGACTTAAAAGATAGTGATTTCCTCTATCCAGAAGAGCGTAGTTTTCCAATTGTAACCCCAAAAGATGTACATGATGCTGCTAGAAGTTTTGGTCGCAGTAAAGGTAAGAATTACGAAGAATTCAAAAAGAAGCTAGTTCGCAAGGCGCGTTCTAAAGGCCCGGCTTTTGTAGCTGAACTTCCAGACACAATCAAGCAGGAGCATAATATCAAAGCATCTGAAGGCGAGTCCCTTATTAGCCAGTATGCAGATAAAGCGGCAGAGATGCTGTCTGAATTAGCAGTATGCTCATCAGTTATCCTAGCTGCGACACAAGATGAGTCTTACCATGCTAAACTAACTGAGCCTTGGGTATTTACAAAGATTACTATTGCAAAGATTAGCTCATGTGCCGCACGTTACCATCTTGAATTTGGTGACATCAAGGCAAGTGAAGAAGATATTCGCGAAGAATTCGTGGATATGATTCAAGAATTCGCAAAAGAAATTTACGCAAATGCCGAAGCATCTTTAGCTTTAATCCAAAATGAAGATAAAAAAGTAGAAGTAGCCAAACCTTGGGTATTCGAAAAGATTGTAGTTGCTAAATCAATGGCATGCATAGTTAAGAACCATCTTCTTTATGGTGAAGACCCAGAGGCGACCGAATACCCAGTAGAACAAGATCCTACAAATCCAGAAGTTTCCGTCGCAGATGATGAGACAAACATGACTGGTGACACGGGAGAAGATGCGAATGTAAAAAGAGAAAAATATCTACTCCACAATGTTTTCGATAACAAATGGGGCGCAGATACCTATTAATTATTTAAAATGTTTGAAGTAATTTCATCTGTAGAATATAAAGACCGCTCTCTTCACGATAGGGTAAAAGAAAAGGCAGATAAATTATTTCCTAAAAATAGTTATGTAAAAAGCCTCTGGATTCTCCGCGAATATAAAAAGCGCGGGGGTACAGTTAGCTATAAGGGGGAGAAACCCAAAAATGGCACTATCAAAAAAGAAGTTAAAAGTGAAAGTTATGATGGCAGAAAACAAGAATATCTTTTCAAGGTTCGTTTTGAAAACTATGAACTAGCAAGCGAAAACAAGAAAAAGGTTCGCCTAAATAAACCATTCAGAACACCGGGCGCCGCAAAGAAATTTGCCGTATATGTTAAGAATGAAAGCGGTAAGATAGTTATTGTTCGATTTGGTGATCCACATTTAAGCATTAAAAGAGATAATCCCGCACGAAGAAAAAACTTCAGAGCGAGAATGAGATGCGACAATCCGGGGCCAAAGTGGAAAGCTCGTTACTGGGCATGTCAGACTTGGAGGGCAGATAAAAGCGTTAAAGAGGTAACTGGAGAAGAAGAGATTAACTGGTTTATGTTACCAACACAAGAGGAACTATTTGGTCATGAACTACCTCCTTTCGACATAGAAGAAATTGAAGAAGATATCTGCTTTGATTGTGACGAATCAATTTAATTGACATATTTATAAAATATTGTTATATTAGTAAGTAACGATGAATGTTACTTGGAAAGTTGAGGGCGCAATCGATTGGTTTAAAACAATTGTAGAAGATGTCTCGTGCTCTCCAATGGAGATCGCAACTAAAGTTATTGAATCCCTAACCACATCTGAATTATCAGATAATATAGGATTAATCTTAATGGTTACCCATGACCAGATGGAATCTATAGATCAAACCTATGTGTGCCATACTCCAACCGTTTTAGCCAATGCTGGATTTTACAAAGAATCAAAATACCTCCAAGATATGATTGACATGATTACCAAAAGTAATATAGAATGATCATATATGAAAAACATAATTCTTGCATTATTGCTAATTTGCTCATCAGCAAATGCTAATAAAGTTGCCGTCTGCGAAACACTATTTACAGGAACGGGAGATTCTCCGGCAGAATCAAACGATAGAGCAAGATTAAATATGTCTTTTGCAAAAGAAAGCGTAGAATTTCTTACTAGCGATACCCATCAAGTTAGTACTAATTGTTATATAACCATAATTCGTGCACGTTATTTGGCCGATGTTCATAGTTACTAAAGGTGAATAATAGGCTTCCATACGAAGAATACCAAGCAATCATGAACTCCCTAGTGGAGCATCATGCAGTATTCTATCAATTTTGGCGTTTAGTAAAACCTCAATACTCTGAAGAAGTTGATACTGCTTGTGTTTTCTTTAATAAAGAAGGTAAATGTATTGATTTTTTAATTAACCAAGCTTATTGGAACTCAGTAGATGACATAAGAAAAAAATTCATTATTTGCCATGAATGTATGCATGTTCTAAATTCGCATGGCAAACGAATTGGAACAAAATTCTCACAATACGGAGACCAAGCAAACATTGCTATGGATATAGTTGTCAATGAAGGGCTCACAAAATTCTTTGGGTTCAATCGCGCCAAAATAGATCCAGATGATGAGTATATATGGTTAGATAAAATTTTTAAAGACGACCCATCCGTTGTTGACGATAATAGTTTTGAGTATTATTTAAATAAATTGATAGAAAATAATATTGGCCCGGCGCCGTCAAAATCACTAATCAATCAACATTCTGGACTTGGAATTCCCGACGAACTAGTTCAAGAAATCATTAACCAACTCTCGGATGAGGAAGGAGAGGTACTAAAAAATATTGCCGAACGTTCCGAACAAGGAAAAAAGAAAGATAATGGCCAAATAGCAGGAAAATCAGGTGGGCAATTAACTAAAAAACTAGATAAAAAACCCGCAGTATTTAAAAGTAAATGGGAAACCATTATTAAAAAATTCGAAAAAAGCTTTGGTAAAGAAGAAACCAATGAGGCGCATTGGATAAACAAAGATAGGAGGATGTATAATTTAAATTTTGATATGTTCTTACCATCTGATATTGAACACGAGGTAAGAAAAACAGAAAAAGAAAAAATTAAAACTTACTTTTTTATGGATTCAAGTGGATCTTGTCAAGACCTAGCGCAAAGATTTTTTGATGCAGCTAAAAGTATTAACCCTAATAAATTCGATGTTGAATACTATTGTTTTGATACGGCAGTTTATAAAGTTGACATAGCTAAAAGAAAACTGTTTGGATTTGGCGGAACTAGCTTTAAATCAGTAAGTGATTTTATTTACAAAAAAAACAAAGTCAAACCGCATGTTTGGATTTTAACGGATGGTCATGGTGATTATCCCGATATTCCAGAAAATGAAGAAAAAAAATGGAGCTGGTTTTTAATTCAAGGTGGGAGCAAAAAATTTGTTCCACAAAATAGTAAAATTTATAATTTAGAAAATTTCGAGTAACCAGATAAATGTGGATAATATTTATTCCATTCATCTTTTTTAAATTCCCAAATAAACTTTCTTCTCGCATCTATTGCTTGGTATAGACAGTTAAAACTCCCAATTTTTCTTATTATAAATTTTTTATTCTTATAGTTCTCTATGCCGATACCTTGTTTTTCTTGCTCCGTATAAAAGCAAACTGCAGACTTGAATTTATCAAATTTTCTAGAAAGACCAATATTATCCAAGTCTCTATCTTTATAAATAAAGTGTAAAAATTTATATACATTTTTCTTTCCCACTAAATAGAAGTGACTATTAGCATGCGTATTATCTTTATGAGTTTTTGAATGGAATTCAATATTTAATTTTCCACATAATTCCTCGCAAAATTTCCAGTCCTGATTATAATTTGATGTTATATCCACACAATGCGCTCCAGTTTTGGGGTTTGCGCTCAAATACCCATCTCCGTCAAAATAACCTCTCCACCAATAATGCTTTAGATCATTAGGAATAATATTTAAAATTTTAACTGGAGAAACTTGTGACTTTATCAAAAAATCATTGTCACATAAAAATTGATATAAGTATTTATTAGAATATCTAAGACAAGCATAGGTTCTATTAGTAATTTTATTAGTAGAACAGTAATACTTCCAATCACCAGTTTTACATAGAACGGGAAAAATCTCCTCCGCATCACATATTTGTATATTTACTTTTATATTATAGTCATATTTTCTTCTATTTTTTTGCACATATCCATCGGCCCATAAAAAACCCAAAACATAAGCCGAAATTGGAGACATATTGTCAGTAAAATTTAAAGCAGCTTCTTTTTTTCTTGCTTGTATCGTCATAATAGTCTATAGTTATTACACACAATATATATGATTACCTCTCAAGAATTAGAAATTAAGCTTCGAACTTATTTAAAATCTAATAAAAATGTCTTATTAGAAGGAAAACATGGCGTTGGCAAAACAGCACTAATTCAAAAAATTTTTAACGAAGAATTTGGAGAAAACAACTGGATATATTTTTCATCTAGTACTCTAGATCCATGGACGGACTTAATTGGCGTCCCAAAAGAATCTAAAATAAATAATGAGCCATGCCTAGATTTTATTTTACCAAAACAAATGATAAATACAAATTTAAAAGCCATGTTTTTTGACGAATACAATCGTAGCCATAAAAAAGTTCGTAACGCCACAATGGAATTAATTCAATTTAAAAGCATTAATGGACGTAAGTTTCCAAATTTAAAAGTAATATGGGCGGCAGTAAACCCAGCCGATGATGAGGAAGATACGTATGACGTAGACAACCTTGATCCAGCGCAGCTAGACAGGTTCCAAATCTATATAAAAGTGCCATACTCTCCAGACTACGAATACTTTAAATCAAAATTTGGAGTTAAACATGCAACTTCCGCTATTGAATGGTGGAATGGGCTTCCCAAAGAAGCTAAAAAATTAGTATCGCCCCGCCGTTTAGATTATGCCCTAGAGCTTTACAAAGAAGGCGGCGACCTATTTGATGTCCTGCCAGATAAAACCAACCCTACAAAGTTACTGGTAACTCTACAAGTGGGAAGTCTAGAGGCAAAAGTTAAGGAATTATTTGAACAAAAAAATGGAAAAGAAACTAAAAAATTCTTTTTATCTGAAAATAACTTCCAAGGCGCGCTACCAATTATAAAGAAAAATAAAGAATACGTTCAGTTCTTTTTGCCCCTATTAAATAATGAAAGACTATCCTCAGTCTTTTTTACCGAAACAAAACTTCAAGAATTTATTCTACAAAACTCCCAATTATTTAAAGAACCCCTAGAAGAGATCTCTAAATTAAAAGCCATTGATCCTCACCTTTTAGGTAATATCAATAATGCACTCAAAAAAATTGGAACTGTTACTTACTTTCCTTAATTTGATACAGTGGGAACAATAGAAGCAGATCCAGTTTTTCTTTCGATATAGATCAGGCGTTGATCTAAATTGTCCATTCTTTTGTCTAACCCAGCTTCTGTTTGGTTGATATGTTTTAAATCCTCCGAGAAAATACTCTGATTATTGATAATTGTTTCTAATTTTTGCTGTGTTACTTCAAACCTTTTTACAGATTCCGCCGCTACGATTTTATCATTTTCAATCTGTCTTTCTACATATATTGCAAATTTATCTTGCGTTACGAAATGTTGACTCATCCAGAGTGTTGCATAGCTAAACATCATAAACGCAACTAGCATAATAGCTGGTTTAACATAGGCCTCATACCATTTCATACCAACTTTATGATCTGGAAGATTATTTAATGGATTTAATGCCGTTAATGGATCAATCATAGCAAGTATATTTACATTTAATTTTTATTTAGCTACATATAAAATGTCTATAGATCGTCTATTTATCAAGATTGTAACACAACTGGCGGTATATTTTAATTGATTATGAGCACAATAAGTCTTATGATTTCTGAATGAGCTACCAAACTAAAGTTAAAGAATTTATGCTAACCTTTGGACAAGAATGTCCTCCAAAACCAGTAGTAATTGATAAAAAGAATAGGATTTTAAGGGTCAAGTTGCTTCTAGAAGAGGTTTTAGAGCTTGCCGAGGCAAGCGGCGTAGAAATTGCAGTTGGTAATGACTGGATTGTAGATACTGATTGTGTCAAAAATGGCGTTATTTCTTTTAAAACAAATAATAATAATGTAGACCTAATCGGAGTAGCAGATGCGATTGCAGACATTTCTTACGTTAATTACGGCGCGGCAAATGCCTACGGAATTGACATTGAACCAATCGAGAACGAGGTTCACGCATCTAACATGACAAAGTTATTTACCACAGAAGAAGTAGATAACCTACCTAGTGGTGAATTTACCTATAATCCAGTTAGCTTAACAGGAAAATGTCTTCTAGTTAAGAATAGGGATGGCAAAGTTCAGAAAAGCCCTTCTTACACACCAGCTAACGTCGCCAAGTATATTGAACAACAAATCAATGGATAATTCAGTTGAACTTATTGGTTGGTATGGTGGTGATACGGTTAATGCTTGTAGCGCATGGACTTCTACTAGCCGAGAGCTTACGGAAGATAAAAAAAACCGAATTCCAGCACTATTAAAAATGTTAGCAGAAAATGGGCACGAAACACCATTTGAAAAGTCATCGCTTCACTTCCTAGTAAATACTGAGATCGCAAGTCATATTCATCTCCTAAAACATAGAATCAGTTCCCTTAATGCCGAAAGTGCAAGGTATAAAGAGTTAAAAGAAGATAAATACTTCGTTCCCGAAGACTGGCCCACAGAGTGGAAAGAAAAGTTAGAAGAATATACTAATATTGGTAATGAACTTTATCATGAATGCCTCGCCGGATTGGAATCGTATGGTATTGACAGGAAGCGCGCAAAAGAATCTGCACGTTTTTTTAAAACATATAATTCTCAAATTCAAGCCGATGTTCAGTTTAACTTTCGTAGCTTTGTAAATTTTCAAAGGCTTAGAAACTCAGAACATGCACAGGTAGAAATCCGAGACATTGCCTCGGAAATGTTAAATGCAGTTAAAAATATTGAAGGAAATCCATTTCAACACACGTTAGCCGCATTCAATCTTGATTAGTTTAACTAATTTCACTATAATAAATAGTGGACATGTTAGATAAAGAGCTCAATTCTGGAGTTAGTGACTTAAGTGTAACTATAATGTTTTGCGCCGGGCCCAAAAGCTTGGTTAAATTTAACGATAACCCAAAAGATAACGTGTTTTATAACATCTTCTGTTTTCATATTAACGAAACAGGTCATTATATAGTTTTTATCAAAATTTTCAAAGCCCTAAAAAAGAAAAATAAAGATGGTAATTATTTTAATTTAATAGATACACAAAGTAAAGTAATGACTTCACAGAAGGAAACCTACCAATTTCTTGATGGTTTTTTAAATATTATTGAAGAACACCATAGGTTCGTCAATGATGAAGTTTTAACCGAAGGGGTTCTTAACGCGGTAGAAGCCATACAGTCCATACAGGAATGGGAGACATCAATGATTAATTATTTTAATGACTTGATACCCGACCAGTTCCCCAAAAGAAAACTGACTTTAAAAAACTTATTTTAGTTTTGTAATAATGCGTAGGAAAAAATAGTCCCACTACCACCCGTTGCGACAAGTCTAACACTTGTAACTGGAGCAGTTATCAAAGCTGGAGATTGATATCCCGGTGTCATACCTGTAAAAGAATAAAGAGTAACACCTTCATTTCCAGAACCTCTTTGGAATGATGGGTCATATGCGCCTAGATAATATGCGGCGGAAGTTTGAACATTGATTGTTGTTCCAGTTGTTGCCGATCCACTGGCAAACGCGATAATTAAAGTATTTCTTGAGTTAGTGATATCTAACCAAGTGCCCGTAAAGGGGACTGACTGTCCCGTAGCTAAAACCATCGCACTATTCCACTGTGAATTCATAACTAAAATTACACGTAAATTTGACAAGCAGACCAAAAACACCTACAATCACTTATAATGAAGAAAATAATTCAACCAGAACAAGCAGAAGAATCCATTTATTTTTCTGATTTTACAGGTAAACCATTTATTGATGGGCTACCACCATCAATAGAACTTAAATTTAATTTTAATTATGGATCAAAATATGATGGCGCAAACCTAAACTTCCATCTTTCCGATCAGGATTTTGAAAGCCTTCTTCCAGTTTTGCGTGACAGGTTATCTCAAGATGCTAAAAAAGAATTGGGTAAAACACTTCACGAGTTAGATCTCCAGCTAGAAGATGGAATACAATCTAAATCTTATTCAGTTTGTGAATATGCCTCTAATGCCAGATTAGTAATTCTGAATCTTTTAGGGCTAAACTAGAGAGAAATTAAAGTTGGCTTCTCTTCCTGTTTATAGTTGCGAGTCTGAAGGATCAAATCCAAGATCGTTAGCTTAAAATCTTCACGCTTGTCTTCGGGGATAGAATTAGCAAAGAAATCAATAATTACTTGGCACATTCCATTTACCATAAACCCATTAAATTGAATTTCTGTAAGTTGCTTGCAAGCTAAATTTTTACCATCTTCTGTAAGGCCAATCTCTAAAATTGGATTAATTTTAGGCCTCACATTCTCGTTAATTACTTCTGCGTCGATATCAATTGTTACGGGTTGTTCACTCATAATAATATTACTTCTTCTTCGCTTTTAAATCTAAATTATCAAGACCCTGTTTCAATAAACCACAGATAACATCATTAACAGAAACGTCTTTCTCGCAAGATTCTTTAACTAATAGCCGAAGAAGCTCGACGGGCCAATCTTCAGTGTCAAGTTCTAGCCGAACATATTTTTCTAGCTTAATAGAGCCATCTTTTTGTAGCTTTACATCGAACTTATCGCCGGGCACAATATTTAGTTCTGCCAACTCTTCTTCGGTAAATTGAAGATACAGATCATTCGTGGGTATCAGTTCTTTTTTCATTTGTTTTTATTAGTTGAGGATTATTTTCTAGAATTCTAGAGATTATTCCGACAATCTCCATTGGCCCAAAACCAGTAACCCAATCACACTCTTGCGTAATCTCTTCCACTTTTTTCATGTATAGCTCGTATAGCTTTTCTTTATTTATTTTCATTGATTTATATTGTGTTGGGCCTTTAAATAATCTTTGATAACATCACCTTTTACTTCTTTCTTGTAATAATTAAATTTCTTTCCAAAGCTAGTGGAGTCAATAAAGTCATGAAAGGTAAAATTATATTTATTATTTGACTTTCTAATCGTATCTTTATGAAAGTATGCAGTATAAGTAAAAAAGCCCAAAGCAATTATTACCCCAATAATAACAGTTTTAAATGCTCCGGCAATAATTCTTTCTACAAGAAAAATAGACAAGATAGAGAGGAATACTACAAGCGCAATTTCTAGTGGGTTATTAAAGTTCATCTACCTAATTGTAGTAACTTCCCCTCCATTATTTCTAATCTTTCTAAAGTTGTACTATTCAAATGCGCCCACTCCCTTATGAGACAATTGGTATAGAGATCTTTTTTAATTTGAACTGGATCAAAACCGAACTGATCTCCAGTTAAGTCTATATAGTAATTATCAATCTTATTGAACCAATGTTTAATACCATTAACATACGCACTAACTAAATGCCCACCATATCTTTTATAAATAATCGCCGCCACAATAGCGCAATGTCCCGTACTAGGAATTTCTTCGTTAAAGAAATAAACAGTTTCGGCCGCAAAGCATTTGTCGAGATCTAGACGAAGATCCCTTAACTCTTTTTCTATTATTAATTTTGGCATGGGTCATATATATTACATTTAATTATTAATAATATCAGAAAATACCCTTGGAATAATAACATTATCAGGAAGGTCTTTAAAAAGTGGTGCGATATGTTTTGGAGAATGTCCCGCCAAACCGCAACCAATTTTAAAGAAATGGTAGATCTTTATAGATACTATCATAAGCACCAAATTTTTCAATAAGTTTCTTTCTTCTTTTTTCTTGGGCAACGAGATAGAAATTATCCATACCAGTATCAATAGCAGAGCAATCACCAGTTTCATCAATCTCAAGAACCTGACATAGACCACAATCAATGTTGGCATTAATACCACCATTCTCATTCCAAATATTAGTTTTACCCATTGTAGGAGTATGACCATAGACTTGTTTTAATCCTTTGGATACATGACCTTCTTGGAAGTCATCACACCAAAGGATACCACCAACTTTTTGCATACCACCACGACAACGACCTACCGCACCAATGGTTTCATTCCATTTACGATTAAGATAATCATCAGTAGCTTTTGCAAGTTTATCAAGAATAACATCATTGCTCATACCTTTAATGGGATGTTCAAACCAATGAGGATGAATACCAGCATGAGTAAACCAAACACCATTACCATAATGAGCAAACTTGATCTTATCCCAGTGCGATTCAGTCATTACACGATTAATGGCATCATCTTTCTTCATATCATAACCAGAGCAGTTATAGATATTCTGAAGACTACCAAGCGAATCCTTGATATAATTTAGATAAGAATAATTGATATCATGATTACCCATCAAATGGATACGATTAGGCTTATCAAGCGATTCCTTGAGCCAAGTAGCAGTTTGAATTGCATCTTGCGCAGTATCGCCAAAATCATCAAAGTAATCACCAGTAAACACGACAAGATGAGTCTTATCGTAAAGGCTCGCGATTTGTTCCGCCTCAACCCAATGATTGTGTACGTCTCCTATGGCTATGATGTTCATTCTATAATTATATTCTATTCTTTATATCAAGTCAATTCCAAAATACCGTTGACTCACCCTTCAAAAAACTGTAAATTATATAGATGGATCATTTGAAAAAAGAAAACGTTCTGGTTTTAAACCGAAACTGGCAGGCAATTCATGTAAAGAACCCGGCCGAAGCAATATCAATGATGTATTCCGATTCCGCAACTGGACTTGATGTTCGCGGGGAAGATAATATGGTTCCATTAAAATGGAAAGATTGGCTTAATTTAGACATCGGTGAAAATGATGATTCTATTCAGACAGTTAGTGGAAGAATTAAAATTCCAAAAGTTATTGTTCTTTGCACTTACGATAAAGTACCGAGAAAACGCCCCAAGTTTTCAACCAGAGCGCTTTGGGAACGTGATAATGGGACTTGTCAATACACCGGGCGCCAACTTGTAATTGGCGAGGCAAATGTTGACCATGTAATTCCAAGATCCAGAGGCGGAAGGACTGATTGGACAAATTGCGTTATCACTCATAAAGAAGTTAATTCAAAAAAAGCAGACCGAACCCCACAAGAGGCCGGACTAAAACTAATTCGTCAACCTCTTCCCCCAAGAGATTTGCCATCTACTTTCTATATCCGAAATAAACACAATGTAGAAGAGTGGAATATATTCTTGACTTATAATTAAAAGATTCTTATTATTCTTTAATGCAAGTTAAAATGTTCAAACGGGATCCATCAGATAAAATTCTTGACCGTTATTTTGGAAAGCGTAACCTTCTTCCGTATGCCAGCGTTCAGTCTGTTGATGCATATTTTGCACTACCAAAAAATGAGCGCGAACGGTTTGGGCTATATCTTCGTCCACTAGCGCTTCCCGTTACTGGCTTTTGGTCATCTAATCCAGATATTAAAGGATGGGCTTTATGGGAAAAAGAAATTAAAAAACAATATCCAATTCAAGCCTATATTCGTGAATTTCTTTTATCTTACGATAATCCAGTTTACGCATTTCTTTCACTAAAGAAAACACAATTAAATGACCTTAAGTGGAAAATTAACCGTTTAATTAAACCACTTCACCCACGAATTCATAAGGCATATCGCCGCCACGAAGTAAAAGACGTTTCATCTGCGCTCATAGATGTAAACTTTGCTCTTATCTTAGATTTTTGTCACGAGGAGGTTACAAATAGCGTTGTATGTTGGACGCACGATAAGAATCATAGGGATTTTCATAATCAATTAAAGAAAGCTGTTAAATATATCGAAGTAGAGCGCCCGGCGCTACAGGTTCGGGCCGATAAGGAATTAACAAGGGGAACCTTTTCAAAAAAAAGTGGTGTTAATAAATATGCAAAGTATTACCAACTAGAACAAAAAATTGAACAGCGCGATACCGCAACAGTTCTTTGGGCAATTAACAATCGCGGTTTCTTCTGGACATGAGTTCACCTAAAATTCTTATCGTAGAGTCTACGAGTAAAACAAAACCACTCTGCCAAAATTTCAGCGATACGAGTATTGTTCACTGCCGAAACTCAATCATTTTAAAGAACTATTTGGGTGCAGACCTTCTTGATGGAGAGTATGCACTAGCATCAATTTTAAAGAATAAATATGACGTAATCATATGTTGCTATGCCTCGCCATATATGCCGCATATTCCATATAGGAAGGTTATAGATCAAAACCCCGGCGCCCGACTTGTTTGGATGGTTAACGATCACGACCTAGAGGATAATCAACTCTTACGCTACGCCATCACACAAGGTCGCAGCTATGATATGATCTGCAATAATCCAAGAAATGGATACAGGCATTGGATCTTGGGTAAGAATATTGAAGGCAAAAAACTAAATGACTTTATTATTGATTGGCACACAACTAATTTAAATTCATTAATTTTTAGAGATACTAGATCGATACAGAATCCAGAAGGTAAGAATGGAACGGTTTACTATGGAACTTATAGAAAGCATCGCGCCGATGATTTTAAACTATATTTAAATCGCGGTATTACCGTATCTAGTTCTATTAAACACTGGAAGAAGTTTGAGGCATTAGGTTGTACGGCTAATTTTATTCGCCCCCTTGGGTGGGAGAAAGATAAGGAGAACCTTAGAGATTTTAAATATTCAATTTATTTAGAAGATAAGCATACTCACGATAACTTTGCTTTTATGGCAAATCGTTACTATGAAGCCCTAATGTGCGATGTTGTTCCCTTATTTGCCCCCAATACGAGCAAAACACTAAAGGGAAGCAATTACGGTTCTGATATCGCGACCAGTCAGATTCTTCCAGAAGGCCTATATGGTGATGCACTATTAGAATATACTTCCAAGCTAGACCACTCTTATTATATTAAGAATCAACGTTTGCAGTTTGATAATATTCTTGGAGAAAGACAAATGGTACTACAGGGAATTAAAGATTTTTTATTTTGAAATAATCTTGCAACTATTATTTAGAGAAGTGCTAACTACTGTTAGCGGAAAAGTAAGCCCCGCGCCACTATTATATAAGAATCTAATTTCAGTAGTTGTTAATGCTCTATTCCAGACACCAACCTCATCAATTTTAGCGCCATTTGAATTTGCTACATATGCCCCGCCTGGTACAGCTAATAGTGCATAGTTTCCGCTATAACCAGTATTACTATCTGTACCATTAGCAACCAAATTACCATTATAATATATACTTATTGTAGACCCTTTTCTTATAAGTGTTGCCATGCACCAATTACTAGTAGATATCCCACCAGAAGGATAATAGGATAAATTTACAATAACATCTGGAACACCATAATAAATACTATCATGAGTAACATTGAAATTTATTCCATTTCTATCGGGGCCACAAAATTGTTGAACCGTTCCATCAGTATTAGGAATAGTCCAATAATTGATTGTGAAATCTCTAGAAAAATCAAGCGAATTAGTTGTTTGTAACCATCCCGAACCATTTCCCAAAACACAACTATTAATGAGTCCAGTTGCCGTTGGTACAGTATTATGTAATATTAAAGTATTAGCATTACTTGTACTATCTAAACGATTACCACTTGCTTCATCTAATTTCCAATAAGCAATTAAATTACTAACTAAATTAAGAATATAATAATTTAATTTAATAGAGCAAGTATTATATTGCCCTAAAATAACACTCGATATTCTTACTAACGACATTTTTAAAGGAATGTATATTGACCACTTGCTAATAGGTCAGAAGCCCTATTTTGCGCACTTTCATTTGTCCAATTTGCGGCCTCAGTATATTGTTGTTCGCCACTCCATAGTATTAATGGCTTAGGAAGTCCGGCGACTAAACCCATAATTCTATAAGCTTTAAATTCATCTATTACATTTATTAGATTAATAGAATTAAGACTAACCTGTTGTGATGGTAATGTAACTTGTATGCTCATAATTAGTATTGGTAAATATTGAAAGTTCCGTCGGTATTTATATTAATTGACCAAGCAACCCCGTCACCATCATATAAAATTAAACCATCCGGCCCGGCTGATAAATTATTAGCCGTATTTGCAGTATTTGCATAAGTAGCGATACTAGCAGAAACGGCTGCGACATTACTAATATTAGCCCCATCTCCGTGTATTCCTCCAGAAATATAAACACCATTAGTAAAACCTAAAGTAAGCGATCCGTAACCTTGACCTCCAGTAATACTACCATCAGAAATAATCATTTCATTTCCATAACCTGAAATTAATGACCCACCATTACCACTTAGGGCTAGGGTTCCATTAATATTAACATCCGTGTTAAAAGTTTTTGTACCACTTATTGTTTGAGCGCCAGTTGTGTAAACCGTATTAGGAACGGAAGATATAAAACCGCTCGGATTTGATTTCGGATAGAGCGATGCCAATGAAGACGTTAATCCTAAAATTTTACTCTGTTGAATTTGTGCGTTAGCATCAACATCTGAATCGAAAATACCAGTGGCCGGGCTCTGATAAACACCATTTATCACCTTAACAACACCATTCCCCGCAACGGCGGGAATTGTTGTATGACAGTGCGATGGGCGGTAAGAATCATAATAGATAGTAATAGTTCTTGCGGTGTTCGTATTTTTAACCGCAAACATTTGAACGTAAAGACGTTCGTTCGTAGAAATACCAGTTTGAGGTACTGTTACGTTCAATAAATATTGAGCTACTGCTGTTGCATCATAAAGATAAACATAATCAGAAGCGCCCAAGAGACGATAGCTTCCAGCACCACTAGGGTTATATATATTAACAACTACTTTAAGTGCTGTTTGCGTTGCATTGGTACTATTTGTACTGGCCCAAATGTTAAAATCCCAAAGTCCGGCTGGAATATTACTAATATTAGGATCACCACTGGCAGTTAAGAAACTAGATACTAATATGTCCGATCCTTTCGGCGAGAGGTCGGGAGTTGTATATTGCCCACTTCCCACTGAATAAGTTTTACCCCAAAGAGATACCGGAGTTAAACCTGTATTTAAACCTCCAGACGGTGCAAGTCCAGACTGGTTTAAAAAATCAAAATAATATGTTATTCCACCACCACCATTCCCACCCGCCGCAACAGCGCCAGGCGCCCAAGCCGAACCATTCCATTGTAGCGTTTGACCAAGTCCGGGTGCCGATGGCTGAATTGGGAGACCCTGAATACTTGTTACAGTTGGAGAGAGTAAGGATCCACTTACGTCATAACCAGTAATATAACTAAACTGAGAAACGCCCGTAATATAATTAGATGGATTATTGAGAGGATAATAACTTCCAGTTAAAGTTCCGCTTAAAGAAGAAATAGAAGAGGCAAGAGTCGAGCCAGTTAATCCTAAATTCGTAATTGTTGCATACATTAGTGCATCATAACCGCTTAAGCCAGTAAGCTGTATGTAGGTAGCATAGGAAGAAAGATTTACGCCCGTAATATAACCGCTCGGATTAGATGCGGCGTAAAATACGCCAGTTTGCGCTGTAGTTACAAACGAACCAGTTTGTGATTTCAAGGCATATCCAGTCAAAGACCCACTCACCCCACTAGCTAAACTATACCCAAGATTCCACTGCGTGGAATTACCACTAGGATCATAAATAACCCCAGACCCACTCAGGGTTCCATATACTGTTGTATTTCCTAGTAAAGCCATTTCTTATATTACACCTTTTTATTTTTATTATTTATTATTTAGATACCAAACCCACTAACTAATACCAGTTACCTCATCAAATTGTCCAGATACTAGAAGACGACCATCACTAGTTTCTCTTTTGGCTATACTGCCGTCCTGAAGAGTAACCTCATCAAGCCCAGCAGTAAAAATAGTAGATATAGTTACTTTATTGGCGCTAGGATTTCCTCCAGTAAAGGGGAGTAAAGAAGAACTCGTCGCGCCGTTAACATTTGTAACAGTAAAATTATTTGAACTACTATCTTTTAAATAATTTGAATTATTAGCCATGTTCAATAATAGTTTAGTATTTGTTATTGCTGTTAATCCGGTAGTAGGTACGGTGAGAGTTGTTAGAGTTGGATTATAAACTGCTGTACCATTAATAAATCTAAAGTTAGATATATAACCCCCAAATGGGGCACTACTACTCGTTGAAGCACCAATATTCATTACTCCAGCCTGTGCAGCAATATTAACTGTAATATGAATTGTACTCGCTACTTTTACCCCATCTATGAATACTGCCCAGCTCGTTCCTTGGCGTACAATAGCATAATGATGCCAAGCATTTAATGCTGGTAGCGCACCTAAACTAGGTATCCACGCCCAAGTATTAACACCATTAGCAATTGCAAAATTATGACCGCCCAACCCTACCGTAACATACATTAATTTAGTTTGCCAAGTAACAGCGCTATTATCATAACACCAAGGGCTATCATATGCCCCCCGGGTTGTTTGATATTGCCACCACTCAATAGTAAAATCATTAACTCCCAAAGTAAATGCTGCGTTAGCCGGAACTGTTAGATATTGTGTTGACGCCGTTACAAATTTGATACTTCCATTCGTTGCACCAACAGCATACGTTACCTCATCAAAAGTACCCGCACTGCGATAAGTACCATTACTAAGTAGTCGTGCCGCTGTTATTGCCATTTTTTTTAATTAATTAAAAACTGTATCTAAACTCTGTGTCCCAGTATTATAGAACTGGTAAACTTTAACAAGACCACTTATACCAGTATAGTTTAGGGTTCCAACTGTTACCCCACTAAAAGAAGGGGAATTAGTTGTATTAAGTTGCTGGTTATAACCACTGATAAAACCAGACGGATTATTTAAGGGATAATAACTTCCCGTGTCCGCCGCACCAGTTGAAACTGCGACACCATTATATTGAAGCGTCCCAGTAAAATTATAACTTCCACCCAATGTTTGAGTTCCAGTTGTATAAACTAGTCCACTAGGAAGTACCACAGCAGATGCCTCGCCACTCAAAAGAACGCCAGTTCCATTAACAGTTGGGCGAACTGTAAATGAGGCACTAGAAGTTGTTACGAAGCTGCCCGTATTAACACCCGTGATAAAACCAGACGGATTGTTAGACGGATAATAAGAGGCCAACTGTCCAGTCGTAGCGAAAGAACCAGTTTGTGCAGTTGTAACATAACTAGAAAGATTAACACCAGTAATAAAACCGCTAGGATTATTTAAAGGATAGTAACTTGTAAGTTGCCCAGTAGTTGCAAAAATTCCAGTTTGCGCAGTTGTTACAAACGAACCAGTTTGTGATTTTAGTGCATAAGTTATTACATCATAACCACTTAATCCGGTCAGTTGTGCGTATGTGGCATAGTTATTGGTTAAAGTCCCACTTAAAGAAGAAATTGAGCTAGCAAGTGTTGATCCCGTTGTCGCAAGATTTGTAATTGTAGCATAATTCGCAGTAACTGTTCCGCTCAAGGAATTAATTCGTGAATTTAAAGTTGACCCCGTAGAAGCGAGATTTATAGTAGTCGCATAAGTCGTTGCATCGTAGCCACTCATTCCAGTTAGTTGCGTATAGGTAGCATAATTTCCACTCGAAGCGGTCAACGAATTGATTTGCGACTGAAGAACGCCACTTGTTCCGGTAATACTATAGTTACCGACATTACCTAGCCCAACATCTGATGCGCCCAAAGTAACATAGCCAATATATCCATTTACGGCCAAAACTGGAGAAGAATTCTGTGGAACTGTTACATTAACAACAGGTTGTGTGGGCGGCTGTACAGTTACGTTCGTTTGAACGACTGTCGGCGGATTCGCTGTAACATTTACATTAATTTCAGCCATATTAAAGTGCGTAAGATCCAACTACATTAACATTATCATAAACATTAAGATTTCCGGCGATATAAGTATTTGCCGCCTGACCAGAAACAATTTGAACTGCATAGTAATAGGCCCCGGCCCTGAAGTTCATCTGTGATCCTGACAATTGATTCAAAACTGCATAATTTCCACTAGTACCAGTAATTGAAATTGTTCCATTTGAGGTACTCCAAGTATTTGCGATTGTTTGCCATTGGCTGTCATAATCAACAATATCTTGATAAGTATTTGTCTCGTTATATTGAGTTCCCAGAGTGGCATTAATAGATACTCCACTCAAATTTATTGGATTATTACTCGAATCTGTAAAGATAAAGGTAATTGGGCCGTAACTATCTCCTCTGTAGGCATCAGGTAAATTGTAGAGCGTGGGAATCATAAGTAGGAATTTCTTATAATTACACCGAAAAGCATAAAATAAGGGGGTGATTCCCATTAAAAAGTTCTTGCCAAACTATTAAAATACTTCCAATATACGAATATGACAACTGTAAAAACACAAAAAACGTACAAGCTAAGTAACTTTGAGGCTGGTGATCGTTTTGAGATCCCCTCTGTAACAGAGACAATGAGGAATTTAGTAGTTATTTCTTCCAATATCTCCTCAACTCTGGTCGAAGGTGAGCGCCGAGATACGGTTTCCGACACTTGGAAGCCATTTCGGTTCCCAATTTCAAATGATGTAAATGCCGTTTTAGTAACTAAGGGCGCGCCAAAGATCACAGACTCTGTTAAGACTAACGCTACAGATTCTACTACACAAACGGAACCTACTGAGGCCCGGCGCCGTGGTCGTCCTGCAAAGCAGTCGAAACCCCTAAATGAACTGGGTGGAACAAAAGGCGAGTTCACTGTAAAAGATTTGGTGGCAAAGAACGACTTAAAAGAGTACGATGCCCATAATTTGGTTCGCTCGGCTATCAAGAATGGCTCCATTAAGGTTGTCAGAGAAGAGTCTGGTGGCCGGGGCAAGCCAAGAAAGGTTTATTGTCTAGTTTAAAGTTTATTCCCGATTAGCTCAATGGTAGAGCGGCGCACTGTTAATGCGTATGTTGTTGGTTCGAGTCCAGCATCGGGAGCTTATAATTAATTTTATACGGTGTAGCTCAACTGGTAGAGCATCAGAATTTGGATCTGATGGTTGTAGGTTCAAGTCCTACCGCCGTAGCCACAAAAGCTTCTTTATTTCCTCAAGTTCTGCTTTTAGCTCCGCATGTTCCATTTCTAATTTTTTATGATCTGCTAGGGCCTTTTTATCCAATCGTATATCTTCTTTTAATTGTATAATAACTTCCTGTAAAGATACTAATAAAAGATAAGAATTTTTATCAATCTCTATATCACTTAATAAATGCTCCCGATCTTTTTCGCCTTGTCTACTAGATGACATTAAAATTAGCGGCGTTGCATACGCCGCCTCAAATGATAAAAATAGATTTAAAAGAATAAAAGGATATGGATCAAAATGAACTAATTGCAGGGCATTAATAGTAACCCAAATTGTTAGCAATACTGACTGAATAATTATAAAAGTCCATGACCCAATAAAACTAGTTATAATATCAGCCAATTTTATACTATAATCTTTTATATTCATATTGACTATTTTATAAATATATTTTACACTTGAATCTTATTGGATAATTAATAATGTACGATCTAAAAGAAATTTATCCAAGAGTTTTTTTGGTCACAATGGATAATTCATACGATTTGGCAATGACCTTTTGTCGGGCACAGGAGTTTTACGAATCTCCATATAAAGAAATTAGGGGTAAAAATTTTAACATGGTAGAGTTCCAAAGACTTTACACCATGCGCCGGGGCGAATCATGTTTCGCATATCCCGAAGACTGGTGTGGGTTCAATGTTCCTAGTAATGCAATTTGGAATCTTTATTACTCTAATAAGATAGAAGACTTAAACCAATACGATACTATTTTCCATAAAATAATTGATAAAATAACTTGTGATACTAACAAAAATGAATATAGGTATTACCTAATAGGTGCCGGGACCGGAGATGAACGAACAAAAAATCATGAGATTGCCCATGCATTTTATTATCTTCACCCATCATATAAAAAAGCTGCTAATAAGATTACAAGTCAACTTCCAGAAAAACTTTACAATAAATTCAAAAAACACTTGCTTGGTATCGGGTATTCTGATAAATCCATTAAAGATGAAATTCAAGCATACCTATCCTCTGACCCAGAAAATCTCACAGAGATAAACGGAACTTCTGAAAGGGAAAACAAGATCATCAACAAAATATCTGAACAGTTAAAAAATCTAAACAATGAATATAGAACACGCAAAGGTTAAAAAAGTATTCGAAGAATATATCTAATAGGGTGTAAAACCCTGTATGGAAGCACCCGACCACAACACTGAAAAATGGACTGCATTTTGCAAAGATGACGAAGCGGCCGAAGAGCTTCTTCAACAAAAGTGCCTAATTCTTTCACAAAGAAAGCTAATTATTAGCGCGAAAAAGCAGTTAATGGAATCAAAATCACATCCACATGGATTATTCATTTATAAGTTTGTGATTATTACTTCTCCTAAATAAAGATTGATTTAATAACCAATTTTGTCTAGTATACTTATAGTGCGCAAGTAGCTCAGGGGTAGTAGCGTTTCTTTTACACGGAAAATGTCGGGGGTTCAAATCCCTCCTTGCGTACCAAAAAAGTGTAATTAATCCTATGCCTATTATAACTGTAGATTTTGACCATACTCTTGCCCACGAGGAGGCAACAGCGCATGGGGCGTGGTTATATATTAGCAGTGGAGCACTTGTTCCTATTCAAAAAATTTGTGATCTTGTAATTGAAAAAGCAAAAGAAGGAAACCAAATTGATATTGTTACCTTCCGAGAGGATAAAGATATTGCAGAAGTTCGCGCATTTGTTAAACGTCAAAAACTCCCAATTACCGATATCTATAATACGGACAGCAAACCAAAGACTCATATTTTAAAACATTTAAAGTCCACACTACATATTGATGATTCCCTAGCCGTAGTTGTATCGGCAGAACAGGCAGGAATTCCTTGTCTTTTAGTCAATGGTAATGGTGAATATGACAATAATTCTACGGCAGACCTGTTTAATCAGATCAAAGTTAATTATTAAATTAATAGTTATTTAATTATTTAAATAGAATTCGTTCCAAAATTTGAATAGAATTTGGTAATGGAAATCAAATCTCAATCATCCGAATCAAATCCAGCACCACAAACTATTTTTCCATGGATTGGTAGGCATATCGACAAGAATGGGCCGATTGTATTTTTTCATTCCGAATTTAAAGGAATTGTTATTGATGGCGGAGTAACGAACGACGGTCTAGTTTGCGCAGTTGGACAATATAGTGAGGCATGGTCTATGGTCAAATTTAAAGAATTTAAAGGCATTGTAAAAATTGTTTCAGAATAAGTGTGCGGCCCGTAGAAGCCCGTGTAATCAAGGTGTCGGGGGTATGCCTCCATTTTTTTCTTGAAACTAACGACAAAATATCGCAAGATGTAATCATGTTGAAAAGAACTGGATGGACAAATGAAGAGGTTATTTCTTTTATTGAGGGGAATATGATTTCGTTAGATCAGTCAGTATCAGACGAGGATCGCGACTGGATTACTGAACACAATTCTATTATTGAAAAATGCACTGTTCAGTTTTATGACTTTATGGCAGATCCAGAAAAATCATATAGTGCAATGTCTTATGATACCGAAGATAAACAGGTATATGTTATAAGTGACAACAGACTTCCCCAGTGACTAAAAGGGAATACAAGAAAAAACTCAACGCCCTAACAAATGAGCGTGATAAATTATCAATTTTAATTCAAAAATCAAATACCTATTTGGATAACCTCAAACAAAATTACAACATGTTGGGTTTTAAAATAAAAGAACTTAATAATAAATATGAAAAAAAGCCCGACCAAACAAGTAGAGATGATTGAGATCCTAGACATCCCGCAATATATTCTTGTTGACGCAATTAAACGCTCCAAAAAATTAGGAAGGCTACATAACAGTATTACTAAGGGCGCGGGTAATATAATAGGTTATATTGGTCAAGCATTAGTGGCCCGGCACCTCAAGGCGCAAGATGCGGATACTTTTGAATATGATGTTGTAAAAGATGGCGTTCGTTACGAAGTAAAAAGCAAAAGTTGTACTAGTAGACCCCGACCGGATTACGACTGTTCAGTCTCAGGTGCAAATGCCGAACAAGAATGCGACTACTATGTTTTTGTGCGTGTTATGCAAGATTTCTCAAAAGCATGGATATTGGGAAAGAAGAAACCAAAAAAGTATTTTAAAGAGGCGCGATTCTGTAAGAAGGGAGAGAAAGATGAAAAAAGTCATTTAGGTTGGAAATTTAAAGGTGATTGTTACAATTTAGATATCGCATCTTTAGATCCCATATAATAATTATGAGTGAACAAAAATCAACAGGCGCCGGGAAAGGAGACAAGTTACGCCCAACGGATAAAAAGAAATGGGATGCAAATTTTGATTCAATTAAGTGGCCCTCGAAAGAAAAGAAAAATAAGTCTTGATGATACATACAAAAAGATCTAAAATCGTATAAATGGAATCATAGCTCAGTTGGTTAGAGCATCGCACTGTCACTGCGAGGGTCAGGGGTTCAAGTCCCCTTGGTTCCGCCACTTTCAAAAACATGCACAATGCCTTTTTAATAGCTGATCCTCATTTTTCGCATGAGGGTGTTTGTAAGTTCCTAAGAGATGACGGAACGAAGCTACGCCCGTGGGATAATGCCGCCGAAATGGACGAGATCATGATTGAGAACTGGAACAAGGCTGTAAGGCCTGTTGATAAGGTTTATGTTTGCGGCGACGTAGTAATGAAGGCGAAGAAGCAAATTCCAATTTTGAATAGACTTAATGGAAAAAAGGTTCTAATCAAAGGAAACCATGACATAGGTGAGCTAAAAGTTTATCTTCCCTATTTCTACGATATCCGGGCCTTTCATATTCTTGATAACTTTTGTATTACTCATATTCCTATTCATCCAGATTGTTTGGGTAGGTTCAAGGGCAATATTCATGGACACATTCATCAGAGGACTATTATGATGGAGCATGCTGGCTTTAGAGTACCTGACCCTAGATACTTCTGTATTTCTGCCGAGCAGATCGACTATACTCCTATCGAGTGGAATGACCTTCGCAAGAAGTTCTACTCACAACTAGGATTACAAATTACAAATTAAAGGACTATAGCTCAGTTGGTAGAGCGGCATGTTGATAACGTGTTGGTCGGGGGTTCGAATCCCTCTAGTCCTATTATTGTGTAATAAACTTTATGACAAACATTGAACTATCCTCCGATGTCGTTCTAATCTCACGATTTATTTTATTCTTTTTTGCATTGATGTTTATTAGTGGCCTATGCTTTATTTTTAAGCCACTTAAAAAAGTAATTAAAAGAGCGCGCAAGGCATCAAGAAGACATAAAGCTTGGAAGAAAAATAAGTTGACTCAAAAGCAAAATTCCCATACAATTGGGAATGGAAATAATTAAAGACACGCTATTCGCACTCGAAGTTCTTTGGGCCGTTGCTATTTGTGCTGCCGCCTTTATCTCACATAAATTTTACCATGATGATGTTGAATCATATATGGATAATTGTCACCCATTGTTTATTATCTTCTTGGGCCGGGGCGTTTGGCTATTTGGAATTTCTTTTCTCATTTATTTAATTCCATTCATTCGATAAAAAGAATTGACACGGGGAATAAATTGTATAATAATATATACATACTGATAATTACTGAGTGTAATTAACTTTTACTAGGAATATTCCTAGAATGATCTTTGATAATAAAATTTTGGGGGCGTACTGGCTTCGACTCATATTCGGAGTTTGTATAGCATGCAGTAGTTGATCTGTGGCTACTTAAAAACGGATTAAAAACTAAACGCAAAGGCAATAACCAATGCAGTTAGCGCAGTTAAGTCAGCAATGACAAATGTTGTAGAATTCTTCTGCGAAGAAGAGAGCTACGCATTAGCCGCCTAACTCTAACAGAGGATCCTATTAAATCTTTTAGAAATCGTAGTAGGTTGAGTTAATCATGTGTTACTCGTTAAATAAGCATGAGGGTGTCTGTAGACTCTTCACTATAGAAGGTAGGACTCAAAACATGGATGGGTTAACAAGCCCTCGCAACCTTTAGTCAACCAAATGCGGAATTTGTTTAAGCATGTAGAAGTATAAATAAAAAAGTATGAACACGCGGGTTCGAATCCCGCCGCTTCCACCAAGTTGTTAGTATTATCTACTAACTGAAGAGCAAATGAAGTAAAGGCTAATGAGATAAAAATAAAACTTCAATAATTTTATGCCTGACAAGCATTGTGGCGATGCCCCGGTTTTGTAAACCGGAAAGCAGGGTTCAATTCCCTGGTTAGGCTGACTTTTTTCTGTTTCTTTTACTATTCTTATTTAATGCCCTGAAGTTTGGAGTTAAACTATGACAATTGGGACAAAGTAATTCTAAGTTTTCTTCTTTTGAATTTGCTGCATCACCGTCAATATGATTAACCTCTAAAGGAATTTTTTTAGTAGTAAAATTTATTTTGCACCAACCACACTTGCAACATTTTGAATTGAATTTTTCAAAAAGATATCTTCTAAGCCAAGGTGGTACTAACATTGTTTTTCCACTATATCCTTTATTCGTCCCATCTTTCCATTGTTTAATAACAGTCTCATTTTTTTCTTTTGCTTGACAGGAATTGGAACAATATTTTCTATTAGATCTCGATGATCTAAATGTTACGGAACATTTTAAACATGTTATTTTCTTTTTTTCTTTTCTCACATTGTTAAAAATAGCACTACATGAATGAGAACAAAATTTATTAAATCGTTTTTCATGGGAAATTGCACCTCCACATTGAAAACATTTTTTAGGATTATCATTATAATCATTAATTCTTTTTTGAGAGGCGGCTTGATGCAAGTTTTTAGTTTTTAACCATCCGAGAGTACCACACTCCGATTTAGAGAGTTTGCCTTTCTTGTTTATCGAATTGTCATTCATATCTATGAATACACTTATATAGTATCTTCGACTCTCAATTAAGGCATTTTAAATTTTTCTTGATATAAAAGTCAAATGGTGTAATAATCTATCTATAGTAGATTTATTTCTATATTGATCTTTGATACATTTTAAATTTCGGTTAAATTTCCAATGGTGCGCCCGACCGAATGGCGCATCGAAACCAGAGGAAACGTTTGCGAGAGTTCGTCGAAACTCGCCCCTTTCATGCGTTGGTGGCAGACAAGAAATGCAGCAGTCTCCAAAACTGCCCCATGTGGGAGCGTTACCCACCCAACGTGCCAATTACGCAGTTCCTAATGTGTGCGCGTAACATCAGGAGGAAACTCCCATTAGGACGATTTTACATATTCGGAAGCCCCTCTCCCCGATTGCAAGGTTAGGTGAAGGTCTCCGGAGTTCTTGGTGCATACAAAACTCAGACATAATTCGGGACGCTGAAGGTTCTGAGGACAAAAACACCATCCAATTTATCAAACCTCCCGCGCCTCTTCAAGAATGCGTAATTCGGGAGGTATTATTTCCGCAGAGTAGAGAACTGGTATCTCGTTACGCTCATAACGTAAAGGCAGTGGGTTCGATTCCCACCTCTGCCACCATTTTAGTTTCAGTAGTGAACTGGAATATCACGCAACGCTACGGACGTTGAGAACAAGGTTCGATTCCTTGCTGAAGCACCATTTAGTATACTGAACGGGCCTCTGTACATACAAGCTATCTCACGTTCAGTTTTTTTTATGTGACAAAAAAACAGTAGACTTTTCGCGTTTTCACTCCAAATCTAGCGTAAGCGGAACCCACTAGTAGTACCAATTAAGGGAGTATAGCTCAATGGTAGAGCGTTTCGTTGCCAACGAAATTGTTGTGAGTTCGAGTCTCATTACTCCCTCGCTTGGAAATATCTATTTGATTATTTAATTGATATAGCAATATTTCAGTGTAAGTATATTTATGCTTATAGATAAAAAATGCCCAGTTTGTGATAAACTGTTTCAATGGGGTAAAAATAGAAAAAAACAACAAATAACATGTTCCAGAAATTGTTCTAATACCTTTTTTAAAAGAAGGACTCCAGAAAAACCAATTAAATTTAATTGTGCAATATGCGATACGGAATCAATTAGGAGATACGGAAAAGCTAAAAATAAATTCTGTAGTCACGAGTGTTTTTTAAAAGATCTAAAGGAAAACACCTTATCTCGTTTTAACAAAGGAGAGGTACATCAAAGACCAACTTTAAGAAAGTTAATATCTGCTAGAAATGGATATAAATGCAACTGTTGTGGTATAAGTAAATGGAATAATATACCTATAACACTTCAAGTCAATCACATTGATGGAAATTGCACAAATAACCTTCCAAAAAATTTAGAATTAATTTGCCCAAATTGCCACTCACAAACCCCAACGTTTGGTGGTCGTAACAAAGGGAGCGGTAGAAAAGCAAGGGGCCTACCAAGACATTTTTAATTTACTGTTAATATAATAGTAAAGCATTAATCTTGTAGAATTTTTAAAATCTGCTTGACTTCTTTCTCTAAATTTTAAAAGATTAATTATGATACATAAGCATATTCAAAATACTTATAACCCCTTATGGCTACATGGCCAAGACAATGAAAAATGCTCATTATCTTTAAGTAAAAAATATAAATTATTCGAGAAAAAAAACCCCAGATAGTTTAATACTATGCTTTTTCGGTAAGGGCCGAGCAATTAGATTCGATTTTTATAAAACACTAGTGAGCGGTATTGCAGCTAAAAATATGGATGTAATGTTTATGGTGGATGTAGTTAACTTTTTTTACTTGTCCGGCGTACAAGGATACTCTAATAGTCTTCTCGAAACAATAGAGAAGTTATCAAAATTATGCTTAGATAAAAAATATAAAAAACTTTATTTTATTGGCACCAGTATGGGTGGATATGGAGCTATACTCCATGCACTATTGTTCCCCAAGCTAGATGGTATAGAAGAAATTAAATGTTTAGTTTTTAACCCATACACAGAAATCATAACAGCAGATTTTGAACTTGCAAAAAAAATATTTACCAATGAAGCAATTTTTTACATGCAGCAAAGAGGGATTCAGAAGGAAGCTTGTTATAAATTATTATTATCATATAATGAAAATTTTTTATCTTTAAAAAAAGTAATTAAAAACTATCAATATCAAGAACACGGCAAAACTTCAATTGAAGTTATTTATGGGCGTGAAAAAGTAGAGATTCAGAGAGTTTCAAACTTAATTGGATTTAAAGATTTAAAGCTTAATGATTATGATATTAAAGATCACAATATTGCCGGAGAGTTATGCAAACAAAAATTATTAACTACAATAATTAAGAATTTTATAAAGTGTACTTGAATTATATCTGAATTTGTTTTATAATAGATAAAATGTTCCCATAGTGTAGCGGTTAGCACCAGTCCCTTTCACGGACTTAGCAGGGGTTCAAATCCCCTTGGGAATGCCAATTTAAATTGATTTCTGAATAAAACTGTGTAAGAATAAGTAGATGTGTCGGTGGCTGAGATGGCCCAAAGCATAGATCTGCAAAATCTAAAAACCGCCGGTTCAAATCCGGCCCGGCACTCCAATTTTAATGAAATTTTTACTCATACTACTTTTAAGTCTAGCAACACTCAAAGCGCAAACTTCCGTAGCTTATTCGACAGTTGTGGGTTACAATATTATATATTTAGATGCTGGTGTGTCAGTAGTAACGAACCCTTTTATTAATCCAGCTATTTATAGTGGCAATGCAATAGTAGATGGAGAAACTTTTAGGATCAATAATGTTCTTTCCAATAATATTACTGATTATCCCTACTATGTTGAAATAACTAGTACTAATTACAATGGGTCAATTTTCGACATAATTACTAATAATCAAAATATAATTACTGCATCCAATGTTCCATTAGGATTACAGGGGCAAGATGTTTCAATAAATATCAGGCCACATGTTACAATTCAACAATTTATTTCTAATTCAACAGGCTTTTCAGATTATTCGGACGCGCTTTCTACTCCAGATGGGAATGGAGGTTGTGTAACTTATATTTATATATCTGGCGATATTGTGTCTGGAGATTACGTATCACCCGCCAGTAATGTTATCGTTTACCCACAAGAGGGTCTTATTATAAACAATAGCGAGAATGTCAATATGAAATTTTTGGGAGAATTGGAATATACTAATAATATTAAATGAAATATTTTTTATTATTATCAATTCTACTTGCGCCTGTTATCGTAAATGAAAACGAACCAAGGCCAAAAATAGATTCGCCACTATCCAACATTGACATTATCAATCAACACCTACAAGATAATTATAACTGGAAATTAGGTTCAAAATTTAATATTATAATGACTGGAGAAACAGTAGAAGAATCAGATAAATTAATTAGAAGTAAAACTTATACAGATTTTAAAATAGAATTTTAATGGATAGGTGGCAGAGTGGTCATAATGCACCGCACTTGAAATGCGGAGGACTGAAAGGTCTCGTGGGTTCGAATCCTACCCTATCCGCCATTTAATATTATGTGTAAGAAACCATATGTTAGATCCTCTAGAATCTGCTTGTTGGGGTTTCTTTCTTTTTCCTTTCTTATTTTATTGCATTTTTCATAAATATGGACTCTTATTCGGCGCTATTATTTCCTTGATTTTTCTCTCAATTATTGCTACACTCATAGTATGGATAACAATACAGACATCGATGTAGCCGATAAAAACCCCCTAGAACTCCATAGGGAATGGATTACTCATAGGGAAGGCCTAGTTCAAGACGCTCTAGCACTTTGGTATGAAGTAATTGCGCAAGACCATCACAAAGATCGTGATTGCCATTTTTATATTGAACGTGAGTATTCTACATATAGGCCCGGCGGCTGGTGTGCATACCACAATGGTTATATCTTAAAAGACTATAGGGAGGAATTTCCAACTTTTGAACAGGCACTTCAAGGCCTATTGACGTTTCTTCTAGAGAAGCTTGCCGAAGAAATTTCAACAACAATTCAAAATTTCGATCAATTAGTCAAAGATGGCATTCATAAAGAAGAGGGGCGCGAAATTTTTCATAAATACATGAAGCGTCTGGAGATTCTAGTTATGCGTCAATATTATGACGTAGAAAAAGAAGAGAAGCCACAAAACTAATGTAATATAATTTAGTATTACTAATGAATACTGACATTTTATATCGCCGCCTAGACACAATCGAGTGGATGCTAACCCTTCCGCCCGGCGAGAACGATTCTAAAATCGAAATGGCCGTTAAAAATTGTAAGGATAATGGTTCTTCAACTAAAGAAATAATTCAGTTCGTTAATATTGCCTTTCGTGCCGAGATAGATGAATTTATCCTTTGGCTAGATGAGATGAGAACCAAGGCAATAAGATGATTGAACTAGATTCTAGTGATATAACAAAAGAAGAACTGAAAGATATGGCGGAATTTAATAAAAGTTCCATCATTAAAGTTCTTGATATTAGTGGATATGATTCTGCATATTTACTAGAATGGTGCTTACCATCATTTTGGACAGAAGCTTTTTGGAGTTATCCAGAGTACGTTACCGCGCTATGTGACTACTTTGAAAGAAAGTTCGGTGTGAATATTCCATCTGGAGTTTTAAATTCGGTATTTGATGAAGAATAAAATTTTTGTACAAATTGCGGCCTATAGAGATTTGCAACTTATTCCAACAATTAATGATTTATTAAATAAGGCGGACAATGACGATCAATTTACTTTTGGGGTCTGCTGGCAGTACGATGAGACAGAAAATATTAATTATTTTGATGGTAACAAAAGATTTCGCATAAAAAAATTTCACCATAAAGACTCACAAGGTCTAGGTTGGGCAAGAAGTCAAACAAATAACCTTTATGACGGAGAAGAATTAACCCTACAATTAGATTGTCACCATCGTTTTAAACAGGGGTGGGACACGTTAATGATAGAAGATTATCATAATGCTTTAAAATTATCAGAAAAACCAATATTAACAACATATTTGGCGGGATTTCAGCCAGAACAATCCGAATTTGAACCTGTTCCACGCCTAATGTCTCAATATAAATTCAATGAAGAGCATTTATTATTTAGCCGATCTACTCCAATTATAGATTACAAGACAAGACATGAAATTATCCCAACAAGAATGCTGTGCGGACATTTTTATTTAGTTAATGGGTTATTTATAAATGAAGTCCCGTATGATCCAGATATTTATTTTGGCACGGGAACAGAAGAGGCGACTATGAGCGTAAGGGCATTTACAAACGGTTATGACTTTTATAGTCCATATCGTCAATATATTTGGCACCAATATAATAAATTACCTATACCAAAACATTTTATAGATTACCAACCCGTAACTAAAGACATTTTTTCAAAAAATAAAACTCGCCAATTATTTGGACAATATAATTATAGCATAGACCTTGAGAGATATGGACTAGGAAATAAAAGATCCCTAAATGATTATCAAAAGTTTTGTGGTATTGATTTTAAAAATAGACACATAGATCAATATACCTTAGATAACAATCCGCCACCAAATCCAAATTTTAGTATTGCAAAATAATTAAAATTGGTTTACACTTTCCGCATGAGTCAACTTATAACACAATTAGTAGAACCACCTAAAAATGTTCTAACTGAAACGTATTTAATTGAGATTTTAATACCCGGCAGCGAGAAATGGCTCGATGCTGGGCTCACAAGCCGTTGGAAAACTTTCGAGGAAGCGGATAAAGAAATGACAACAATAGCTTCGGCATATAATAACCAGTATAAATTCCGCGTGAGTCACATTGTTTGCACGGAATCAATTCTAAAAGAAATTGCAGGAGAAAGAATAATTGCCTTGCTTGAATAAACAAATTATAACAACATAGATAAATGCACATTAATATTTACATTCAAACATACCGAAAGGTCACCGAATAACCCAATGGGAATGTTTGATTACTTATATTGTAAGAAGGAGTTACCTCTTTGCGGAGCGGTAAAAGACCTTAAAATTAACTGGAAAAAAGTTGACTTCCAGACTAAAGACTTGGATTCCATCATGGATACTTATGAAATAACAGCGGCCGGGCGGCTAAGGGTTCGCCACCCCTCTTGGAGATTTGATAATAATCCCGAAGCCGAGAAGCCAAAATTTAAAAATATAAATTATACTGGTTCTATTAATTTTTATACTAATGTATATTCTGATACTAAATATTCTAGTTTAGAATGGGGAGAGATTACAGACGAGACGATTGAAGAGTGCGAGGCGCTGGAATATTGGGTAGAGTTCGTCGCCATCTTCCATAAGGGAAGGCTAGAAGCTCTGGAATGGTTCAAGACCGACATTCATCCCGTGAAGGAACAATTAATTAATCAAAAAAATTGGCACGAGGAGCGCATGAAGAAAGAAAGCAAATTAGGATTCAAGATCAAAAACACATTAAGGAAAGTGCCGGGCTATAAGAAACTAATTAAAAGTTTACAGCGTTTCGTTTCCCTTCAAAGTAAAATCGTAAACAAACTTTATTATTAATACCCACAATGATAATTAAAGAAACAGAAGATGTAGTTGAATATTTGCGCGATTTCTCTGCCGACGTTATCGCATCGTTAACGCTTGCACAGAATTATAACCTTAAAAGGGTCGCCCATGATATCGAACACTTAATAGAGCGCTACGAGGCTATCGTACCGATCAAGAAAAACTGTATAAATGGCAAGCATAGGTATAACTATGATTTGTTCGACGCCGAGAAAGAACGGTATTGTATAGATTGCGGCGCGCCATCCAAATAATATATATGACTTGCTTAAATTTATTGCGAATACTTAAAACGTTATCTTCTGAGCAATTAGCCACACAAGTAATAGTTCGGGATTCTAAAAACAACCTATTCACAATTGAACGGGTGGAAAAAGAAGAGCTTAACGATAATTGGGAAACAGTGTCAGATGATACTGTCACAATATTAATTTCAAATATTATATAAATGAATAAAAAATCGTTTGAAACAATAATCCTAAACCTACAACTTGCCCACAAGAAATCTCGTGAGCTTTATAAACTCGGAGTTGACCTAATGGAATATGATCAGAGTTACGAGTTTGTTATTGATGAACTCTTTAATGCATCATTCAACGAAGATCAAAGAAGATGGATCGATTGGTTCCTTTATGAAAGAGAAAGTCTTACTGGTAAGAATAACAAAGCATGGAAGAAGGTTGGTAGAAAGAAAGTAGAGATTTGCTATGATATTGATTCCTTATGGGAGACAGTTCAAGAATATAGTGCCAAAGGTGATTGGGAAAAAAGATGGGGGAAAATAATATAAATGACTAAGAACATCTGGAAACAAGCAATCATTGATGAGCTAATAACCACGGGCATCTACACAGAAGAGTGGGCGAAAGATCCCAAGAAGGCTTTGCATCACATTGCCTGTTGGCATACAGAGGTAGGGATGCATTATGAGAGGGAGAGTAGATGGACATATATGCTTAGAGCAAGACTGAACTATTATTGGTATAAGACAATACGGAAGATGTTTAAGATTCAGCCTCCTTTTTAGTTGACATTTCCTCCTAAAACATATAGACTGTAATAATGGAACTCATTAAAGAACCCTATCCACATTATAGAGAGGAAGACATTTTCAGTATTCTCAATGATGAAGATAAGAAGCTCTGGTGTAACTTTATCTATGGTCAAACTGTTCTAGTGAGAGATGATGGAGGATCTGGAATCTATGAGACTGATTGGAATAGGTTTGAGAGGATGCTAAGGAAGAGATCTTTGGATAAGTTGACTAAAGAGGCTCAAGAGCTTAAAATGGGGTATTAATATGAGTCAATATTCAGATATTATTTCGGATGGTGGTATGGATCCTAGAGCTGATTATGAAGCTAAAAGAAAGGTTCAAAACCTAGAATCAAGTATAAAAGATCTCATTGAAGGTGGTATGCAGTATAAGAAAGAAAGAGATGCTCTTATGAAGGTTCTTAAATCCTTAGTATGTACTGCTCAGAAAGATGAGATCAACAAAGATCATTTAGATATAACATTAAGAAGAGCTAGGAATGTTATTGCTGATATTGATCCAACTATTGAGAAGTGTGATTGTTGTTATTAATTTTCTTGACTTGTCCTAAAGAATCATATAGACTGTATAAATGAATAAAGCACTAAAGAAGGCAGCAAAGAACTATAAAGAGAAAGTTCGACAGCCTGTTACTA